GGGGGGGGGGGGTAAGAACTGTATTTAGGTTGGACGGAATGAACTCACTATCAACACCAATATTCATATTTCCTAAAGCCATAATTCGTACCTCCTTTAAGCTGTAGCAATCTGTGCCCAATCGCCCCAACTATCATTCGCACCAGAACGGTAATAAATGTTTCTATTACAAAAAGCTATTTCGTAAGAATATCCTCCCGTATAGTCTTTCCAACCACACAGGCCAAGTAAAAAACAATATCCGTTTCCACCAGCAGACAGATTGACAGCTGAAGTTCTTTTTATTCCACGAAAAATCATTTTACCATGACAATCATCGTTATTTTCGTCCCCGTAATAATCAGACGGTGCTGTATTTGAATCCCGATTATCTCCATCGTCAATAATAAAATTATGAAAATGTTCTGATGGATTAAATTCAGATGGTTTATTCTGCACTTCACTCCATTCAGGGAGCGTTTTGTTTCCGCTATTCATTTCTCCTAGTGCCATATAATCCTCCTTATAAAACGAATATTTTACTCGGTTCAGTAGAATTAAAACTCATATAAATCGAGCCAATAGGGTAGGCTTCTACCCCTACGATATTTAAGTCCCCGATTGCCATATTTCGTAATCCTCCTATTTTGTTTATGGAATGTAATAGTATATCAGCATATCTCCACGATTTGTTGGTAGTTCGGTTACCAAGGAGCTCGAAATGGTTAATTTATTTCTATCTAACAATTCGTAGCTAGTACCTTCCTGCCAAGCGCCTGTCATTGCGTGACCTATCGCGATTGCCCCATCTGGTAATGAAATATCAAGAACTGTCCAATTACATTCTCCAGTTTTATTTTTTAATTTTACTCCACTTATAGGAAGGCTTACACATCCGATTTTGTTTTTTAATGCTTCTGCAGAAGCAACTTTTTTAGCAGTATTTTCATTTGTTGAGATCTCTTCAAGTGATAAAACATCTTTGTATGACACTTTTTCACTTAGTTTATTATCCACTTGTGCCTTGGTATATCCCTCAACAACAGTACCACTGCCGCTATCTGTTTGTCCACCACCTTGCACGATATAATACTGAGCTGTAATCGCAGTCGTTGGAACTGATACAGCTCTCAGACGCACATATCCATCAAAGGTCTCCGGGTTTGCAAACTGGGCGTATGAAGCCACCTTTGCACTTGCCGGTGTCACGCTGATGGAAATAACATCCTTTGAGGTGATCCCGTCGATGTCGAGGTCAATATACTTTGAATATCGGTCCACCGTATCGTCAATAAGCTAACTTGTAGTCGGAATAGTCAGTGTGTGGATGTTGATCGTATTTGCTTTTACCTTCAGCTTCTCGTCGATCTCGTTCTGTTGATAATAACGGTCATCATGGGTGTGACCATCATCGCTTTTCTTTGAGAGCTTTACATTGATTTCGTCTTCCGTATAATAGCGGTCATCGTGATTATGTTCTGTATTTGCTTTCCCCGCCAGAGCATCACCAACAGCTTTGGCATCGGCAGCGAAATTCTCTTTTGTCAGGGTCTTGTCCACCGCAACAGAATCCAGTTTCAACTTGTTCAGCTCGGTGCGTATATTGGTCAGTCCGGTATCAGCTGATTTTGCAATACTCAGCGCCTCAGAGATCCTTGTGTCGGTTACCTTTGCATCAGCAGCACGTCCAGATACAGTCAGTGTCGCATCCACCACAACCTGCGGCGTAGGCAGAGGATTGCCGCTATCATCTACCATGCCTCCAGTGATCGCATCAATCTCTTCATTCGTCAATGCAGCCAACAGTTCATCCGGGTGCGGGGTATCAATCGTGATATCGCCCGTCTCGTCGGTCGTCACTGTGGTCACACCACCGCCAGCGATTTTTATCTTATCCTGTGCCGTACCATTCAGAATTAGATTGATATTAACTTCGCCATTGACTGCGTTTTTGTCTGCTTCCAGTGTGAATTTTGATGGGTTCAAAAGAATCCAGTCATCGCCACTATAAACATACAAGCTATCTGGACGCAGGTAGTAAATCTTATTAGACAAAGGAGCCAGCGGAAGCGAGCTTACGATCTCCAAGTCTTTACTGATTTGAATTCGTCTTGTGCCGATATCTCGATAAGTGCTTCCAGTATCAGTACATACGATCAGTTGGCCGTCAATCACAGGAGCTTGATCCAGCTGAGACTGTGCGACCTCGCGTAATGATAAATTTGCCATACTCAACTCCTTTGCTTAATAAGATTCACCACACAGCGTCATTGCCATGTGGTGAAACAAATCAATTAGCCATCAAGGGATTTCCATGTAATAGCGCCTTCCAGCACCTGCACACGACCATCCATAGTGGTATTCAGACCATCTGCATAAGTCTTTGCACTAGCCAGAGCGTTATCAGCCTTAGTGGTTGCATCATCAGCAGCGGTAGAAATTGCCTCAGCCTTCGCAGCAGCCAGTTCGTCCTGAGTGGGCTTTGCATTCCAAGCCTTGCGCTCGTCAGCAGTAATGTGCTTCACAGCGTCCTTGATATGCTCGTCCAGCTTGTCGTTAACGACCTTGACCTTCGCGTCTGCTTCAGCCTTGGTGTAAGCGTCCGGCACCGCAACATACAGGCCATCTTCCTCAACGGTAATACTGTTATTGCCTTTGGTAGACACACGAACATTGACAGAGATCTTATTGTCATCAGAAACAGTGACCTCAGCAGTAGGAGTGACCACACCAACATAAATATCGATCAGGGCAGCAACAGGGATCTTCAAAACCTCGCCAGTGGTGATAGTCAGCTCGATCTCGTGGGTCTTTGTGTTGTAGGTACCTGTCTTCACAACCAGATCTTTACCCAGATTGATCACCAACTCATCGCCGCCAAACACAGGCAGCTTGATGGTACGGGTCTCTGCATCATAGGTGGGATCATGGGTCAGGCCGCTCATCACGGTGGGAACAGGAGCACCGTTCTTTGCCACACTCAGAGTGCCGGTAGCAGGAGAGTAGGTGACATCCGTAACGAACAGACCTTCCTTGCCCTCGGTTGCGGCAATCTTTGCATTCACATAGTCAGCCACAGCCTTGGTGGTGGGTAGGTTGTCGTCGCTTGCATCCGCATTGGGAATCTCAGTCACAACGGGGCGATTCAGCTGTACGAACTCAGTACCATTCCAGATGTGGAAGGTATAATCAGTCATACGAATATACAGCAGACCCTGAATCTGACCGCTTGCAGGCAGAGCGCTCACCAGCTTGCAGCTCTTGGTGTACTCATCTGTACCCTTGAAAATCTGGCGTGTGTCTGTAATAAAATACAATGTGTTGGCATCTTTGGTAGTCAGCTTATCATAATTCGCTTTTGTACCGTAGCCAAAATTTACATTAGCCATCTTTGCCTCACTTTCTTAAAATTCTTGCCAAACAAAATTTGTCGGCTCAACGTAAAAAGGCTCAATAGAAAAAAGCCCCGTGGCTTCGCTTTGTTGAACGATCCACGGAGCATATTTACCATTTTCGTCTTTCACCATAACGGTTTGACCTGCGTAAGTGTCTTCCGTCTCATTTAATTGCTCGTTTGCTTCAGTAACGCTGGAGAAACAACGATTGCGGGGACGAATCTTTTGAACGGATAGGTCATCACGCACATACATGAACTCCGAGGAGTCCTTTGTGATGATCATATCCCTGCCGTCCAACATTCCCAGCGCAATCGCAGCTTCTACATCTTCGGCGTTACCATATCCAAGCTTGGAATATTTAGCCTGTGCCATCTTTGCCTCCTTATAAAAGAAGCGGATGGCTTAGAACGGAACCACCCGCAAACTACCGTCTTCAGTTTCGACGCTCTCCTGAGTAATCTTGACCGCACTACCGATGGGCTTACCGTTGGCCAGCAGCTGCAGGGTATGGTCGTCATTGTAGCTCAGGTCATCAGCCTTACCATCCAGAATAGCGTTGTTACGATCACTCAGTGCCTTAATCTGTGCATTCAGAGCGATAATACGCTGGTCAAGTGCGCCCAGAGCTTCATCAGGAACAATATCGCTCCAATTCTGAATGGGAACAACAGTGATCACGCCGGGACCAACCTTACGCACATGCTGAACAGTCGTACCATCTGTGTCCATTGTTACATCAACGAATGTCAGCTGGATCTGGATATCGCCCGGCTCATTGGTCAGGTTGGTGTCGATAGGCAGCTTATACTCCAGCTTGTTCTTATAGAGCTCTTCTGATTTCTTCAGAATCTCTGTCTTATATCGCTTGCTGATGGGCAGAACGTACTCAAGCATCACGGTGAATTCACTCATGTCAACATCCTTGTATGTAGTGTCAGCCAGAAAGTGGAGAGTATCCACCTGCTTACTGCGCTCCATAATGCGTTCCCGCTTGCTTACGGTCAGTGTATTATCCTCATTGATCAAAAAGGTATACATATCACACCTCCTTCCTGATGATATACAGATACTCGTCCTTTGAGATTTTGTGTCCGGCAAACAGATTGTCCAGGAGCTTGTCCTGGATCATTCCGCCATTGTACAGCCGATGCATACTCTCAACGAACTCGCTATATTTCCTCTCGTCACTCATAGCAGCCCTCCTTGAATCAAACTCAAAGTGTAAGCATCAATAATAGCCTCAGGCGTTTTACCACCCAAGGCTTTCAGCTGCTCATATTCATACAGGTCAATTTCCTGCAGTTCCACGGTGTCATACTCGGGACATGGGATGAGATAATACCCATCCACATGCCAGATATGACTGCCGTCACTGCTGATAATTCCCTGTGCATCATCCTCCACGCAGTTCACCATAATGTCGTGCTTGGGCTGATACTTTACAAAGCGCAGGTGGTCAAGAGCATCGATCACCCGGCCATTTTTTAATACCTTGTAGTACACTCTCAACACCTCCTTAAACGCTGAACATCAGACGAATACCCTGTTCGTTATTTGCAGGGGTAAATCCGTAATATTCGCCAGTCACAGTCACAGACCAGAAATAGCTGCCATACTGAGCATTCGGGCTTCGCGTCCAATATGCAGCGGGATTGCCATTCTCGTCATTGCAGATGCGGCTGGTATTATCAGTCATAAAGCTGATTGCCGTACCTTCATAAATATAAGGCTCGACATTCTGAGAGGGGAACAGCTCGGCCACAGAGGGCAGATAGAAATAACTATCCGCAGTTACAACTTCGCTGCTCTTATCTCCAATGGTACTGCCAACCTTGACCTGTTTGATGATCTGTTGCCAACCAATCGGAAGAGCATTCAGAATACGACCGTCAAGGAATGTACGGATATTCGCATCTGCCCAGCCGCCAGTGTTGGTGGAACCAGTATTCAGAGCCATTTTCTGACCAAGCAGTCCAGCCTGAATAAAGGTGATAGAACAACGCTTGTTGGAATTGTCGCTCAGGTAATACCGTTTAAAGCCACAAGCCTCGAAGGTGAAGTCCTCATGTGTCCATGCGGCCAACTTCCGGCAGGCAGCGTCACCCAGGTCGGTATACCAGAGCTTGCCCCAGTAGATTGTACCCTTTGCGTAACGCTCGTAAGCGCCGTCGTCTGCCTTAGCACAACCAAATACCAGAGTGGCATTTGTCTGTGTAGTGCGAGTACGGTTCAGCTGAATATAGCCAATCTCAGCAGCAGTGGTATTTGCCGCATAAACGTGAATACCATTTTCGCCCTTAGTATGGCGCAGAACGATCATATCACGAGAACCAAGATGTGCACCGGCGGTGGATTCAGTACCCCAGGCAACCTTAGAGCCATTGTTGACCCAGAAGCGGAAACCATTCATGCCGTTGGTCTGGAAGCACTGAGCAATCACAGAGTTTGCGGCGGAATCTTCGTCGATTCGATAGTCCAGTGCCATAACCCAGCTGCGATCCTCAGACAACAGAGATACGCCGGTGTCGACATAATTCTTGCCAGTAAAGATCTTCGGCTCGTTGAACAGAACTTTCTCTTCTACGTCGCTAAAGGTGAAGTCATTGCCCATCTTGATAGTGATAGCGTCTTTGTCAGAAACAACACTCTGCTCCAGATTCACCTTGGTCATGGCATAGATCTCAACAGGACGCAGGTCACTTAGCTGCTTGTCTCTGAAATAGCCGCTGACATATTCGCATATATCGTAAACAGCATTGATATCCTTATCGCCATTGACATAGCCGCCCTTGTCCCAGCCACTGAACAGATAATACTTATAAGCAGTCTCTTCGCTGGTATAGGTCGGAGTGTCGCCATCATACAGAACCATGGAGCCATACGGAGCAGTTGTCTGCTGTAGAACAGCGCCACGATTCATATAGCGCACACGATACTGACGCACAGATTCATCGTACACAGCAGTGACAGTCTGATTCTCAAAGACAGGAGTAAACTCGGTGTCCCAGCCACTGAATGTAAATACCGTACTGATGGTACTCGGGAAAGTAGGTGTCGGGATAGGATTGTCAGAGCGGGTCACAGGGTCAACTGCACGCTCGCCCTTGTCGATATACTGGATATCCAGAACAGTGCCATCCTTATTCACGAACTTCCAAGCGTACTGGTTGATCATGGTGTTGTAAGTGATCTCCAAGTCAGGCCAGCGCTCTGTGTACAGCAGCTTCTCACGCTCACGGATGATAGGCACATGCACTTTGCCTTCCACAACGGAATGGTCAGTGTTGTAGCCATTTTCATCCAGACCGCTCATTGCGTACAGGCGATTCAGCAGGGAAGTATCAGCCAGTTCCCAATCAATACCGGTGATACGCACACGGTTCAGGTTGGTGCACTTGCCCAGCATATCTTTCAGATCGATGGTTGCACACTTCTCAACGGTCAGCGTAGTGATATTGGTGTAATCCTCAATCGTCAGGTCAGTCAGATAGTTCAGATTCTTTGCGGTCAAGCTGGCGATTGCAGGCAGGTGGGCGATTTTGATCTTGCCGCCGCTTGCAAAAGAGACACCGGTAATACCAGAGCCGTCAGCATAGAACTCGGTCAGGCTGGTGCATCCGGTCAGACCGATAGATTTCTTCAGGTTCGGCACGTTCTGCAGGTTCAAATGTTCCAACAGAGTGTTATTACCAACAGCGAAGTCAGTCATGTTCGTATTCTTATAGCCGCTCACACCGGAACCAACTTTCAGCTCGGTCAGCTTAACACCGTGGCTGAAGTCAACATAGCCGGGGTAGAAGCCAGAGATATCACCAATGCTCTGAATGATAGATGCGTTATAGATATAAACTTCAGTATCGTTCATTGCGGTGATGGGGCATTCAATCGTGTAGGTCTGTCCGCGCTTGCCACGCACCTTCACAGGGTTGGAACCGTACAGAACAGAGACGTAGGTATCAGCGTAGGGTGTGATATGGAATGTGCCATCCGGTTTCACGCCAGTCCAGTTGGTGGGAGTATAACCACGAATGGTCATATCATCACTGGTTGCAACAGAACCGGAATACTTAGATGCCATGTATTTTTCCTGATAACGCTGGAACTGCCGACGCTGATGACGCTTGTTGCCATGCATCATGGGCAGATAGCTAGTGGTATTGATGGTGGGATCTTCGTAGGTGCGGAAGTATTTGCGCCACATATCCATGATCCAAAGCTTTTCGGGCTTCACATCCTGATATTCCTCGAACTTTTTCAAAATACGGGTCGCACTCCATGCCAGCGCATTCTCACGGTTGCGGAACATCGCTGCTATCTCATCTGGGAATAGGTCGCGCAGTTTGCACCACAGTTTGGAGTCAGCAGCATTAAACACATTCTTTGTACCGACGGTATCAGTGTCCTCGTAGCCATAAGTCAGAGTCAGACCACCCTCGTTATCATTGCCCATGGCGGTATCGTTATCGTAGTCAAAGCAAAAGTCCCAGTGAACCAGATCGCTAGTATGCGGGAACACGTTCTTTGCACGGTTATCAACCATGGTGTGACGCTCAGTAAACAGATAATGGAAAATAGCAGAATCCAGATCGAAGTGATCCTTAAAATGCGCCTTAAATTCCTCATCATCCGCATTCACCACCCAGTTCTGAGCTGTGATCCACGCCTGTTTACCGGCCTCGATCTCTTCCTCAGTACAGGCAGGGTTGCTGTAACGGAACTCAAAGGAGTGTTCGCCGTCCCAAGTTTCCTGTGAGAAATCGCCGCTCAGGAAGCGGGTTTGCTCATCGGCGTTGTTGTCGATCTCAACGATAAATTCCTTGTGGTTCTCTGGGTCCATACCCATCGTATCTTTGTTCTTTTTGGAGTTGCCAATGTCGCCGCAGGCATAGAAGTGCCACTGACCATCGTTAAATACGGTCGCATTGGTGGTATCGGTCTCCTGAATAAACACGACACAGGGATAGAACGCCATGGTATCACGCACTTTTGGATTATCCTTCTTAGCCTGACGCACATAGGGGTTGAACTCATTAAAATCGTCTGCCAGCAGGGCGTTATTTGCATTCTCAGAGGAAGCAACATTGACTTTGATGTTAAAATACTTCTCAGGAACGCTGTTTTCGGTCAGTGCATAGGTGTCGCCGGTAGTGTCGTCACCAAACGTAAAGCCGCCCTTGCAGTTGATGTCAATGTTTCGGGCAGATGCACCATAGTGGTCGGAGCTGGTGCCTTGACCCTTGTGGGAGCCGGTAGCAGTCCAGTTATCCTCCTTAGCACGACCATTCTTATAGATTTGCTGGATCGTAGTGTTGGCGACCTCGTTCTTCTTGCCGGTAGTGAAAGTAGGTGCAGAGATCTTGATGATACGCAGATCGGGGCACTTCTCTGCCAGCAAGTCGGGGGTCAGTTCGCCGCTCGCATCCGTAATGTCGTTGCGCATATAGCGAGAGACCATCTCTTCGGCGTTCTTCGCATCGGCAATAAAGTTATCCAGAATCTCATCATCCGTCAGGTTCATACCGTAGCTCTTCATGCGGTACACGATAACGTCACAATCGTCAGAGCCAATAGTAATGCCAACGGGAGCAGCCTGAGTAAAGCTGTCGCTGGTATCATACAGTGCAACACGGCAAGGGATACCGTCACACCACAGAACCATCTCGCGGAACTGTTTGTCCGGCAGAATATTGAACTCGAACTCGAGAAAATCGTCCTCACAGATGGGCAGATCAATACTGTTCTGGTGGCTGGTTAGCGTAACCTTCTGAGCCTGAATGTTCAGACCAACACCGCCATTCAAGCAAGTCACGGCAGTAGCATCATAGTTGCGGACGTTCGTGGTCTTAAACACCAGCTTGAAATTCTTGCCGCTCTTCTTTGCATCGTCTGCGAAAAGCTTATAGCTGATGGTAGCAGTTGTGCCAGCTTTGACGCAGAAATAGGTGTCGCCATCTTCATCGATCTGATAGCCGCCGTTCACCCAGTCAAAGTTGTCGCTGACAGTCATCTTATTGCTGCCAGAACTCCACAGGCGGTTCACATCTGCGTTGCTGCGGCCAGTGGGGTTAAAGTCCAGCATCAGGCCGGTCTTAACGGGCTCAATGGTAATACCAAGGTCTTCAATCTTTGCGGTGATGCTCTTGATGGTAGCGCCGCAAGTAATGGTCAGAGTGTGGGTGCCAATATCAGAAGATTTAAAGCTCCAAGTCTGAGCAGTACGACCAACAGTCAGTGTAGAAGTCTTAATGCCGTCAACTTCAAGCGTAATGCTTGCAGTAGAAGAGGCCGGGTTATAGACAGTGTAAACAATGCCAGTGGTACTGTACTGTTTTGCAGTGAACTCCTTTGTGGCACAGCTGATGATCGGTGTGCTATTGCCTTCCTCTGCCCACATGATATCTTTATAAATGGTGTTGCTAGTCACAGCTTTGCCATTGATATTTGCTGTCATGGTCACTTCCAGCAGGTGAGCGCCGTGTCTCTGTGCCGGGATCGCATAGGTCATCTGTCTGCCGGTAACCGCAGTTGTAACACTACCAAGCTTTTTGCCATCCAGAGTAAAGGAAACGTCCTTATTGATATTTCCGTATGGAGTAAAGCGGAAAGTGACTTCACCACTATAAACCAGAGAATCATCGAAGATACTCTCCAGATAAAACTCGACAATATTGATATTCCAAGTCTTTGAACCCATACTGCCAACAGAGTCAGTGACCTGCAATTTGATCTTGTTGTCACCATTGTGCAGATACTGAGTGATGTCGAAGCTGTTCTTGCCCTGATAAACAGTCGAAGTTGCAACTTTTGTGTTGCCAACATACCATACGCCGGTAGCATCGCCCGTGTCTTCGCCAGAGTTATCCACAGAGGTAAAGTTGAACTCGACAGTTGCGGTGTCGCCCTTAACAACAGCGATAGAAGACTCGCCAATACGCTCAATGGTGATTGTAGAGGTACTACCACCGCCACCGCCGCCACCTTCAATAATAACAGTGGTCTTGACCGTGCCGTTCTCCAACAGGTTCAGCTTGGAATCTTCGTAAGTGATATCATACTCGCGACCAGAATTCTCATCTGGCTTAAAGTCTTTCAAGGTTTCCTGAATCTTAGCGATATCCGCATTGGCCAGGTCAACAGAGGTCTGAATACCACCAACCGTATTCTTCAGGCCGCTCACATCACTGGATAGCACGTCAACGGTCGTCTTGTCTGCTTTCTTATCGAGCAGTGCGTCGGTGGCTTCCTTATTATAATAGGAGGACTTCAAAGTCTCCGGCAGGTCGCCAACACTGTCCTTCAGCTCCTGCACAGCGGCATCATTTGCAGTCTTATACTCAGTCAGCTCAGTCTGAACAGGGGTCACAGCAGTGCTGATCTTATTGTCCACAATGCCGTTATACATGCTTACCCACTCAGCAGAAGGATCAGTGTTCAACTTGATCTTTGTGATCTCTTCAGCACCATTCAGGAACGTCAGGGTGCGAGTATCGTTGTCATACTGCACATTGAAATTTGCCAGACCATCAACGGCAGCAATCTCGCCACGCAGCATCGTAACAAAGCCATCAACCTCGTCCTTCTTATAGAACTGCGCCAGCTTTTCATCCACACTTGCAACTGCATTCTTTGCGTCCTGTGCGCTCTTCTCAGCAGCGGATGCGGCAACCTGTGCTTCGCCAACCTTCTGACTCATTGTTGCCAGGAACTGGGTATACCAGTCATTACCACTCGGATCGACCATTTGCTTGCCGGTCAGCGATTTCAGCACATTCAATCGGCCATTCGGGCGGGTGCGCCACAGATAGCTCTTGGTGGTGCTTGTATTCGGGACATTCACAGCACCGGATGCCATGATCTCAAACTGCAACTCGCCCTCTTTTGCAGTAGCATCATTTGCCACCAGCCAGTAGAAGCGGATCTTGGTATTGCTGTAGCTCACGTTGATAGGGGAAGCGTAATTCTCCTCTCTGTCTGCATTCAGGTAGTGGATCTGAATCGTCATCTGAAGCAGGTCAATACCATCGTAGTAACGCGGCATTTCAAACGGAATAACCTGCGAGTTGGATTCCTGTGTGATATTGATCTGATTTGCATCCAGCTGAATGTCTTTGTTTTTGTCGATGTAAGACCACTGGTCATCAGAGTAATCAGCAAACCAGGTGTAATTGCCACTACGCTCAAATGTCTCTTCTCCGTTATCATCATACACGGCAATTTGGTCTTCGTCATTTAATTCCAGAGTTGCGACATCTATATCATCAACAGAAACATTTGCGGGGCTTGCGGCTTTTTTCGCAGCCAACCGCTTAGATTCTCCAAAAGATAGTGCCATTTGCTCACTCCTCTCTTATTGTTCATCTGCCGTAGTGGCAGTTAATTCGGGGAAATATTTATCAAACAAATTGTCCTGATAGAACGTATATTTGTTGTTTACGATATAAGTGTAATAAGGGTAATAGCGGCTCATAGAAAGCGACATCGTGCCTTCACCCAGATTCATAGAGATGCTTTTGATGATCCAATCCACGGGAGTCTTACTGCCCAGATATTTGGCGGCATACTGGATCTTTTCATTCACGTCGAGCCACGGAACCAGTCGCGTGGTCACACTCAGGCCGTCAGTCAGGCGGGCACGCTTCCACAGTTCGTATTGACAAACTTCCATGGCTGCGTCATCCGTAGTGTAATTCTCGTAGTCTCCACCCGATAGAATCTCAGTTCTACGACCGATCTTTTCAATGGATAACCGTGCATTGTACAGGTCATCAATATTGTTCGGGTCATTCACACAGATAAAAGCCATGTTGTCGCAGTTATCCTCTGCTTTTTGAGCTTCGATCTCTTTGGTGGCCGGGATTTCGTCCACTAGTTTTGCCATAGCGTGGCTCTGCTGTTGACCCAAAAAGTAGATGCGGCCAGTATTCGGATTCCACTGGAGAACATAATACTTTGTAGCCTTAATACACCCGGGGTCTTGAATGACATCTGAACCATTGGCATCAGTCAGAGAACGATACAGTGTACTTGTCTTTGTCTCAGAGCCAACTTGCTCATTGCCGTCTTTATCCTTGTACTTCCATGTAAATGTCAGCACAACCGTCATAGCGCCACTTGTTACGTTGCCGTTCTTGTCTGTTTTGGCAGCTTCAACATTTGCAGGAGCCACAAAAGATACTTTCGCTTCACTCTTCCATGTTGATTCGGTTGCGTTCAATACAAGGTTGATTGTCTTATTTGTGCCAGACCAGCCCTTTACAGTGGCAGCTCCATCCGCTTCAATCGTCGCGCCAAATACTTCAACACAATTTCGGACAGCGGCATAATCCACCGTGGCCGATTCACCATCGTTGGTCACAAGCTTCTCGAATACTTCTGGATCAAGCACAGGCGGGTCGTCAAATCCACTGGGGATCTCACGACATACAAACACATCATCGTCAAAGTACATCTCAAACGGATAATACAGGTCACGCAATTCTGAGAGAATGTCCCAAACAGTCGAGCCGGTATCATAATCCAAGTCATGTGGGACAGTGCGGCTCCAATAGTCGATGGAATATTTCTTGAACTCTGTCTCATCTCTCAGCACCGCCCAGATGGCATCACCGATACGAGTGCCTTTCTCAATGCGATGTGTGCCACCAACCAGCTGTCCACCCAGATCTCCATTGATACGAGAAACCAAGTCAACACAGCTGGCCTGCACAGTGTTTTCTGTTGCGCTATATGTAAAGCCATTGGATGTAAATGTATAGCAACCCTCGTTGTACCAATAGATTTTCACACCATTAACATAAGAACTGTCAGCTGAATTGGAATAGCTAAGGAACAGGTCGTTATACAGCTCATTCAGCGCGGTCTTTGTATCAATCACTTCTGCTTGAATGTCGTGCATGGAATGTCCTGCAAACACACTGGTTTTTCCGTATGTCTCCCTTAATTCGTCCTCACTCTAACCGGCAATAGCAGAAACATCCACCTTACCAAGCGTAACTCCGTTCAGAACCATACCTTCAACAGCAGCAATCATCCCATGGACATGCATTTTGTTACCGTACACGAAACTATCGATGCCTGATTTATCTACCTCAAGGATATTGGCAGGGGAGAGACCGCCGCTCATTGACTTCGCTTTTATTGCCACAGCATCCAGATAAGCCCAGATATCATCCTTCACAAGCGGCACAAGTCCGTCTTTGGTCTGCAGCATTGGTGTAAATGCGATATAAGGTCCATCTTGACAAATTGGGTCATCACTTCCCAAAACTGTAGAGTAATCACCAAGTTTGGTGTACCATTCCTCTGCTTCAGCTGGGTCATCCGGTGGCGTGCCGTCATTGATCTGGTCAAAGAACGTATGATACTTTGAGATATTGGCTCGTGTCCACACCAGCACATCTCGATTCAGATTGTCGATGTTGCCGTATTTTGCATAGCCTCTGTTTGTGATGTCCTGAATCAAATCATCATAATTCGTCGCAGCGAGCTGATAATCCGCATTTTCCCTGATCATCTCGTCAATACTCTTTGAAGCACTGATTTTTGACATTCCTCTTCCTGACAGACCAATGAATACACGCACATTTTTACTGATCCAATCCTCTTCCGTCAGGCTGGAAATGCCGCTCTTCTTACCCAGATACAGGGTCACATTAAAGGTTCGCCGCACGTCAGATTCTGAGTCGATAGAAATAGAACCATCGATCACAAGACCTTCCAAACTATCAATTGTAATAAAATCTTTGTTCAGCATATCAATGCGGCAGTAAATATTAGACGAATGATTGTTCAATAGCGCCAGGTCTGCGTCAGTCGGAAGATATGTCATACGCTACCTCCCGGCTGATAATCACTCAGCCCATTGTTATACATGTCGCTCTCACTCTCTGCGTTACCGAGCTCCACAAAGTCGAACTCCAATACGCCCTTGTCGTAGTGATCAGAGCAGGAGATAGACACATTGCCATTGACACCCATTAGCCATCTGCGGCCATCAAACATCTTCAACAGCTTTGCACTGCCATTGGTCAGCCATTCGCTCAGTTCATCACGGAACGCATTGCCGCCATTGATATCAAAGTCTTTCATTGTGTTATCAAAACGAATGCCAACACCAGAGAAGTGGCCGCTGTAATAATTGGCTTCACTGCCAGCAAACAGATACGGGTACTTGCTTCCCATCGTCTCAACAACTGTAGCAGAACGTACCTTCTCAACACTGTCCACTTTCGGTTCAAGGAAGATATGGTAGGTTTTATTGCCGTCAGTGATCACAGCACCATCAAAGTCGCTCACAACGCTGGCCTTCGCATAGCCAAGCTCAATGCCATTTGCAACAGGAGCTACGGCGTACTCATAGTCGGTCTTGCGGCCAATGGCGTACAGGTCGGTATAATCGATCATCACATAACCATCGTCAGCGCTGTACATATAAAAATCATTGAAGTCTTTTGTCTCCAAATCCTGATTCTTTGTTGCCGATACCTCAACACGATAGTATTTCATGTTGTTCAGGAAAGTCTCAGAGAACCACTCCTTATACTCGCTGGAACTTCTGAATTCGTCGGTCGATGCAAAATCACTTGATGCCTTGATGAACTTACGGTCAGCGGTATATGCAATCAGACAGAACGCTTTGTCCTCAGATTTGAACTGGAAAGAAAGAACTCGATTCTTGTCGATATAATCCGAGGTCACTGCCTTATAGTTGCCCATCGGCTGACCAGTCGTTTTATTGATATGGAGGTTTGACCAGCCCATCTTCATAATGACATGGTTCAAGTCAATCTCTTCCTGATAAAGCGAAGTCCAGATTGCTGCGCCTTTCTTACGTCGTTTGATTCGCAAGGCATTTGCACCACTGCTTCTTGTCAGAAAATACTGTGCGTGCATACTGATATTAGCCATACGATAGTTATTCTGCACGGTGAACTCTACGTCATCCACATACTCTGGATAGTCAGTTCGGAACGCCTGCAAGCCAGTGTCCAGCTGATAGCCGCCAACAGATTCTGCCGTTGCTCTCAGATAGTACAGGGTATGGTTATCCAGTCCATCGATCTGAAACCCCTTCAAAGAATCGCGATAATAGTAGCTCACTGACTTTTTCAGTAGCTCGCGATTCGCATCATAAAGCCAGAATTCATAACGATTTACAGATTCACCCTCCGATACCTTATACTTGTAAGAAAACTCAAAGGAGTAAGAAGGGTAGGGGATAGTAGTCACACCGGAAGAGCTCAGGTCATTCAGCTTGATTGTCGGTTCCTCATGGCAATAAAACAACAGCTTGTCAGAGTATTCCGAAAACAGATTCGTGCCCTTCAGCCTGCAACGAATAATCATATAGTACGGATCTTTGCGGTTTTCAAAAGTGCCTGCCGGAATCGTAAAATATCGTGCCAGACCAGTGCCACCGGCAGGGAATGTACCAAACTTATACACGCCTTTTGAAAGCGTATCACCCTGCAAAATACTGCCCGTTGGAGTATCGAAGACGATAAGAGCAATGATATCAATGTCTGCATATGCGGCAAACTGAAATGTATGATCCTTTGTGGCATCAAATGCGCCGATTTTAGATAGAATTGGTTTCAAGTTATCACCTCCGAATTATCCTTCGATATATAGCAAAGCTCACCATTGGTATTCACAGCCAGATTCAATGCGGCCAGAAAATTGTCAACAGTGATTTCTGAAATCGTTTTATTGATATCTGATACGTTCGTTTTCAAGGTCGAGATGTTTGTATTTGCAGCTGAAATCTTGCGTGTCACATCTTGATAGTGATTGGACTCAGCCGTTTTTGCGTCATCAAGGTCTGTCCTCAACGAAGTAATATCAGAAGCATTTTTCTCAATGTTGCTTTTATTGTTGTATACCTGTTTCTTTGTGGCGGTATAGTCTTTGTTTGTGAAATCACCAAAATTATCATTGAAGCCATTCATCGAGCGCCACAGACTAGCTACATCGTTGGCTTCTTTTGTCTCAAGAGCGCCAACACGTTCAACTGCTGCGTTTGCGGTCGTATCATCCGTGTACTTTGTCGCAACAGCCCAGTCGCTGAATGTCCATTTTTCGGTTTCACCTCTCGCAGTAATACAGATATATAATGCACCACCGACACCGCCATAAATCCATAGATCATTCACATCGTATGGAGCAGTCGGTGTGTCAGTAAAAACACGAACTTTTTCTGTCGCAAGATCTCGTGCAGATGTTGCCATCGACAGTGCATTGATAACACCTGCGTCCACAATCTCCATCCAGAAATACTGTTGCTTATCCTGGTCATATACCCAGCGATAGCAAATACCAGTCCTTTTATCGTAGTAGATGTCGTTGACGTGTGCTTGTTTCTCTTCATCTGTCTTCCAATCTGAAGCAGGGTAGTTGTATGTATGCGGATGACCGTTTCTATACCAAGTATTGATGGTATTTTTCAGCTGATCCTGAACAGTATCCTCTGTCTGCTGGGATTTGTCTTTCATTGACTCAAACTCGGCGTTCAAGCTATCGACACCGGTCACCAGAGATTTCACTGTCAGAATTTCAACGCTGGTATTACTCTCCGATACAATCAAGTTACGAAAGTTGCCCTGCAATGCAGTCACAACAACCTTCTGGCCCACAATGTAGTCGTGGTTTGTTACAATGCCGTACTCGCCACCGAATACAGCGATTTTATAGTGCTGGTCTTCTTTTTCTGTAATCACTCCATAGGCGGACACGTCAAATTTTGCGTTCTTTACGGCGTGTTCGGCGGCAGAAGTCACCACCTCGGCCAGCACATCAGTTACTGATTTATCTGCCATCCTATTCCTCCTAATCAAAAATAAAAGCCGACCTGCTAGGCTATCCTAGTGGTATCGGCTGAAAAACTATTACTTACCGCTTGCTTTGCATTTGAGCAACCTTAGTCGGTAACTTCTGTTTGATTTCGTTTGCCAGAGCATCAGAGCTGCCAACGGGATTCGTGATAATAATATCGCCAATCGAAGTTGTAACATCTCCACCGCCGCCCTGAACAATCGGCTGAGAACCGTACTTTGCCATCTGCTTCTGGAACCATGCATCCGGGTTGCCACCCATCTCGAATAGGCGAGAGGTGATATCGGCAGGGACAACGCCATCGCCAGTCTCAAGGTAAGTGTACCGACCGGAATCCGGCTTACGAACCAGCATCTCAGGGCCCTGCTCGTCAACGTTAGCAAAATTAGGCCTCTTTATTTCCTTTGTGCCACTTGCAAAACCAAGCAATGATCCAAGGAACTTAAACGGCGCTGTAACAACATCGGCTATGCCTTGGCCAACGCCTCTGATGAACTGCCCGGCTCCTTCCGCAATATTCTCAAGAGCTCCTTTCTGTTTAGCAGGCTGTTGAGTTGTTTGCGGAGCAGTTTGTTGTTGTTTCTGTTGCTCTTGCTGTTTTGCAATTGCATTAAACGCATCGCCAGTAGTATTTAGGTCGTCTTTAATTTTTGAGACCATAACACTTGAGCCGTCCTTAATGGACTTGTAAGATTGCGCTATAACCCAATCCATATTAGTGGCAAGATTAGTAACACCTGGTTCAACGTTGCTCCAGGAATTATCTGCATCTTTCTGAAGTGCACCATCTTTGCCAAAGGTAGCGTTGCTATTAGACTTCATCTCTGCATAGCCGTCTTTGACTATTGCAGGAGCCATATTAGCCAATTTATTAACACCGGCCTCAGCCATGCCCCAGCTATTATCAAAGCAAGCGCGAACATCATACATCAGCTTCTGGGTGTCTTGGCTCGTATCAGCCCATGCTTCTTCCAAAGTTTTCTGAACTTTAACACCAAGCACCCTAACGCCACCGCCAACTTTATTCCAACTTCCACCGAACGCTTTTGCAATCTGAGAGACAGCATCCTTGGTGTTTTTAATGGAACTCTGATAGGCATTATTCAGTGTTTTTGCTACGCCTTCAGACATATCATCAGAAATACCAGACAGGCTATTCCATCCGCTGGTATAGATCTTTTGCATGTCATCAAACATGTTGTTAGTCAGCTCTTCAACCTGTTCAGAGGTCAAACCAGCATTATCATTGATAGCATCGAAGGTGTTGTTCATAACCTCATTGATCTTATCAAAAACCTTTTTACTGGTGGCCGTAATGTCATCATCACTGAGATTGAGTTCGCCAGCTACAGAACTCCAAGTAGACTCAAAGGTGTTCTTCATACTGCTGACTTGATCTTTAACAGAGCTCTTTGTATTATGAGTGGCCTCGGTAATAGAGCTGGAATTGCTAATCTTAGAGGTATTAACACTCTTGAAGATATCAAAACCATCAAAATCGAATCCCAGACCGCTAAGAATCTTCATAATAGGAGTGACGAATTTGCTAACGGTATTCTTTACAGAGTTGCCACTAAATATGTCTCCAATACCTGCTACGAAATTACTAGTAGCGCCAAGAACATTGCCGTATTCGCTTGTAAAGGCAGAGCCAATACTGTCAGCCAGCTTTTCTGCAGATTGTACGGTCTTGCCATCTGCATTTGCCTCGGTCATCTTAGCTCCAACGGCAGCAGAGCCAGTAGCTTTAGCGATACCTCTTGCCAACCAGCCTTCAGGATCTTCACCAATCGCCATCAGGTTGTCGGTTTCCTTTGCAGGGATAACGCCGTCACCTTTTTCAAGATAGGTCATGCGACCTTCATTGGGTTTACGAACAATCAGCTCTTCGCCCTTTTCATCAACGTTTGCAATCTGGTCCTTCTTAACGCCACGAGTACCCTTTGCATATTTCTTTGCCTGGAATGCTGGAGTAGGTTCATCAACCTGTGTGTTGGAAACATCACTTGCAACCGAAGCAATCGTAGCAATCAGAGCAACTGCACCTGCAACAGCTGCAGCGGCAGCAATCCAACCAGCGATAGGGATGGAAGAAAGAGCAGCAGCAATCGCCTGCATCATAGCGGCCATAGCACCGCCAACGCTTGTCACCAGAGTACCAAGTCCAGCGAAGATAGAAGGGAAGAAGCTTACAACGCCAGACGAGATGGCACTACCGATAGACTGTGCGCCAGCCGCAATTGGGCCAAACATACTTCCGACGGTCTCAACAATGCTATTAAGACCAAGTCCAGTCTGACCGTTCAACAGACCAAATCCTTCTGTGAAGAACGAGCCAATGTCAGTAAACATCAACCCGGTTTTCTCAGAGATAGATGTCTATGCACCTGAGAAGAACTTGCCGATACTACCAAGGTTGTCTTTCGCAGCACCAACCAGTCTCTCAAAGAATCCGCCAGATACACGCTGAATATCGCCTGTATTCACATTTATTGTGTTGCCAAGGATATCCAATGTCGCGGTTGTGTCTGATTTTAGTGCGGCAGAACCAGCCCTATTCTTACCAGTGATCCAGTTCCAGCCGTCAGAAACAGTCTTGGCCGCTCCATCGAACATCTTCTTGAAGCCAGCACCAAGATCAAAATCACCGCTTTCGCCAGTGAACATGTTCTTCAAATTGCGGAACAAACCAAAGATTCCACCGCCATCAGTGCTTACACCGCCAGAAGTGAAAAATGTTATAACGTTGTTAAGCGTTTTAAGAGTATTGATTAGTTTTTCGAGATTTGTAATAGCATTACTGACATTAGTAGCAGACTGAATGTCACGCATATTGTCTAGGATACTATTCTTAAAGCCATCATAGTGACCTTCCATCTGCTCAAAGGTCATGGCCTCGAACTCGGCAGTGTATTTTAGCTTCTTCTGATAATCATCCCAACTGGTGCCGATAAGGCTATTTGCTTCCTGAACTTTATCCTTGAGCTTGTTTAACCTGTCAATTTCATCTTTCTTCTTATACTCGCGTTGCTTGTCAGACAGATTTTGACCAGCTTCACGAACGGCATTTTCATCTGCTTTCCATACGAAGCCCTGACCTCTGCCGCCATATACATGGACAGTCTTATTGGCCTTTGCGCGCTCGTATTCATCCTGAAGTTTTGCCAGTTCTATTGCTCGTTCCTGTGCATCATTCTCTTCGTTAAGTGCTTTAATTCGTTTATCGATAACATCAATCCAAGCATCACCCTGAAACTTTAGGTCATTCGATTTGATCTCGTTGAACTTTTCAAATACACCAATTAGGTCACTCAGGAGGCTCTTAATATTTCCGAGTGTTGTCTCGAAGTTTTTAGCCTTATCTTCTGCGCTTGTAAAGCCATCACCGGATGCAATTACGGCATCCCTCAATTCACGAAGACGTTGAGCAAGTGCTTTTGTTTCGTCTGCGGCATCATACTCATCAATCATTGCGTTCAATTTTGCAATGAAAAGTTCCTTATATGCTTCTGTATTGAACTTCAGCTGATTACCTTCGAGACTCAAACACTTAATGTAATCATCATCGAGACTCATCAGCTTCTGATAATTGTCGATACTTAGGCCACCATAAGTATTGTACTGAGTGACGATATCAGAGATATCAGAGAAACCACTTTGAAAATGATCAATCCTGTCGGTTGCATAATTCAAAGAAGAACCAATTCCATCAATGCACTCACGAATGCTCATCACGTTGTTTGCAATCTTGGCAGCAGCATCTTCAAAACCTTGTGCAAGATATTCTCCAGCAGCACCACCGGTCTCACGGGCAGACGCCGCAAGTTCTTTCAGATGATCTGCAAACATCTGTTTAAATGCATCGCTGTTGTAGTCAACCTCTCCGGTTTCTGAATTTAGAGCACTAGCATATTTTGGATTTGTAAATAGATCTGTGTTTTCATACAGATTACGAACAGCCTGATACTGCTTCTCAATGGCCTCCATATCCAAAAAGCCAAAGTCATTATCCTTTTTCTGTGTGCCAACATCGTAAAGGTCAGAAAATGCGGATTTTATAGCATTCGTCTTTTCCTTGGCTTCATCCATCGCAGTGCCGTAACCCTTGATGGCGTCAGTCAACTGCTCGAAAGAGATGGTGTCAGAATCAACACTGGAATTCAACCAGTCAAGGATTCTCTGCATCTCTGCAGCAGACTTGCCGCCGTCCTTGGAAGCATTAGCTTCTTTAAGTTGTGCTTTAATAAAGGTACGAAAAGTTGCTGTGTTAATCTTGAGCTTGCCATTTTGCTCAGTCAAACAAGCAGTAAACTTATCATCCACGCCAATCAACGATTTCATCGTATCAGCACAAATATAACCATATTGATTATATTCTTTCATGGCTTTAGTCAGCGTGTCGAAAGCAGAAGCTACGTCAGTTACTGACTTGGCATTTTCTTTATTCTTTTTTTTCGCATTTGGGAAGCCGTTAAGTTGGTTTGCTAGAGCGGTTCCGCTATTGATTGCCGCTTGGGTATTTGCGTGAATTGCAGCAAGTTTTGTGTTCAGCGCGGTGGTAACGGCATTGATTTTTGCGTTTAACGCCTCATCATCACCAGCCGCACCTTGAGCTGCCGCCAGAGCAACAGCAAGGTCTCCGGTAGCAACAGTAGTATCCTTGATTGCCGGAATTGCGTTTTCCATGGCAGTCTGCTGTTCTTCTGTTGCAGTGGTCAGTCCCTCAACCTTTTCCTTGGTGGCTTCATCCTGAATAGCTTTTAGCTCCTCAGTTGCCTGCTGAATGGCAGTGACCTCTGCTTGGGCGTACTGAGCTGCTAACAATTCGGCGTAACGCTGTTTGTTGATTTGTAATTTTCCGTCAACAAGATCAAGGCAACTCAGATACTGAGTGTCCATTGATAAGAGCGATTGCAGTGAATCTGCACTCATATAACCATACTTGTTGTATTCTTCCATAGCGGTAGAACACGCCTTGTATGCAGACTGTAGATTATCAATTTCCTTGGAAATCTCTTCCATGTCCTGAGCTGCTTGCTGTAGGCCAGTCAGCCCATCGGTCGCATTCAAAGAAACCATTCCAAGCTGAACAAGAGCTTGAATAAACGCATTTACACCATCAGTATCGGCAGAGAAATCCATATCAGTGATTGACTTACGGAGAACCGCAAGTGCATCCGCCTGCTTGTCAGTCAAACCTTCGTTGTTACCCCAAAGCAAATCGTTTAGCTTCGTTGAGTCAAACCCGTCGATTGTACTCTTGAGTGTTTCAAGAGCGCTGTTGATTTTTTCATAATCAGAATAACCACCAGTTGTGCTGTCTTTCTGACCTTCCATCAAAATAACAGCAGCAAGTTTTGCCCTTGCATTGGCATTATCTTTGATAGCGTCCGTACTATCGTTGTAGTTTTCTACATCGTCCTTCAGGGCATTTTGCTCATCAATCAGGAACTGATACAGATTGTGGTATGCTCCACCAGCCTTACGCTCAGCTTCTGTAGTGTTGTCGATGACGTACTTAAGTGCATCTCCAATATTGTTGTAATAGTCAACAATAGAATCTTGGTCTTTCCAATTATTCGCACCAAAGCCACCAAGAGAGTTCTCAATATCAATACCAGAATCTCTGATATCGTCGGCCATCGACATCTCATCGCTATTTAGGACGGTGAGTAGATGAGACCTCTTCTGAGTTTTTCCGGTTTGAACCAGCTTTTCGCCTTGAGCGTCCTTTGAAGTGGTCAAATCATAAGATGCTGCCTCAAGCTGCTTCATCGTGAGCTTATCTAAGAGGTCAAGCTGGTCTTCATATTTTCCATTTTGCAGATTAAGAGCTTCCACTCGGTCTTGGTCAAGAGAATTCTGTTCTTTAGCAAGGTCAAGTAGCTGGTCTTGAATGTCCTTAGCTTGGTCAAAGTCCTCTGTATCCCAACCAGACTTGTCGCCGAGCTCTTTGTATGCATCTACGAGCTCTTTTACAGAAGCAGTGGTGTTAATGGCTGCGTCAGCGGCTTCCTTTGTGCTTGTTGCAGCCTTGTCAATCTTCTGGAAATGATTTATAATTAGATTTGTTCCCCAAGAAATAAGCAATCCGATTCCGAGACCAAGAGCTGCATTGAGCAAAAGTGCTCTCGTGCGGAGAAGAAGGAGCTTCGCAGAAAACTTATCAGTTGACACTCCAGCAGCTTCAGCGCTAATCTTACTCTGTTGTAAACTTGCAACGAAACCCTTTACTGTTGGAGTGGCACCATTTAAAGAGTTTTTATATGCGATAGCGCAATCTTTCAGTACAAGAAGTCGCTTCTTTATCCCATCCAGTAATGCATTGTTTACCCCGTCTTCATTAGCAGTAAATAAGAAAGATAATATCAAAATTTTACCATTGAGGAGAGAAATATGAGTAAAATTCTATACTGCCCGTGGTGCGACAAATATGTAGAAGAACCTTCATATCATTGCACTTTTTGCGGAAGTCAAACTATATATATCAAAGCATGGGAAAATAAGTCACTCGAAGAAAAAGAAGCATGGTTAAAAAAATTTCCGAAAGTTGAACCGCCAAGGGTAACAAATAGTGAATGGCTACTTCGTGAGGCGGAAAAATTCGACAAGCAAACCCGTGCTCAACTCGAAGAAGAAGCTCGTCTCGCTCAATATAAACCAACCTGCCCCGTATGCCATTGCCCTGATTTGGAGAAAATCTCTGGCTTCGACAAGACCGTGGATATAGCGGTTTGGGGCGTATGGTCGAGAAAGGCACACAAGCAGTTTAAGTGCAAAGCGTGCGGATATGAGTTCTAACATTCTCCGTCAAATGTGAACTCCTATTCTCTTTACTTTTTGTCTTTTTGTGGTAGACTTAAATAAAGACTAGAAGAAAGGAGGAGGCTACAATGACTAGAGAAGAGTTTAATAAGATTCTTTCTGAGGAAACAGATAAAGAAATAAAGCATGTTATTGGATCTATTGATTTTAGCAATAAGGATCAAGATGAAATTCTGACAGAATCTGTGGCTATCGCAATTGCTGCATCCAATAACATCATCTTATCTGTCTTGGAAAAGGCTGGAGTGTTAACCTACGAAAATTAACACTTCCAGTTGATTGAATTGCCTGAATTGACCGAAGAAGTTTTTACAAATCGTTCACTTGATTCCATTAGCTTCTTTGTCTTTTCAGGTAATTTTTCTTTGATTACTTTCGCCAAATCATCAGCGTTTCCAATAGGTTTTCTCTGTTCTTTAATGTAATCAAGAATGGCAGTGAGTTCTTTTGCTTCAATTTCAATCTTCATAATAATTCTCCTTTATAAATGGTAAAAGCCCGGCCTCCCAGCAGTAGGGAAGTCGGGCTTGTTCATTATGATAGCTGCACAGCAGTTATTTCAGAAGTTCAGCGATTTCTTCAGCAGTCATGCCGCTGGCCAATGCGTTGGCAACAATATCTTCTGCCTTTTTGCGGTTCAGCTCTGCCGCAATCTTTGCGTCAGCATCGGCCTTTTTCTTTTCGAGTTTTGCAATCTCTTTATTGAGTTTTTTCAGCTCTACTTCTTTTGCTTTTCTTTCAGCATTCAGCGTGGCAATATTCGTGCCAAGTGCTGCGATTTCTTCAGCGAGAGATTCTGCGGCAGTATTCTTTTTAGCGATCTGTGCTGCGTAATCGACGCCATCGAGAACCTTTGCTTTATTCTTGCTTCCTTTAGGACGTGCCATAATAAAATACCTCCGTATATTTTAGATACGCGATTGTACTTATATTATAGCCAGAATATCGTATGTAGTCAACGAATATTTTGTTTTCTCCTATTTATATCGCGCCAGAGAATAGCACGTCTCCTCGTTTCCACCTACTTCTTTAAGTCGTCTGGTTACGTCTGAGGTGGACTTCTGAACTTTCGTCCAGAACTGACTATCCTTCCAGTGGTTGCTCACTGACCCTTTTTAGTCGATGAACCTTCCACTCTTCTACATTATATAATAGGGGAGTGGATCGGCTGCTGACCGCCCATTGTAAACGCTACTTAGCACTCGATTATTACCATATTTTGGAAATACGATAAAACCGAGCTTTTATCTCAGCATATAGCATCCATATCCTTGTTTCTATCTTTCGATTCCTACATTATATAAATATAACAATAGGCGATATGGCTCTTAGGGTTTCCCAGCACTCTAGGGGCTATTTTATTTTTACATGGTACCGCATCCTATATTTTATACGCAACAAATATAAGAGGGCATATTAACTTTACCCGCACCATTTTTGAGTTTTCCGCTCATCTGCATTACAGACAACACACCAGAGATGGCAGCTGTCAAAGTGGGTAATGCACCAGCAAATTTTACAGCGTTATCTGCACCGTCAACAAAAACCGTTGCAAGATCTACGAAAAACTTCGGAATATCTGACTTCATCAAGTCCGTACTGAACTTCTGGAATGCAGAATCAAGCTGATTAAGCTTCGCCTGCAATGAATCCATGTACGTCTGGTTCTCACGCATTGCGCTTCCGCTAGAATTAAGAGCCTGTTTCATAGCATCTTCTGCAACGCTAAAATTATTCAGCAGGGCAGATGTACTCTGACCTCCACGCTTACCGGCGATCAATTCTGTAATATTTGCCTGAGTGGTATCAGAAAGGTCTTTCCAAACCTCAGAAAGCTCCTTCATAATCTGATAGGTTGATTTGAAGGTATTATCATCCTTCATGATATCAACCCCAGCAAGTTGCTTCAACTCAGAGCGAAGCTCAGATACGGAACTCGCCATTCCATCCGTAGCAATACCGGCATTTTCTGCATCAGTCTTTGAAGCACGAAGGTACATACTCAAAGTTTTTAGGTAAGTGCCACTCACTTCACTGTCCTGAAGTACGCCATTTACAGCGGCTGCAAGGCTAAGAGTCTCTTGATATGTATTTCCGGCGGCAGACATCGCAGCAGAACTTTTCTGCATGATAATTCCGAGATCATTCATACTGACAGGCTCTGTATTCGCGATTTGGTTCATGCAGTCCAGAAGATGTTCTGCGTCGTCTGCAACCAGACCAAAGCCTTGCATTGTAGAAATCAGGTAAGAGGAGGCAGTTGTTGCGTTATCAATCTGATCTCCAACGTTAGCCATAAGCGCAGACACACGAGCAAGCTCTTCAGAGTCTTTGTCCGTATATCCGAGTCGTTTCCAGTCAGCAGTACTACTTACAAGGTCAGAAATATTCGCACCAAGCTCACGAGCATTTGTTGCAGTTCTGTCAAGATATTCATTCATCTCGTCGCCAGTCATTTTACTGACCTTTTTGAGTTCAGTTACAGCCGTATCAAGCTCAAGAACGTTATCATAAACCTCTCGCAGACCTTGTTTGACCATTGCAACGCCAGCCATAGCGATAGCAGTCTGAAAGTGCTCTTTGAATAGACGAGACAGTTTTTGACCAAGAGTTTCAGTTTCAAGGCCAGCTTGGTGGCAAGCATTTTGGAATTTGCTGACTTTCATTTGAGCTTCTTCAAAAGAATAACTACCATTTTTAATCGCATCAAAAAGCTCATTATATTCTGCTTCAAACTTTGAACCTTCAAATCCATGAAGTGTTTCTTTATACTGATACAGAGTACGCATAAGATTTTCTATCTTATCTGTATCAGTATTTGCTGTCTTTGTCTGACGGCTTTGCCCCAAAGCATCGTCAATATGTTTTCTCACCTGAACAAGTAAATCGTCAACTTGACTAAGTGTTGCTTTAAACTCTGTTGGACCTTTATTTTCATCCAACTGTTTCATAGCAGCATCTAGCTCTGCCAATACTTGTTGCCCAGTTTTGCCATCATCCAACACGCCTGTGTTAAATTGCCCTAAAGCAACACTATTTTTTCTTGTGAATTCCGTACTACTTAATCTATTTTGAATAGTGTTATAGGCAGCTTGCTTTGAACGGACTTGACCGTGCTTCTGTTCGGCTTCTTTCTGCAAATCCTCTTCTGATTTCAAAGCTTGCTCAATTTGAATTTTTACCTTTAGCCACTCGTCAACAATATCACTTACTCGTTGTTTGTACGTAGCAGATTGAGTGTTCATTCCCTTTAAAGAATTAAGTTGGCTTTCAAGACTACCATCAAGAGAATTCGTCTTACTATCGCCAATAAGAACACTGTCAAAACTGTGGTTTCCGGCCTGCTCTAATTCTAATTCTTTTTTACGGATTTCAGTTAATGTTCTTCTCGCAGTGGATTCAAGGTCTTTGTATCCATCCGTGTAAACAGACATGGACGCTTTTGCACTAATAAAAGCATCATCTAAGTCTTTTACGCCTTTCTTGTATGCATCTGAACTATGGTCTGAATCCAACTTTTTAGACGCATCAATAATACCGTCAATGGAATCTCTCAATTCTTGCGAAGCAGTGTCGCTGTCCTTAATGGATTCCTTCCATTTCAGCGCCTGTTCCGTCATGCTCTTGACATGATTTTCAGCTTTCTTCTGAGCTTCATCAAAAGTACTCATCTGGCGAGTGGCGTCAGCCCATGTATCAGCGACAACCTTTAATTGATTAACATAATCTTGCGTTCCGGTTTCAAGCGTGTTAAGAATATCAATCTGCTTTTGAACATCCGCAAGAGAAGATTTTACATCAGAAGCTCCAGAAAAATTCTTATATTTATTATTGGCGTCAGCAAGATTATTTAAGTACGTATTAGTTTGATCGCTTTGTGATTTTTTTAAAGCCTTTAACGCTCCATCATTCGCGGCATTCTTTAACCCTTGAAGCCGAGCCTCAAGCCTAGAAATACTATTAGTTGTTGCTCGTTCAATTTCGGAAATTTTGCTAAACTCTTCCGTCGGAAGAATGTTTACAAGTTCTGTACGCAGCCGACCAGCTTCATTTCTAACAGCTTGAAGTTGACGTAAAACCTCTTCTAACTCTGGCTGATTCTTACCAGACGATTCAAGTTTGAGAGCATCCTTATAAAGAGAACCTTTTTCTTGAACCCTTCGGTAAAAAGCATCTAGTTTTTGTTTCGCTTCATTAGTGTTTAAGTTTACTTTGACTTCGGCTTTCGCATTTTTCGCGCCAGACTGTGCTTTATCAACAGCCTTTTTTACAGCAGCATCAATATTAGATTCATCTATTTTCAAAGTGAGTTTTGGAGACTCTACCTTTTTAATGATTCGCTTCAATGCGGCATTAACATTGCCGATGGTTGCGCCTTCGTTTACACCAAAAGCAATCTCCACAGGAGCCTTTTTAAAACTGTTTTGAACTCCTTTAAATTGATTTTTTAACTCCTCGGTAGTAGTATCAAGAACGACCTTGACCTTTATGGCCGTTACAGAGGAAGTATCAGCACTACTTGCGTTGTTTGTATTATCCGCCATACCGTTGGTCACCTCTCTTTTCCATTTTCAACATTCCTTTCAAAACAAAAAAGAGAAGCGGCCAGCTCCTTAAAGCCAGCCCTCCTCTCATTGAATTTTATTCCAAATAAATCCTCATAAAAGATGGCTTTTACAATCCATGTAAAGCCGTCTTAACAATCATTGCCGCCTCTACTTGCGCAGGGGCAATAAACGGACGTGCAGGGCGATATTCTTTCTGCCCGCCAGACCGAAGATAATAACTCAGATCCATCCAAAGACCATTCTCGATCCAGTTCGCAAACATAGTTCCACCAACAGCCGCGTTCTAACGTTCATCAAATAGAATATTTGCCCCACCATATTCGTTCCAAACAATCGGTGAGCCACCAAAATGATATTCTCTGTACAATAAAGTATCTGCTACACGTTGAGAATCGAACTTCTTCCCACCAAGAAAATAAGACGGTTGCGGTTTTGCGATGTCTTTCACAATCATCGTAACAATGTTTCCATCACGAGTCACACTACTTACAATATTATTTGCATCTTCGATTCCAGCAGAACGGGCTGATTGTGACTGAATATTTTTCTTCGCACTTGCTTGAAGAACTGTTTCGATTTGCGGAGCTACGTCCTGCATAATTTGCTCCACACCATCTGCCACATCACTCAATAGGTCATCGAAGTTTGTATATGACTGTTTCATTCACTACACCTCAAATCTCAAACCGATCCTTTGCAGACTGAATCTTTGTCGTATCCTTTTTGATGTAATACTTGTTGGTCACATCCGTGCCAGCATGGTTGAGCAGGGAAGAGACATCTTCCAGACTCATACCCGCATTCTTCAGCAGGGTAGCACCACTGTGCCGGAAATCGTGCGGATGCAGCGTAGGCTCATCAATCATCTCACCAATCTTCTTACACCAATCACCAGCCGTGCTCGAAGTAATCGGCATCCATGCGCCATTGATTTTCGTACCAACAAACACATAGCCGCCATCCTCAATATCATGCTCAGTACGGTATTCCTTCAGCTCTTTCAAAAGCTCAGAAACTTCCTTGCTGAACATCAAATCAACAATTTTGCCTTCCTTCTCCAGAACGTCATGCACCATACGGTTCTCATAATCGATAGACTTCCAGAGTGTATTTCGCACAGCATTAACACGAGCCATCGTTGATAGTGAGAACAGTGCGTACAGACGCAACGTCATCGCATTATCCTTCATGTGAACGGTGGTCGCAGATTCAACCATAGCGTTCAGCTTCTCTCGCATCAACTTAACCTCGTCCGGTGTAAGGTATGTCTGCTTCACAACAGCCACGTCCTTGGTCGGTCGGTCAATGAACTCCATCGGATTTTCTTTGATAATTTTCTTCTTGCGAAGATACCGATATAGCGCAGAAATTGTACTCATACGCCGTTTCATACGAGCAGAGTTGTTTCCATGCTTCTTACAGTAGAACAGAAATTCCTCGATATCCTCTTCCTCAAGTTCCGTCACAGGGGCATTACCCTGATTGTCCAGAACATAAATCATCCACTGCTTGAAATCAGATTCATAATTGTAAACAGTAGACGGGCTGAGGTCACGGATGCCCATATCAGTCTCATATCTATCCCAGTATTTCAAAGACACTGGGTTTACGTTCTTGAACTTCTCAGCATCCCATAGCTTCAGCGGTTTACTTCTTGTAGCCATATTAAAATTCCCTCCAACCCACCTCTAAAAGTGTTTATTCCTTTTTATCTTTTGCCAGCACAGCAGAGATCTCCTGCTTATTGTCCAGCAGGGCAGACATAACCTGAGAAGCCTGATTTACATCAAAGTCTCCAAGATTCTTCTTTGCCTCATCCAGATAATCCTTCAGGTAATCAATAAACTCGGCAAACGCATCGCGCTTGTTGCAAATTGCCAGAGCAAGATACTCATCGTGAGAACGCTGCACACGCTCCTGCACTGCCTTCTCCAGAGAATCATACTGATCCCAGAACGTAGAAGTATCGCAACCTGCAGCTTCAATCTTCAGGTTAAAAGACTCATAAGCAATGCGCGGCCACTCAGTCTGCGGTTCATTGCGATAATCATAACCAACAAAATACTTCAAACAGGTCAGCCGAAATGCCACATCAAACAGCGCAGGCTGATAATCGTCCTGAACAGTACACATCTCAATGACCTCTTTCACGAAGTCAATTCGCTCCTGAAAATTTAAAACCTTCATTTTATCTCCCTTTCGTCTGTGCTTGCTTTAATTTCTTTCGCTCTTTTCGAGCTTTTTTTAGGTCGTCGTAATCGACCCAGCCTCCATCAATTTTGGAGTATGTAATCCAGCGGTAATCTACATCAGGATACTTGAACCAGAACATCTTGCGTTTCATCAGCGCAACACTATCAGCGAATCCCTTCGTATCAATCACTTGTTTGCTGCCATCTCGATATGTAATTTCATAGTCCGCCACATAATCAATTTCCCGCACCGCTACGTCCTTTCCGTCCTTATCGACCCGGCGGAACGCTTCCTGCAGAAGAAATGGGACTTGCTTACGACACTCTACAATTTCGCCGCTTGCCAGCCTTGGCAATACAATATCTCGATAAAACAACATTTCTGCCTTACTATCATAAACCACGCCATCATATGTTCTATCTGCTGGATTCTTACTGACATTAAATTTTGTTCTGTTCTTTTTCTCCATAAAACCACCACGAAAAACGAAGGGGCGGTTATGCCCGCCCCTTACGATTTGATGTTTTCTTAACTACCGGCTTCACGGGCGTCTCATCCTTTACATCACTAGATGACTCATTCTCAGCCTTTGCAGGCTCATCCATGATCTCATGGAAAACATCACGAACAGCTGGGATAAAAGTCTCTACCTCGGCTTCCGTAACATTCTTATACTTGCGCATCAAAAGAGTAGTCAGATCTGCTTTTGCCGTCTCTTTTGAAATAATTCCCTGACGATACTGATTTACGGCAGTCCACACAAGAAAGTGCGGCTCAGTGTCGCAAATCATTCGCCAAGGATTAAGACGCGCATCCTGCTCGCAATGCGGGCAAACCGGATATTCTTTTCCGCAAGTACGGCACCAATTCAGATTTGCCATTAGGCAGCAGCAGTCTCAATACGGAACAGGCGCTTGTCTTCAGAGCAGTATTCCTGAGTAGCGCTAATCTTGACCGGATGAGCCAGCTCATTAGTGAAAGTCATATCGATAGCATTATCCATCTTGGCATTCGGGAAGATGATACGCATCAGCTTCTTATTTGCCTTATCGCATGGATTGTAGCAGAATGCCTCAATCACGAACTCGCCCTCGGTAGAGAACTTATCGGCGCTATCATTGATAGCAATACCCTCCTCGCTCTCGTACTGATACTTCACAACAAAGCGGTCGCCAGCCTTCAGATCTGCACCAGTGGGCAGAGTGACCTCAGTACCAGTAACAGAGAACTGAGACTCTGCGGTCTCACCCAGCTCAAAGGTCTTCAGTGCATTACCCTGACCATCGACCAGATCGATGTACTTAAAGGGGGCATTTGCAACAGCAGTCTTGGGGGTATGGGTCAGAGTCAGCTTCTTGCCGTCAGCAGAAGTCAGGTACTCAACAGTGGTAAAGACCTGCTTTGCCTCAGAGGAAGCAACCTCCTTCTTGGAGCCCATCTGCTCTGCCAGAGCACCCAGATGCATCAGAGCATTAGACCAATCTGCCTCTGCAGTCTTACTCTTATCGAATGCCATGATGTTAACGCCCTGTGCATCCTGAGCGTAAACAGTCTCGCCGCCCAGAGTCAGCTTGAAATCCTTAACCTGATTCATGGTCCACAGACGCTTGCCGTTCAGATCATACTCGTGAATGCGATGAACGCGGTCAATAACGACCTCATTAAAATTAAAATCGCTCATAATATTCTTCCTTTCAATTTATTTGGATAAAAATAAAAGAGCAAGGTCAATCAACCTTGCTCGTCCAATCCAGTTGTGCTTTTGGAATCTTTCCAAATTCCACGGTGCCAGCGTAAACGCCATGCATCGTATTGTCGTAACTTTTTATTTGCTGAATCTTTCTTACATGATTCATGAATACACTCATAGGGTAATCCATAGCCTTGAAGTAATCCGCTTTAAAGCCAGACGAACACGCCATCGAGAGCACAAGCTCCGCAAGGTGTGGTTCATAACGCTTAATTTTTTGATACTCCAAGTTGTCTCTGGCTTCCTCTATCATTGCAATTCTTGTCGGTTCGTCGGCAGCAAACTCGGAATGCTTTTCAATTCCATTCGCAGCACATAGGTACTGAGAAATCGTTTCATACACCACATGGTCAATACGAGTGTCCGTAAGCCTGTTGTGTAATACGATCTCACCACTTATGTTATCTTTCGCCATCATAAACCCAGAAGTGTCCATATCGCCAAGCAAAATAGACATATCTTGATCTTTATTGCCTATAAAAAGTTGCCGAAACATTTCAAAGTCCGAAATCTTCTGCCAATCAATTCCAACAGAGTCAAGCTGTGCCTTGTAATCGCTCGATGTAGAACAGAATAAATAAACCAACTGAAAATACTTTTGCTCACCATAATCGATGATGTCACCGACCGAAGGCATGTGAATCGTAATTTTGTCGTTGATTTTAAAGTCTCTTCCGCGCATCAAGCTTGGCTCGTACATTTCCCGAAGCTCCATCAGCCACACCCCACAAGGTCATCCAAATCCTGCGTCTTGAACGTCATAATTCGCACACGATGGTGTAAATCCATATTGTCCTCGATATTGGATGTGATTTTAAGCTGTTTGATTCCAAAAATTGTACTGCCGTGTAGTTCTTTTTCCACAAGACCACTCAGATAGTCAACTCGTGTTGCACCACCATGGCCCTTCATTTTCATCAGCGCCTGGTTCACAATAACCCACACAGTAAGTGTGAAGTTTTCATACCAGTCGTTGACGTTGCTTCGGTCAGTCATATTTACCTTAAAACAAATATAGCTGTGCGCTGCCTCAATCGTGTCAGGAATATGGAAGTATGGGAAGATGTATGTATAAATCGCCTCATCAGGCTCTTCAATGTCATCATTGCCCATCGCTTCAACAAGCCCATCAGTATTAACCAGCTTCAAGGCCAATTTGTTTTTATAATCAGTAATCAATTCACTCGTTGTCACAGCAAACTCACCACCTTACATTCAATGGATGCATTTGCTGTACCATCTGCATTCGTCAAAGAAATTCTTACAGTTGCGCCGTCCATGATACTATTATTTAAAATACGAATTTTAAAAACACCATCTATGGTACTCTGCGTTTCTACAAATTCCTTGAATTCCTCAAGGCAAACGAACTTCCACTTAGCAATTTCAGTAATTTCCTCGCCAGCAACATTTGTGAACATAGGAGAGAATTTTTTCCAAGAACCACCAATACGAACCTCTGGTTTTCCTACATACTTTATAGTAGCAGTCACACGAGAATCTATTTCTGATTCGTTGATTTTGTTTGGCTCAAAATAATCACAAATCATCTTCTCAGCATTATCCGTCTTACTGTTATACTGATCCTGCCGGATGTTCAACACAAGGAACCCCTGTGTCTTGCCATGCAGTTCGTAACGCTCTGTACTTTGGTCAACAGAAGTCGTAACATACGTTTTCGGCTCGCCATTGATAATTTCCAACATAAAGCGCTTATCAAGGTCGATCAGTGCAGTCTCGTCGTCAAAAGGCATCTGTACTTTATATTCACGTTGGCTCAATGAAGTCATAATAATCTCCTTATTATTTGCATAATAAGGCTTGCTCAGTGTTGCCCAACGAGAGACTATCTCACCAGTAATCGGATTTTGCCATTGGATTTGACGGTTACACAGCTCCATTTTCCCACGAAGAAAAATTTCATCGTTTGGCTCAATCTCAGTTACCAGCTATTTACAATTGTAGCAGTCAACAATGTCACCAAGATTCAAAGAATCACCAGGATAAGCCCAGATTTTCTTTTCCTTAGCAATACTATTACTGCGACTAACAACCAGCTTCTGAGGTAAACCATTCACAAGAGCATCATCCTCGTAATCAACGCTATCTTTAAAATGTGCAGCAAAATCTCGCTTTGCAAAAGCAATTTTGACATCCTTTTTGTTAGACATTTTTGCGGCACCACCAACAGCTCGTGCCCTTGTATAAAAGTCCATCGGTACACCTCCTTACTCAGAGTAGGAAGCGTATGTATCATAGTCGATGGTCTTACGCTTACGGGTCGAGCGGTCTTTTGCCATATAGTTGTCTAACATCGTCATATTCTCCTCGTGAATGTCTTTCACAAGAGCACGAATACTCGTGCGCTCATTAGCAGGGGAGAATACTTGCAAACTCGTAGGAAGGTCCTGTGCGCTAAATGCTTTCAACTTCCCAAACTCACGCTTAAAATGTTGCTCCAACATCAAATGCGCTAACATATCAATCTCATCGAATGTGAGATCTGAATTAAACTCTTCTAGTTCTGAATCGTAATCATCGAAACTAAAATCCTCTTCCGGTTCAATGTTTCTGGTAATCACAGAAAGTGACTCCATCAAATAACTTTTTGCACGGTCATGTACAAGATCTCGCACTTCATTCTCGCTCAGGTCAAAATACTGAAAGAAATTACTATCAGTTTCGACCAGCTCGTAGAACTTGTCGTATATTTCCGAAAATGCGGTCACATTATCCCTCCAATCTTACTCGGCGGGAACAACCTCCGCCTTTTCTGCCTCTGCCTTCTTACGGCCACGCTTGACAGTAGTCTTTTCTACAGAATTATCCGGTGCAACAGTCTGTGCGCCTGCCATCATAGCCTGCATCTGTGCCATCATAGCCTGCATCTGCTTCTGCATTTCAGCCATCTGATTCTTTGCAGTTTCAAGTTCGGCCTGAACATTATCAGCAGACTTGGTTGCAGGTACGACAGACAGCTCACTGTTACGCTTTCCAGCACGAAGCTCCTTATAACGCTCGTCAATCAGGCGCTTGACCTTGGTAGACAGATCTTCACCGGCATTGGTCATACGATAAAAGCGACCACGAATACGCTCAAACTGAGCACCATCCTTAATGTCAATCATACGCTGAAGATTCTCGACAGTGGGATTTAGAATCGCATTGTCGATATCTTCAATGAATAGAACATCGTCGCCCTTAATGCCAATAGCCTTAAAGATTTCATTCTGCTCTTCAGGGCGAAAACGCAGAACACCATTCTTGAACGCAGAACAAGTGCTATTCATATACATAATCTCCTCCGGCGGAATAGGAATCACACAAGGATCTTCCACACTACCGGGCTCGAAAGTATAACCCTTACCGTTCAGTGACGAAATGGTAACCACGTTATCGTCGCAGTTCAGAACGTCAATAAACTTCTTTTCCATCACGGAACTCATAATTTGTCTCCTTTTCTATAAAAGCGGAGACCGCAAAGTCCCCGCTCAAATTTGCCTTTGGTAAAAATTACTGCAGAACAATCTTAGCAACGCGCTCGATATGATCAATGCTATAGCCGAAGGTAAAGTCCTTGACCATCAGATGAATCTTTTCGTTGTTGTTGTCGTGATCCTCGTAAGTATGAGTCTCACCCTTCATGTCAAGTCTTCCGATCTTGCCCGCAATACCATAAATACGTTTCCAAAATTTTTAAGAAAAATGTTTATCTAAAATATTTTCTACATTATCAAAATCTGTGTAGGGAATTCTGATAAGTTTGATTCCATTACGATTACAATATTCTGTTTTTAAAGAATCTTTCTTTTGCTGGCTTTTATATGTACTAATAGAGTCGGATTCGGTTACACTCTTGCTAAACCTAACAGGCATAAAATGTTGTTGCCCGTCGTATTCAATGCAAGTATTTTTTGATGGTATATAGAAATCAAAAGGAAGCTGCCGTTCATTTTTACAATCTTTAAAACGGTATTCTCGTATGTAATCAATGCCATGACTATCGAGATAATTGCATACTTTTTCTTCACCATGAGAAGAACAACACTTTGGACATCCATGCCCGCCAAGAACTGAATTGACAGCTGTTGACCATTTGTAACCACATTTCTTACATTTAAAATTTGCATGAGATAATATATTTTTATATCCGCTCAAATACTCAACACTTGGAGAAACCGTTCTTAGTCGTTCTATCATTTCAGACTCTAAAATATGTGCTCTCCCAGCACATTTTGGACAACCAGAATTTTTATTATTAAGTATCGTATCAGGAATTGCGGTCCAATGGTAACCGCAAACATCACATGCAAAATCCACTTTCACAGCAACACGGACATATTTTGAAAGAACATGAATAGTAGGAAATCGTTCACGCATTTCTTTTAAGAATTCATCTTCCGTTCGTCTGTTTGCAATCCGTCGATAACATTCTGGACACCCATGTCCATCAAGCAATGTATGAGGTATGCCATTCCACTCATGCCCATCAAGTTTACAACGACAATGCACTCTCGCATTGTTTGTTGTGTATTCAGATAACAACTCAATATTAGGATTTACTTCAAACAGCTCCGTGGAAAATTGTATTGGCGACTTTCTTTTTTCTGCTCCACGCTTAGAGGCAACACATGCTTGACACCCACGATTATCAAGCAACATTCTTGCCTGTACTTCACGTACATCACCGCATACTTTACATTTCCTGGTAATCTTTTTTCGAAGACCATTATATTCGGATAAAATTTCAAAATTTGGGTTTACATCAAACACTTCTTTTTTGAAATCTTCTGTCGTTCTCATTGGTGTCATCTATGCTACCTCCTTTCTTGCAAAATAAAAGCCAGACATTCTACACAACATCTGGTCAAATTAAATATTAGATAAACATTATACCGGACGCTACTCCGTTCTTGTTGCATCTAGCAACCTCGTACTTTCATACGAGTGAAGACTATATCTTCACCCAGTAAAAACTGGGGCACACCACTTCGGATGCCAAACACTTGCATCCTAACCGCTCCCACGCGGATAGTCGTTGAACCTTTTCCTTTTCGGAATTTGGCTGCTGATTGCCCATTGTTTTTAATGTTTAGGTTTTAACCATGCATCATCTACAATTTTCTTTCTACTTTCGCAACCGTCCATCTAGGCATATTTCATCCTTCTGCTTTGGTAATTGTAGTTTTAGGGTTTTCCAGCAATTCAATGTGTATTTATTATCGTGATTTACATCACGACTGGACTATATTACGTAAATTTACATAAATTTAATCCGGGATCAGCAGGGAACCATCACCCAGCTTCTTAGCAGAGCTAATACCAGTGATAGCAACACCATCATAAGTCTTAACCAGGCCATAACGGTTGAACTCATCCTTAGCTGCGTCAGACAGATACTCAGCGTAACCGGTCATACGACGCATCTTGGCACAATACTTCATCAGGCTGACAGTGAAGGGATTACCACCATCGGCGTACTCATTCAGATACAGAGCCAGAGCGTCCATGTCCTGCATAGTGGGCTCCTTGCCCTGTGCATCAATCTTCTGCTCACCACCAGTGATAGCGTCATCAACCATGCTGAAAATGTCATAGAACATCTGGTTCTTCAGAGCCTCAGTCATAAAGGTGGTCAGAGTTGCCACACTCTTCCAAGCATTACGTCTTACTTCCACAAAGCTAAGATCAGCCTCAATCTGCTTATTACGCCAGACGGGCTTAATGGTCTCGTAGTGCAGGTAAGACTTCGGCACATTGCCACCCTTAGCTGCATCATAAGCCTTCAGAGTATTCTTAACAGTACGACCTGCCTCGTAGTCATCAAACTCACCAACATTACCACGCTCAAACATGGAGTCCAGAAGCTCGTCAGGTGCACCATACAGCTCATCAGTCACGGTGCGGTTAACAAACTGAGCAATCTCCTTATTGGGATCGCCCTTGTCAATCAGCTCCTCAACATGAGCGCCAACAACCTCTGCAATTTCCTTGTCCTCGGCATCCATAGCGCGATTGTACTGAGTCTTCTCAGCAACTTCATAAACACGACCAGGCTGCTTCATCAGCTCGGCCACTTCAATATTCAGTGCCATAATTCATTTCCTTTCTCTTCGCGCAAAATAAAAGAGCTACCGTCCAAAGACGATAGCCTTAAATTTCACGTATCATATTCAAGATTTTTCTCTCAATCAAGCAACAGTCTTTGCCTCGGGCAGCACACTGATCATAATCAGCTTGTGGCCGTTGTCGTCCATCACACCAGCAAACTCAAAACGAGAAGTACCAGTAGTAGCAACCTGCCACTTACCATCAATATTGACCTCCAGCAGCTTGCCGATATTGGTATCCTGTGCATCGCCATCCTTGTACTGGTCGGTGCCGTACAGCTCGCCAGCATACAGAGGAATACGCTTCACCAGCACACCTGCCTTAATCTCGGTTGCCATCTTATCATAGTCATCAAAATTAGTCTGGCTTGCATAGATGCCCTCCGGGATAAACTCATGGGCAACCATCTCGATACCCTCAGCGGTAGCTGCGTCAGGGAACTTAACCTGACCAGCCTTGTGGTCAACCTGGACACCCATGCCGGTGACCATATCGACCTTTGCGGCATAGTTAGCGGGAATATTCTTCGCGCCGTTTACCATCAGTTCACGAATCATAATATTTTTCCTTTCTCTTAAATGTTATTACTTACCCAAATATTCCCGCCATGCATCACGCTTGTTAGCGTTAGTGGTGTTATACTTGGTTTCATTCAAATTCAGCTTGATGCTCTCAGACTTATGTACCTCAGAGGTCTCAATCTTCTTTTCAGCAGGCGCCTTCTTGGCAGCTTCAACGCAACGCTCGGCAATCACATTCTTGATGCCGGTCTCGTCCAGATTCTCAATCAGACTTGCGTAATTGCCACCATCGGAAACTTCAGCTTCAGTAATCATCTTGCTGGAGAGTGCGTACTGACGCAGATCCTCCTTCTTCTGTGCAAGCTCTGCAGCCGCTTTTTCTGCCTCTGCCTTCTCTGCCTGATCCTTATATGGAGTCAGAGAAGCAACCTCTTCCTTTGCACTCTGCAGCTCAGTATTCAGACTTGCAATAGTGTTATTCAGCTCCGCAATCTTGGTGTTAACATCAGAAATAGAAACAGTCAGAGTGATACGCTGCGGCTCGCCAAGAGAAACCTCGTTGCCCTCAACGGTGTAAGAGAACATGATGTAATCCAAATCGTTCATACAACGACCAAATTTCTTACACCAGATAGTGTGATCTTCGGGGAACACTTCGGCTAGATACATATCTGAATTAAACTTCACAACAGCCTCATTCAGCTTCTCGTACAGGTCATGACCGGTCAAACTGGAAGTCTCAGTGGTAGACTCCGGCTCTGGCTCACCAGCAGGCTCAGTACCGGTTTCAGGCTCAGTCGGGGGAGGGGTTTCACCACCTTCCTCGGAAGTCTGAACATCAGGCTCTGCCGGAGTGGTGGGCTCAGTGGTAGACTCAGTAGCCGTCTGCTCTGCCTGCTCAGTCTCGGTTGGATTCTCAACCTGTGCGGTCTGAGTCTCCTTATCCTTATTCAGTTCCAAATTTTTTGCCTCCTTTTCGTTAGATTCTATATTTGAAATCTCTTTTGTATCCTCGATATAGGCATTTGCCAATTCAAGACCAAAATCGGTTTCAGCGACTTCAAGCAGTTTAGAGCACTTATATGCTGGTTCAACATTTGCACCAAGCAAGCAATGTGCAGTAAACACACCATCGTCAATGATTTTTGCCATGCGGCCACCCACGATTCCCTTATGAGCTTTCAGCACATCAATTTCCCAACTGGTATTTAATGTGCCGCTCTCAATACGGCGCAGAATCGTCGCACAAGCCTTTGGATATCGCTTCCAGATCTTACAAGAGGCAACAATAAAGTCGGTATCGTCAATTTTCTCGATACCGACCGACTGAAAACTACCGAACGCATCAGTGTCAAATTCGGCAGTCTTGTATTCATTGCCATCGTTGTCTTTTCTGGTGACGACTTTCATATTGTGACCGGAAAAATCCAGTTCACCCTTTGGAGCTACGACCAACTTACCAACAAGCGGGTTGCCAACCAATGTACTCATCCAACTTTCAATGGTGTCACGGTTTAAAGCAACCTGATTCCCATTTACTGAGAAATCACAGATGACAAACTTGGCAAGATAGTGGTCTGGATGCTCCGTAATCTCAGAGCAACAGATATTTCTACTATAGAAATACTCCTTACTCATCGTTTATCACCTCACTTACTATCTTCATTTCTCTGCTGGTCGTAAATTTGTTTTTCAGTTTCCTCGCCCTTTGGACGACCTGTCTTTTTATCACTGTCACCACCACCGCCGGAATTACCTGTCGATGTATAAGATGTCTGGCGAGCCACAAATACATCGTCATAACCTTCCTCAGTCTCAGCCTGACGCTTGCGTAATTCGTCCTCAGCATGAAGTCCCATATACTCGTAAGCAGTCTTGTAAGAACAGTTCAAAGTGGTGAACAGGAACTGAGCAATCGCCTTCTTCATCTCCATACCCATCATTTCAGTAGTAGAGACCTTCACATCAGGGCAGTACATTGGATCTACACCTGCATCTTCAAGGCGAATTCGATACCATCGCTTTAATACATCCTCAATCTGTTCCGCAATCTTACCGATATTTTTCATCAACTGATCAAGAGACACCTTTGCAGTTGAAACAGTCTGCTGACCGTCGGTATTTAAGAAACTGATACCCAAAGCAGCCATCTCTCGGTTGCGATACTGTTTAACAGTCTCGATATTTGTCATCTCAACTTTTGGCTCAACATACTTGATATCCTTTACATAAGGAGCGGTCGTCACAAGCACAGTATTTTGTTTCCATGCACGCAGCAGGTTATCGTGCGCCGTCACTTGTTCAGAGAATCCCTTTTTATCTTTGTTTGGTCCCATCAACTCAGGGTCAAGCTGTTGCCAGATGATTTTCTTTGCCTTTGCCTTAGCATTTACACGGTCTGAAGTATCAAAAGTTTCAAGCATCAATGCCGGACGTAATGCGCGGAACAGGGGAGAGACGCCATATTTTTGCCCCATATTGCCAATACGAATCACACCACAATGATCAACATCCAATTTTGCATATGTATCACCACTCTTAAACGCCTGATACACCTCATCTGGATAGTTGTTTTGAATCTCGGTCTCCTGATTTTCAAAGAACAGTGCTTTATTCTTTTTATCCTTCAGCATAGATTTGCTCAAAGCGGATTTCAGCTTAGACATGTTTATAAGCACAACAGGCTGACCATTCGATAGGTAATCACTTATCTCAGCAATACCAAGAGGGTAATAATCTACAATGTAGTTCTCATCCTTTTGACGAAGGTATGTAATATAAGTGCCCTCGGCGTAAGTCATCGGAATGGCAGCACGCAACAGACTTCGCACGTTGATTTGTGCGTTGAAATCATCAATCACTTCACGGGCGTAATTTACCTGTTTTGTCTTATTACGCTGTTCAGGGAACTGTGCGAAACTGCATTTAAACTCCGTATTAACATTCGCCTCAATCGCATCATAAGTAATGCCAATCAGGTCATCCTTGTTGATGTAATTACGGATGATTCCATTGACCGTCTGCACATTCGTCAGACTTGACTGTAGCCCTTGTGCAAGCTCATCAATTCGGTCAACGGTCAGTGTCTCAGAGGAGGCTGAAATTTTCAGATATGTACTATACTGCTTATTTTCAGGGTCATAAGACGCAACTGCATTTCGGATGACGTTATTCATCCTCTCTTCTGAAAGTTCATTCAAAGAGGTAATAACTACAGTACCGTCATCTGTCTGTGAAGCAGTCACGACATCAAAATCTTCCTTTTTCTTTCTTGCCACATTTTCACCTCCTCTGCTTAGAAGTCAATGTTAGAAATACAAATCGGCGGAGCAGTCATTGTCTCCACCGCAGACTGGCGCACTTTATCCTTACGACGTAATTCGTATAGACGATGAGCAAGTAAAATTGCAACATAGAACCTATCATCGTGAATTTTGTTGGCAACATCGGGTGCCAAAGCATATGTTACGGTCGTATTTTCAGAGTTTGTCGTTTTCTGAATACTTGTGATCTCGTTCTTCATCAAGTCGATGTTAACCCACGCAGTCTGTTCCTCTAAGGAAAGTTCATGCGTCTTCAAAATTTCTTGACCAGTTGATTTATCCACACCGTCTACTACCTGAACATAATCTCCGCCGTTGTATTCAAGAGGGAAATGAATGACACCAAGATTCATCAGCTCAATAAATTCCTCAACCATTGCAGTGCGGAATTTACGAGGACTAATTAGACGTAGCTTATCAACAGCATCTGGGTAACGGGTATCATATCCTTCATATAATTCATGATTTGCGTCGATAAAACCACGATGTTCTGCGCCTGTTTTATCAGTCCAATTGTTAAGTAAACCGTCCGCATATGTGGAAGTACCACCGCCGCCAGCGCCTTGGTCAATCATCAATCTATCAATGTACTCGTAATCAGGATTTTGACCATTGTAATGTAGAATCAACTCATGCAACTGCTCAAGCTGACGATTAGAATCGAGCTTGAATTTTTTCTCGTTCGCAAGATCAACCATGTTCACGCAATTTATAATGTCGCCACACATGCCGTTTTCTGGATCGTTATAAATGCGCATGACGCCAACAATAGAGTTATCCATTGTGCGGGCAGGATCAAACGCAAGAATATACTGATAGTTCTTATCCCAATAAAGCTGTGGGATATACTTCCTCTCATTGCGACGAACCGTACCCCATTTAATAATCTGGTTTACGCCACCATCACGGCTTGGTCGATTATAATATTCACGCAACGCCTTCATTTTATTTGACTTTAGAGCTGCATCTACCTTGTCTTGTGTCAATAGTGCTTTGTATGGCTTACCCTTCATATAAACTTTGATTGCAACGTCACAAATCATATCACAAACAAAATAATCTCGATCTCCTGCAATCATGCGCTTTGCAAATTGTTTGTAGTATTTATAAAAAAGCTTGTCCATCGTGTCCTGACTTGAAGCATAAACTAGCTGAGTAGGAACCTGACGAGGCTGCATTTCAGGATTATAGTCACTGTCAGTGTCAGTGACGAAATCCGTATTCTGTGTTGCAAAAGCTTCACAGACAACAATCAGTTCGTCGGAGCAGAATGCCGCCTCATCAAAGAAAATAAGACTAGCTCGCTTGCCACGCACACCATCTGGGTTGGAGTTCAAAGTGTTAATAGAACTACCGTTATAAAACTCAACAACATACCCGGCGGGATTATGACTAAAACCACTTTTGTTGGTTGCAGACTTTTTCGTTTCTTTCTCTGCAATATCTTGCAGACTACGGATAGACGCAGCCGTCTTACCAACACGAGTAACAATTTCCTCGATCTTATTAAATGTCTCTTTTGCCTGATCACCTACATTACTTACAATGTAAATAGACTGGTTCTCATATAATATTGCCTTTAGGATAATGAAAACAGAACCTACAAAAGACTTGCCAAAGTTTCGACTACACGCCTAAAGAACATGACTTGCATTCCAGCTTTGTTCCAGCATATATGCCTGAGCGTCAAATAGTTGGATGCCCAATAAATCTCTGGCCGCAATAACAGGATTGCGCCGATAGAATGCAATCGTTGCCGCATCACACTCATAAATCTTACGTTTTACGGCTGTAATGATAGGCGCTCTTTGTTTCATTCTCATACGGTATCACCATCCGTATCTTTTGCGCTTGCGTCAATACCGGCATCTTCCAACAGCTCCTTGAGCCGCTGATTCTCGATAAGAGACAGCCTGTATTTTTCCTTAGCGTCATCACTTTCTTTCTGAAACTTATCAATTAGTTCTCTTTGTGTATCGAAAATTTCCTGCATGTCATTTTCGTCAAAGAAAGCATTTTCCTTGATCGCCTTAACACTCATATCTGCCGCCCATTGAGTGCCCGGAGACCGTAACTGGTCGTAGAAGTTTGCTTCTGCGCCAGCAATATCCTTTTCACGCATATCCTTCATTAAGAAGGTAAGTGTGTTACGTCCGGCATCCTTATTGGAACGGTTCTTGACAGAAATCTCATTTTCCTTAGCAATCTTATCGTTATTAGAAACTAGCTTAACCTTAATGTCATTCAGACTTTTGATTGCCTCAGCCGAGTTCATCGGGTTTAAGCGGGCAATCTGCAAGTCGATTTGTCGAATCTGATTATTATTGTTCACGACCTGAACAATCTGGGATAGCTTGAATGGGTCGTCCTCAATACCATCCTCAAAATACTTGATGAGTTCACTAAACAAATAACGACGGTCACCCTCGTTGTAACCATCAAATGGGTCATATCCAATAACAGAAATACAATCATCCTTTGCTTGAATCTCTGCTTTCGACCACTTTTGTTCCTTCTCTTCCTGTAGATCAAGAGAAGTCTTGTTCAGTTCGCCATCCGTAATAGTGGTGCAAAAGTTTTGAAACTGATACTGTTTTCCATTGACGACTCGTTGATATAATCCTTGCGAATAATTATTATTTTTTGCTGTAATTGAATCGAATAAACTGTTATAGAATGGAACATCCAGAAGATGGCACATTAAAATACACGCAGTGCGTTCACTACCATAACGAGTTTTAAACTCATCAAAAAGGCTATTTACACAGTCTTTGCAGAGAGGTGCATAACAATCATTTGCCTTGTATAAAGGACTATGTGGGATTCGATAGAATGTTCCGACTGGATTTTCCTTTTCAATCCCGCATCGCAAGCATCTATATGTTGATTTGTCTGTTAGAACAATTCCTTCTTCAACTACTTTTTTCTTGCGAGGCATTTAAGCACCTCCTTCCATTTTTATAACATTTCATAGCTCCAGATGTATCCATGAAAAGTTTTAATATGCCCATTACAGCAATTTGCAATTCCAGAAACGGCATTTACGCCAAGCGATTTTCTTGCTTCTTGCGCAGATTCAAATGTTCTAATCAGTTTGTGATTCAAGTCGTATTGATACACTGTTTTTGTTTTTGAAAAAGCTGACGAATTCATTAGTTGCTTTATCAAAGGCTGTAGCGATCCTTCTTTGTATGACAATGTTTTCTTTCCAAAGTAAAACTGACTCCACATATACCCACCGCATGATTTTATTTTTGCATGACAACACGCTACAATCTTGGTTTTACTTAATCCGGTTTCTTTTTCGGCAACGCTCGAAGATTTATATTCTTTTATAAAATCACCGTCAAAAGAATACTGATATACACTTTTGCAATGCCCGTTTTCTTGAGAAACATTTACGAATTCACCTTTATATTCCTTGAACCATCTATATCCGTATGCAGAAAAATCATTTCCTGATATGCATGAAGTAATTCGAGATGATGTTTTCAAACCAATTTCATCTTTTGCTTCTGTTACACTATCGAAAGTCTTATATAGTTTTCCATTGGACACAGAGTAGCAATATATTTTATCTGGTTTATCATTCGCCAAAGTTCTTTTTACAGGACTCAAATGTTCTTTAAATTCTTTAGACCATTGATATCCATAGGCGGTTTTTGATACTCCATTAGCAGCAAAAGTTACCAAATAACACGGAATTTTAATTTCACGCTCTACTTCTGCCGAAGACGGCCACGCTTTTATAAACTCACCTTCCAAACTATACTGGTAAACGGGAACACAACCACACATATTATATAAACCAGCAGTAGTTGAATCTCCTCCAATGGAAATGTTGTATCCATATTTTGGATTTGTCGTTTCAAATTTTTTTATTAGGTTTCTTTCCATTTCAAAAGCATCCTGTTGAGATAAACCTTCAGCAAGGATATTGTGCTCGAAATTATCCCATCCATATTTCTTAATCGCACGTCCAAAGATTTGGCTTTGATAAGAATTTCCTTCGTGACCCCATCTATAAAATACTTTTTCTCTACTTGTTATACCTATATATCTTTTCCCATTGACCTTATTTACGTGTTCATAAACAAAATATCGTAAATCGTTAGTGTTCGTATTATCAAGAGACATATTTTCTCCTTTCTTTTAAAATAAAAAGGAGAGCTCACTGGGAACATACCCCAGCATTCGTTCTACTCTCTCGAACAACCATTTCGGTAGCGAATAACAAAATAAAAGCCGTAGAACGTGCGCACATCCTACGGCAACAAATACACCCTCTAATGTGCTTGTAAAACAGAGGCCGAGAGTGTTTCCTTCTATAAAAGACCTATCATGATACGCATCGTCGAGAGGCTTAATAGGTTCTGTTCAAAATTCGACCTCAGCATTTTACACCGTGGTGAGCCGAGGTCTTTATCATCTATGTGGACTTATGTCCTGCCGACGAATCGGCTAAATTTTGTATTTACGGCCAGCTTTACGCCGACCGTGCCACCTGAAATACACAGGCAGGACTGTTCATAAAAGAACCTACCGCCAGAGGGAGTAGAAAACTGGCGATAGGCTTGCGAAAGGGGAGATGTTGGGTGCGGGAGTTGGATTTGAACCAACGACTTTCGACTTATGAGGACGATTAGCTACCAGACTGCTGTATCCCGCGTTATATAATGCCTAAATGTCATCTATTTCTTAATCGTGTGCGCATCACAGGTTAATCATAGATCGACTTCGGACTTGCCTCCAACCGCGAATTGGAAGCCATTTTTGGCACGCCCAGAGAGACTTCAACTCCCAAGAGGCAGATTTAGAGTCTGCTGTTTTAAGCAATTAAACTATAGGCGCATAAAACCTACCTTTTAGCCGGTGGTAGGGAACCGGTATAATATAGGCCCTCCGGGAGAAGGACTGGCGCGGTCTCAGAGATTCGAACTCTGGCATCGGGTTTACCGACCTAACGGTTTTCAAGACCGTTCTCTTCAACCACTTGAGTAAGACCGCACAATAACCCTACTTTTCTGTACAGCTACCTTTATATAAAGGTGTAGGGAATAGCCGTACAATCTTTGGAGGCCCTAGCCAGAGTTGAACTGGCAACACTCTGATTAACAGTCAGATGCTCTAACCAACTGAGCTATAGAGCCATATAAAACAAGCATCTATCAAACCATCCGAGCTGAGTTGAATTGTTCTCGTGTTGATAAAACGCTTGTTTTAAACTTTAATGGTCCGCAATTATGGTGGCGGAACACCTGATGTTTTAAATCGCGCACTGACACGGCGCAACGCGATTGGCTTGGCATTTTGCTCCTCGAAGCTACTCTGCGTCTGACTTTACAGCTTATACACGGTTGCAACCAATGACCGCTTTCGCCATGCCAGAAGTCGGGTATGATCCGACAGTCTGTTGATTACAAATCAACTGCATTATCCATTTATGCTATCCCGGCACAAACCCGTAGACATCCGCCTACGGGCATAGAAAAGGAGACAATAAATGATGTCCCAAGCAGACCTTGCGGTCGTACTTCTTTTTTAATTACCCACTTATTGGTAGGGTATCACCGTTTTTAATTCAAACGCACAATATGCGTTTTACTCTCAATCAACAAATTTAAAATTATATCCGTGTGTCCATTCTCTATTTCCAGAACAAACACGAGATATCATTCTAAAGCCAATTCCAGTTTTGCGTTCTGCGTCACGAGCTGAATCATATACGGCAACAAGATTATATTCTTTATCATACTGAGCAACACGTTTTGAACTTCCAACATATTCATCGACATTTTCTTTTAATGAATATTCTTTTCCATCTTCGTAATATGCCCATTGAATCGGAGTGCCGTCTTCAAACCTTCCACAATAACGTCTTTCTCCTGCACAACACTTTATTATATTTTGATGATTTACTCCCAAGTTGGTGTATTTTTCTTCTGCCAAACTAACCGCTGGGAAAATTTCTTTTGTATTTACACAAATCACTTTTCTAGCAAAAGCAGACTTTTCGCCACGATGACTCTTTGCTATTTCAATAAGACGTTTTTTTAACGATTCAGGCATTTTCTTTCCATAATTTGGATGATCTGGACCAACCATAATTCCTTTTCGATGTTCCGATATTTTTCTTCTTGTGGCATCAGAAGCTTTTTTACCAGTGTTTGCTTTTCTAATTTTTTCGTTTGTTTCTTTACTGTGGTGTTTATTCAAACACCCACCAGAATCTAAGTTGTATCCATTTTCCGAAGATAATGAATGCAATTCTTTAATAAAAAACTGTTCTTTCTGGTCAATCACAGATTCGTCGCATATTTCAAGTATGTAAAATTTAAAATTAGATTCTCCATATCTATTCCAAGCGTTCTGTAGATGAGAATTAGTATGATTTCCTTTATTTAAATTTCGTCTGTGTTCTTGCCAACGTGAATAAATGTTACAACTTTGACCAACATATTTTTTACCATTTACAAGATTCTCGATACAATAAATTCCACGTAAAATTTCTCTTGGCATAACAAACCTCCAGTATTTCAACATAAATAAAAGTGGGTATCACTTTCGTGACGCCCACTCATTCAACAAAATATTTAACTTTTCATCCTTTACGTATACCCAGAATAATTTCTTACTATTTGGGTTTAACGCGGCGAGCTTATATCTAAGTCCACCATTGTATAGAAAATTTCTAAGAGGAAGAGAATAACAACAATAAAGTTCCGTATTCATTTTTACCTCAATTCAAATAGACAAGCTTGGATTTGTCCTCCAAGAAATGTCCATCTTTATCCAGATAGAGAAGCATATAACCCTCTTTTTGAGAATTGGTTAAATTTCCATCCGTATATCGCATCTGCTTAGTATCACAACAACAGCCCTGCTCATAAATCATTGTGTTTCCAATTTTATATGAGCCGATACGATGTGTATGTGCCATTGCGATGCATTTGAATGTGTAACCCTCATTCCTAAACCAGTACATTGCCTTTTCAGCAGTTTTCAGAGGACTACTGGAGAAAGTTCTAGGATGGCAGAAGATAATATCCTTATACTGCGAAAACCAAGTTCCAGAATATTCAATGTCAACATTCTTGAATACATCACACAACGGCTGATACTTCACTTTTGCACGAGACTTCCGATCATAATGAGTAAACCCGTCTGTAAACAGAAGATCAAACACAGTCTCAGGCATAAGTTCCTGAAGCTCGTTATCAAGATTCTTTGCAAGATAACGCTCCATACGAAGCTCGTGATTGCCGTAATTCACGAGAACCTTCTTAGGCTTGACAAGCTCAATCAAATCTATCATATACTGTCGAGCCTCAATCAACTCATCCATAGGGGAGACTTTATAGGTGTTAACGAACTTTGATAAACTTGTCTCATTCACCAGATCCCCGTTTATCTGAAGGATATCAATCTTTCCAGCATACTCACTAAAAGTCTCAATGGGCTTCTGGAATGGAATATGTAGGTCGGAAATAGACAGAATGCAGGTTCCCACATCTCTATTAGATAAGGACTCCTGATACTGCATACCCGCACGGAATGCCTTAAAACGCTTGCGATATGCGCACTCACCAAAATTCTTACCCAACTCATCATTGAGCACCTTGGATGCGCCATCCCAAGTCAACTCTCTAGCCAGAACAGCATTCCCGATTCTTACAAAGAAGTCATCGCTCGTTTCTTCTGGCCGTTTATTATAGCAACCCATTGGCATCAAGCTGGGTCGCCCAGCAGCTCATCAGAAGTGGAAATATTGATGGTGACACCCTCAATACCATCCCACTTTGCCAGAGCTTCATTCAAATTGAAGACATTCTCGCCATCCTTGGTAATCTCGGTGATAGTGCCCTCGGCAGTATCAATAATAGCGTTCTTAAAAACAACACTCTTCTTAGCAACCATAAATCTATTCTCCCTTATATTTTATTTCAATTTTGAAATGATTTAGCGATTAAACTGAATCATATCCGCCCATGTACTAATCCATCCACGATGATTTGTGTGAAGTTCACAAATCGCAGTTCTATCATGACCTCTAAAGTGTTCAAGATATGGAAGGAAACCACTGTTTTGCGGATTTTTGTACAAGTCACACTGGCCTGTATGACCGATTACGACAAGTTTACATGAATCCTTCAACCGGGTAATAACCTTCAAAAGATCACTTAGATAGAAATTCTGCGTTTCATCGAGCAAGATTACTTTTTTGTCAAAGGTGATGCCGCGCATATATGTGTGAGTTGCACACTGAATATACGCACCATATTTCTGACTTTCAGGATTATCATCAACAATCATCGCAACATTTGGATTAACGCCAATAGTCTCAAGTGCCTGATAAAGTGGTTCCATATACGGAGCACTCTTCTGTTCCTGCGTGCCTGGAAGATAGCCTTGCTTCTCTTCCTGTGTAGGAGAAACAATATATGCGATACCATTATATAGTCCATACTGAACTAACAAATTCGCCACACCGACAGCAATCGTAGTCTTACCAGTACCAGCACGGGCATTACAGAACACAACATCAATATCGGGATTCCAGATTGCGTCCCTAAAGATTTTCTGTTCCGGATCGAGCGTCATTCCATAAAAAGTAGGATATTCATCCAGATTCTGCGGGACATCCTTCTTCTTACGCATTTCAGTCTTATCAGAAGCCATATATTATAACTCTCCCTTAATTGAATTCATCCACATCATCGCAAATCTTATCTACAATGCCAAAGTTGACCTGCTCATTAGCGTCCAGATACCAATCCTTCGCTTTATTCTTGGTCATAGTCTTCTTATCAATGGTAGAGTGAGCCATAATATACTCACGCATCTTTACAACCTGCTTCTCATAGTAGTCCATAGCCATCTTAGACTGCTCAAAAGTACCCTGAGTACCGCCAGAGCCACTGTGAATCAGTGCAGTAGAATGAGGCAGGGCAAAGCGCTTCTGACCAGACAACAGCATCACAAGAGCAGCGCTCATTGCAATACCTGCGTTAATCGTCCAAACAGGAGTCTTGCTCAGTGCAACAACATCAATAAAGCTGAACATGGCGTCCAGCTCGCCACCATAGCTGTAAATAAACAGCTTAATAGGCTTGCGCTGCTCAACAGGGACATCCTTGTCGATACGGTTGTACTGCAGAATCTTGCGCTCAATCTCAATCAGAGACTGGTCAATCTCAAAGTCAATAAAGAAGATGCGGTCCTTCTCGTCAACATAGAAGTTCATCATCTCAGGAGAGGGGAGACCGCCACCATTCATCAGGTTAGTGATCTCCTCGGGCAGCTGAATTTCAAAATCCAAAGTCTGTACCTCGTTCTTTCATAAATTAGTCTCGAATGCCACGCTTGGCACGCTCAACAATTTCACGAGCTTCAATATTAAACGGAATCAACTCCAGATAGCGGACAGACTCCTCAATAAAACGCTTGTGACGAGTCTTTGCAATAAAGACATGCGGATAAACCTTACGGATTTCCTTGGCTTCTGCTTTGGTGATTTCGATCATTTAGGTCATTACATCCCTTCAAAATAAAATAGGTAGGAAGAAAACAAGCGTCCTCGCTCTCTCCCTACCATAACTATCCCGTAATGATTTTATATAAATATGTAAAAATACAACGTATCTGTGTTAAAATAATACAAAAATGCACGATTTATAAATCAAACATTTTTCTATTTTGAGATGTTTTCTCAATATTGATGCTTTTGGCGCACTTACGACAATATTTTTGTCTGCGCCCAGTCCGAGCAACGGTGCGACCGCAACATTCACACCTGATGTATGGCTTTCCGCAAAACTGATTCCACTGAATCCCAGCAGTCTCGAAATTTGATACTGTAACTGCGATAGGCGGTTCTTCGTCTGCGATTAACACATGAATGTTCAAGTTGTCAATCTTCTTTAAGCTGGCAAAACCAATAAAACCAAGATTGCGCAGTTCTCGAATCATTTCATTCTGCTTATCTACATTTACAGAAACACCAGCCATACGGAAAATATCTCGTGTATCTTCCGTAATCCAATAATTACACTTGTTGTTTACAGCCATATGAAACTTAGCCAAACAAAGCATTGTGAACATGAGCCGTTGCATCGGTTTCCCATCCAAGGCAAGAATTTTCTGGGTTTCAGACTTTGTAACACTTACTCCATCAAGTTCAACCAATTGTTTTCCTTTGGCGGACGCAATCGCTTGCACGATAAAGTTCTCATCTAAAACTCTATTATATCCAAACATATGAGCCACAAGAAAATCATCAAGCTTCTTCTTGACTTCTTCCTTAGAGTACCCCTGAGAGAAATAAAGCTTTGCAATATAATGTAAAGCGTGCCCTGCGGTTCTGCAAGTCACATCTTTTTGAAGCAGTTCTTCTGCATACTCACGTTCATTCAATACTACCATTCGCATCCTCCTCTTCAATTTTGTTCATATCGACTAACACGTCTTTATAACGCTCACTACAATATTCAACATCACCATTATCGTCCTTAACAAGAACATGGGCCTTGTTGCCAGCCTTATCAAAGAGACGCTTAATAATAATATCAGGAAATAGAGCCCATACAATCGAGACACTTGAGGCGTTTTTCTTACAGAGGTCCAACAAAATATCACAAAGGATATTATCATCAGAACATTTTTGATGCATGGTACGCAACATATTTTCGTTGTAAAAATTCAACTTCTCAATTCGATCTGCGCCGGTTTCCTTGTTCTTGGTATTTGAATTGTCGATAACAGAGTTTGTTCGTGCGTATCGAAGATATTCTTTAAAGATAGGGCGAATACCGTAATACTGAGAATTTTTATATTCATCACCAGACTTGAGAGAATCGTAATCAAATTTACGCTTCTTTTTCAAATCATCTTCAAACTCTTCAAGTTCATCTTCAATAATCCAGCACAGACGATTCATAGTGCAAGAATTAACACCGACGGGCATACGGTAAAGGTAATATTGGATAACAACTTCATCAACATCATTCTTGACTTCCTTTTTCATCATCTCGTCAAGGCCATCAAAACCTTCCCATTTAATTCTCTTACGAGCTGCAGCCACATACTTTTTATAGTCCTTCATCTGAGAGGGGTAAATGTAGCTCATAAAATAAGGTTTGCGCCAAGCACAAATACGTGCCCAGAACTTCTTGTCCTCAACAACATCTGGGTTATCATCCTCTTTAACAACACAAGCCTTATTGTCGTACCAGTATTGAGGCATCGGAGTAGTGGAAATACCCTTTATGCGATCAATCGACGCCTGCTGATATAGCTGGCCGCATTTAATGCGATATGTTAATTCTTCGTACTCGCGGCTTCCTGGCTCAAATTTACTTCGCACATCAAACATTGTGGTGATACGATTTGTGATTTTTCCAATATCGTCACCGAATCCATTGATATTAGAGCTAATAAAGTCCTCTTCAGTGGGGATTTTCTTCTCGCCCTTCTTTTGCACACAGAGAACCGTAGGCTCATCCACCCATTTATCAATCAGGATATGATTGTCTGTACTAAAACAGAGATCTCCGTCGTTATCGGCCCCATTAAGTGCAGCGTCCGTATTATCCCACACGTTCAGAATAAATACGGTCTTCATATAGCGATACCAATTTTTGCACTCATCACTTGAGTTTATGTCCATGCATCGAATATTTGCCATCTGGCTCATTGGCGCTCTAAAACAGGCTACTCGCTTCACATCACGGTCGTTCCAGAATCGACTATAAGCCTCACCAGATTTTAAAAGACCAGTAACAGGCATTCTAAACATAGATTGGCAAAGCGCATACGGGTCCCCACTAAGAACTTGAAAGTTACCTCTAACCTTTACTACACCTGTTTTCGCCTGAGAAATTCGTTTTTTAATAAAGAATCGAATGCGGTTCTGAACGTATGGGTCGTTGATCATTTCTGGCTCAATCATTAAGGCCTTGATATAATCATTCTCTAAGCTGTTTATGTAATTCGGGTCATCACGCATTCCGTTGCCACGCAAATAAAGCAGTACATCACGCCAATCACCACCCATGGCACCTTTGATTTCATCCAGTGTAGGCTTCACTAACTCTCGAATCTCATCGTTCGTTAAATTATAACTCTGGATAAATTGATAGTTCAGATTACGCTCTTCATCAAGCTCCAGCTCACAGGTCTTCGTTACAGAAAAGTGGTAGTGGTTTTCCTGACAATTCTCGAAACAATCATCTGCACTATGATAGCTGTCATAAAGTTTGAGCATCGACGTAGTAAGAATCATCTGCACACGGTTAATGTCCTTATAGTCGCCAAAAGCGTCTTTGACCATATTCTGCTTTGCAACCTTCTTGGCGAACTCACGGAAAGGGAAGGGGAATAGCATTCCCTTACAAAAGGCGTTACGCACACAGAATCCAGACGCAGTTGACGGTAGCTTCAAATCTTCGCTCCATTGTTGGGCAATGTCATAGCTGATAAGACCAAAACCATCGCTGGCACACAGTTCGCAATCATGTTCAGGATCTTCGACCATCGTAGGCTCACCAGACACACCATCATCCAGGATAATCACATGGTCTTTAAAATGAGTATAGCAATCATCCACAACCAGAATGCCATCTGGATCAGTAACAGGGATTGAGGCAGAGCAGGCGAGTGCCCGATATGCTTCCAACTTTGCCGGAATAAACTCCATTCCTTTGTTACGGCCATTATCAATTCGCTTGCGGATCTCACCAACAAGACGGTCGCTCACAAACACAATCGTGCTATTCTTAACACCACCGGTAGTCCCAACCAGACGGCGATACGTGATTCCATTGATTTTAAACCCCTTTGGAGAACATGCACGGCGGTAATCATTCTTCTTATCAACCACCAGACACATATAATCCGGCTTGAATTGAACTGCGTCCAGTTCAGTATACAGCCTCCGAATCTCCCGGCGGTTCTCTAAGCAAGACGGCTCATTCCGCAGCATCTTGATTCTACGCTTAATGCTCCGTGCTTTAGCCTCTGCATCCGTAACACCATTCAACTCATCAATCCATCGTAAAACAGTGCTATCAGCCAGCGAGATGATCTCGTGGTTTCGTCTAGCCTCATCTAATGGTAGAGTCAAATCCCACTTTGCTTCAACCAGACGCTTCGTATGGATCTTAAAAACAAACTTCTGGCAAGTTTGCTGCTTTGCCATTCGGCAGTCACCTCCATGTTCTTTTTGAATGTATCCTGTATTTCATAGCTATAAAGAAAAATATAAAATTAGGCTTTTACAGATAGCAACTCTCGCCATTTTCCATAGCCTTGAGCCAAAGTCGTTCACGCTCCTGATAGAGCTCATCCAGCATATCGTCAGCAGCTTCGTACTCGCTGCGTGTCAGACTTGAACTATTCATGTCACGCACAAGCTGCTTGATCTCTGCATCAACATCCTCGTAAGTACGCATCATCCATCAACCTCAATAATCTTTAACCTTAATCGTCTGCTCGTCCATAATAGCACCGCAGGCACCGCAGAACAGTGTACAGTCAATTCCAGTAGAGTTATGACAACTGGAACACTCACAATACAGTGATTCTCCAAAATCCGCCTCATGCTCAATCCAATGAGCATGAACTACTCGATGGAACTCACCACCAGCAGATATCTCTTCTTCAAGAATGCGCTTTGTGTATTGCATTGCCATATCGCACCACATATCATCAATAGACTTTGCATTACCTCTAGCCATAGTACGAGCGATAGCACTATCGAGGACGCCAATCAATCGTGTTGCGTTAATATATTTCTCCATCACTTGACCTCATCAGCTACCAGGCGGATCGTCTCACCAATCTGTTCAAGCTCTGCCAGCAATACATCCACGGTATCTGCATCGCTTTCAGAAATATTCAAATCCTTAATCTTATGTAAAGCCCATTCGAGGTTCGGGTAATAGCCAACCGTAACCTCTTTTACACCGGTGCCAATCTCACCAGTCTTTGGATTCTTGCCAGCAGGTCGCTGCTCAATGATAACGAGATTTCTGTTATCCAATGTCTTAATTACATACTTTCCAATCTGAATTTTCATTATTCTCTCCCTTTTAATATGTAACTTATATTTCAAACAAGAGCCACACAGACTCTTATTTAATTCTTATTCACACGGCTGGCCTCAAACGCAGCCACGTCATTCATGAAATCATTGATATGTAAATACTTATCAGCCTTCTGCACAGTCTTTGGCTTGAACTCTCGACACTTGCATCGCACATCATCACAAGTGGTGAAGCACGGGATCTCATACTGGCATTTTGTGCAGACATGTTTCTTGTGAAACTCCGGCAAGCGTCCAGATGTTTGGTAGAACTCATAAGTTACCTTTAAATCAATCCAATAGGGGTTATCAAAATTCATTGTACTCAACCTTCTTCCTTATCTTTTATAAGAACCATACCATTTAAATCCAGCACGAGGGATTCCAGAATTCGCAGGAACACGAATCATTCCATCTATAAAGAGCTGAAGAACCTCATCACTCAACTGCCTGTGCACAAAACGAAATGGTGGTTGAGAAGCATCATTGTAATATTCTGGATTTTCCTCCAATACCGCTCTACCTCTTCTGACGGCAGAAAGTGTTGGGATATTCTCACACATCGCATCATTCATCTCGTGAAAGCATTGCTGTTGCAATTTATATTCTGTCCGTGCAGCAGATCGCTTCAACGAGTTTGGCTCAATCGTAATATGGTACATCGGTCGTGCTAGGTCATATGTAAAAATTTCCTTGAACCTATTATCTAATTCTTCATAGAACTCATGAAGCCGTCCAGTCAGAAATACGTCTTGTTCACTCTGGCACACTCGACCAGATGACGTATAGAACTCATGAAGTACATTCGTATACATCTTCATATAAATGGCCTTTTGGTCTTCAGAGGGGATATGGTACTCTTCTGGGTCATGGTTTATAAACACAGCAGGACAGTCTTCAAAAAATATTTCCTTGTTTTTCGCCATAGATTTAAGCGCAGACTCAATGTACCCAACCATTGTAGATTTAGTACATTGCTGAAACGTCTCAGCATCCGCTGCTAAATTCTCTCTAAACTCATCCATTTGCTCACGAGCAATACTTTCTAATGGCGTACCAACTATCTCAGCCCAAAAGGTATCCTCACCATGTAGGTCTTCTGGATATTGATAAAAATTCTTATTGGTCATTCCACACGCTCGTAGTATTGCAGTTGGTGTCCAAAAGAACTCCATCCAACTACTGCCATCACATTCTTTAAGTAAGTGGTAAGCAATCTGGTTCTGCAGACGCAATGAGAATTTTCCTTTATTTCTTGTCGGTAGAGGAGGAAGTACCTCATTGTCTGGACGAATCTTTACAATAACAAAGCGTTTTCCTTCCTTTTTAAACTCAACGAAACGATTCAACTCTTCAAGGAAGTGTTTTTTGCTAGTTCCATCTAGTGGCTTTCCATTTTTACCAAACACATTAAGATAAGTAGATAGTTCTAAAAAATTAGAAAAAATCTGACCATCCTTCAATTTACCTATTATCTCCGATGTGATCTCGTATTTTTTCTTGTCCATATAGCCTCCTACTCAATTTAGTTGGATTGACGAGTCTGTATTATATATATGTATGAAGATACATGGTCGTCAGTCCAAGTACAACTATCACAAAATATCTCTTAATGGTTTACTCGACTTGAAGCTATGGAGCGTAAGCGACATAGATTCAATTTGAGTAAACCTACGAGCGTCCGCAGACGCGAGATCCCTCTCAACGCCCTGTCTGGAAGACTACTATAAATATCCACCACAATCATTCACTACAGTCATTCCATCACTATCTCCTTTACAGTATCCTGTATTGTATAGCTATCTACACTCATTATACCATGAGATTGCCAAAAATTCAATAGCTACATAATACAGGATACCAATATTTCTAGCGCCTATTATAATAAGGTATGTTTCTTGGAGTATCATCTGCTGTAATCTTTCCAGACAGTGACCGTCAGCTTACTTAGCGATGGTCGTTATTACACATTATTCTCTATAAAGGACATCTAGATGCCCTATATGTTCTGTGTAAGCTGCCAGAGGCTACATTTATGCTCCTTGTAGGTCTTTAGAGTCTCTGAGAATACTGCTCAGATGCCAGATCAGTCTATTTATGGCGATAGGGGAGTATGGATGAGCATAAATAGGTACTTTATACTCCGAAGAATGGTCATTTTCGGTACATTTTGGGTACACATCGGGAAAAACCGCATGAATCCTAGCTTTTTCGGATTTTATTGAGTTAAAAAGGAACAAAATAAGGGGTAAAAAGGTACAAATAAAAAGAAAAACTATCCAAAATATAACGAAAATACGTTAAATTCTAGCTAGTTACCGAATGAGCTACCGATTGAAAAATAGCGATTTTAAGCCATTTTTATGTATTTTGAGTAGAAAAATGAGTGATTTGTGAGTATGTGTAGGAGAGGGTATAGGGGTGTATTTTAGGATGATTTTGTCAGGGAAATGTACCCGGGTAGGAACAGGAAAATGGATAAATTGAGTTGATAGGTGAGAGGTTGTGATTGTTGGAAGAGGTTGGTATTTTTGTGGAAATTGTTGTGCAGAATGTATATGGAATAAGAGAAATTGAAATCCATAATTGGTGATTATGAACAAGAAAGATGTACTGGGATCTCGGCCTGCTGCCTGGAACGTGCCAAAAATGAAAAGTATCCCCCATGGGGAAAAGCCGCCTTTGTGCAAAAAGCGGTATTTACTTTAATTGAATAAAGTGCCTGTTTTGTCACTTTCTAGGCCGGGAATTATTCCTATTTTTCCAGTATGTTTATAGTGCTGATTTTTGCCGGGAATTGAATTTGCAAATTGATTGCATTTTCGTTGTGTTCGATTGAATAATTTTTGTAACTCTTTTGTAACTATTTCATTCTTGTTACTTTCTTGTAACTATTCTACCAAATTATACCATTTGTCTTTATAATGTACTCGTGTGCGCGTGCGCACACACACGCCCAGGCGCACGCATGCGCGCGAACACGTTTCCGCGTGTTTCTTAAAATTCTTTAACTATTCGATCACAGCCTTGCCAAAATATAATTTTTAACGATATATCGCTATTTTTAAAAAATCTATAATTCTTGCGTGTTTTGTCCATGCGTTTGCAACAAAAGTATATGTTCAACCATAGTGGAACGTGGTAAAGTATAGGCACCGGAAGGCCGGAAGGCTTGAAGGGACGCACGGTCGGAAGGTGCGGGAAAGTTCCCCGACAAATCGCCAAAGGGCAAGCGGTCGTTCCCCGAATGGAAGGAAGTGCAAAAGCAAATAGTACGGAACGGCGCTCAAGCATGATACCACGTTTAACAGACGGGTCGAGAGTATGGCGGTTTGAACGTGTACACACAAAATCAACCCTTTAATCAGTCGAACGGTTGAGCAAATGGCACGGCGGGCAAGGCGGTCGGATTCCGTATTTGTTCAAGTGGTTTACCTTGCAAAACAGGCCGAAACCGATTCCAGATTGACAAAAATGCGCTGGAAGGATAAAAACAATATAACCGTTTTGAAAGAATCCAAAACGCAAGTTTTGGCAACGTTTCAAACGCAAGCTATCAGTTTGTTACTTTTAGGCGGTACAATGCAACCTTGCATGGTTGAGAAAACAGAATATTTTTGCAAAGATACGCAATAGACGGCGCTGGACTTCAAAAGTTTGGCGCTTTTTGTTTGGACTTCAAAAGTTTGGACTTGTCGCAGATATAGCAAAAATAGACAGTTTTCCGTGACAATTGAATAATAGCAAGCATGGTTGAAGGGCTGTTTTTGGCAGACAGAGGGTAAACCATGCTTTACAGTATACATATTTGCCCATCGTGGGCGAACCATAGGCTACAGGCAGAACCTGGAATTTTGTCTGTAGCACTTGGCTTGCTCATAATAGCAAGAAGTCCGTACACACATTATAACACATAAAGGAGAAAAATACTATGTCTACTACTACCATTCTGTCCGCTATCAACTTCAACGCTACCGCAGCCGCAGAGAAGAACCGCACCACCGGTGCAGCCGTTGCCCTTTTCAAGAAGGGCGGCAAGGAAGTCAACACCTCTGAGAAGGCCCTGGGCAGAGACTGCCTGAAGGGTATCACAGCAGAGCAGTACGAGACCTATTGCAAGGCCGTCCGTGCTGTCTACTTGGATGCTGATTTGCTGGCACGCTATGCCGCAGACGCAGACTCTGTTCAGAAGATTAAAACCTTCTACTTCAACGATCTGACCAGCCTTACCACCGCTATCATGGGCGATACCTTCAAGGTCAATGATGTCTTTGCAACCTTTACTGTTGAGCAGTTCATTGAGCAGAGCGTGGGCAAGGTGCGTGCATTCACCGCTACCACAGCAGGCCACGGCTACGACACAGAAGCAGAGTCTCAGACTAAGTTTGTCAAGTGGGTTGAAGCATGGTTTAGTGCCAACGCAAGCGGTGTTGCTATGCTCTCTATGGCAGAGCGTGACCGCCGTGCAAGTGTCCGCAAGCTGTCCTCTAAGGTTGTGCGCCTTACTAAGAGTGTCGAGAATGCAGAAGAAGTGCTGTCCTCTGCAAAGAAGGAGCTGGACTCTCTCAAGAGCAAGAAGGACACCAACGCAAAAACCCTGGAAAAGAAGATGAAGGCCGTACAGGGCATGGAAAAGGATTTGGCAGACGTTAAGAAGAGCCTGGAATCTGCTCAGACTAAACTGGCAGACCTTCAGAGCAAGGACTTTACCAACGACTTCAGCGCAGAAGAAACCCTGTAATTAAACCACGCAACCATCGTGAACACGCAAGAGCTTTACATAAATGCTAGGCGATTAGTGGTACTAGGGAAGACGTAACCACTACCAACACGGCAGAAATGCCGTAACTATCAATCGAAAGAAGGGAATACTATGCAAAAGTTTCTGTGTAAGAACTACGCAGACCGTCAGATTAAGTTTGACGGTCATTCTGTGCCGTCTGGTGCATACTATGGTCAGACCGCAGAGGGATTGCGCTTTATCGCAGTCGTCAGAGTGAATCAGATCGGCATGGTTTGGCGTTCCGGTAAAGGTTTGGTTCCGTGGGAGAAGACTTACAATCAGACTGTCGTTGACTTCATCAGAAGTGAACCTATTGGCGTAAATCCTGAGACTGTGCATTTTGATATGGCAGTGAAATCAGAGCGCAAGAAGGCTGGACGCTATGCAGCACGTTTTGCTGGAACTGGGTCTGCTAGTGCAAATCGCAAGAGCAAGAAGGCAGCAAAACACACTAAGGCTTTCCGCACTCGCAATGATTCCTTTACGGCAGAGTACAACAATGCCTCTAGTTTGATCTATGGGAAGACTGTCGAGATGAACGGACGACCTCAAAAGGTCTATGGTAAGATTGCAGAGTACATGGACGGCAGTGGAGTTGGAAAAATCCGTGGTGATATGCGTCCTCTTGAGCCTGTTTTTCCTGTACCTTCTGGCAGAAAGGCAAGGTGAATCATGTCAGCAACTGTTTTGAGTGGTCAGAACTTGCGCAAGAGTGAAAAATTTGCTATAATTGCATCAAAAGGTGGTGCGACTATGGCAAGCAAGTACGACAACATGAGCAAAGAAGAGCTTGTTGCCGCTATGAAAGCGCGAAATAAATCTTATAAGTGGCAAAAGGCTTGTGTTCTTACTCCGGCAGAGGGTGAAAAGCTGGAAACTGAAATTCTTCCTCTTTATGGATGTATAAACGTGTCTCAGCTTGTTAAAAAAATTGTCAATGGTGAATTGATTGTTTCCCCGTCAGAATCCAACTAATAAACCACATAACCCTGGCAACAACGTCTTGTGAATTTATCGCAAGGCGTTTTCTTTATGCCTTGTTTTGTATAATTATGCAAATAATTTGCAGAATATGTAAAATGAAAACAAAAAAGGAGAACACAATGAAAGAATACGCAATCTTTGTTGCCTGTGAAGAGGATAATGACCCCAATTTTGGTGGCCGTTACGTCCTCTACACGGAAGAGGAAGTGAATACCCTGGGTGGTCTGGACGCTGTTCTTGCCAAATTGAAGGCAGAAGGCGAGATCATCACAGGTATTCAGACTGGTGAACAGTGAAATCAAACACGTCAGAAAATCACATAAAAGAGGACTTTTAACAATGAAAAATGATATCAATTTCGTTTCTATGATTCATCTGGCAGATACAGATGGAAATCGGTTTGTAGCAATCTATAAGCCGATGTCAGAAGAAGAGCGTCAAGCGTTGCTTGAACGTTATTGGCAAGAGAATCGTTGGGGCACACGATTTGGAGCCCCTGATATTCTCGATGTGTTTCCGCTTGATGACTCATGTTTTCCGAATCAGTGGTTTGAAAACATGAGCGAATGCGAAAGAAACTCAAAATGCAGCTACTGAATGAAAAATGCCGTGAAGTTAGTGGGCACGGGGCAGAAAGATCCCACTACCAGCCCAATAGGGTACGCAATAGCGTTGTAAAAAATGAATTTGCAAAGCCTGGTTTATCCTGGCAGAAAGGAAGTCTTGTTATGAAATCGCTTCTCATGTTATTCGGCTATTCTGCTTATCATGCAGAGTGCGTTGCACCTATGATGTGGGCTTTCGTAATTTGTGCCATTGCTATTGGCGTGGCAGAATGGAAAGGGTGGTTGAATTAATGTTTCGTAATGTAAAGAGCTTACGATTCATTGGAACGGATGACTTTCACCGTGAAGTATTTATCGATAAGTTCGGCACAGTATGGAAATACACAGAACCCGGTAAAATGCCGCAAGAACGGCATGACAAACTTTACACTTCATCCAGCAACAGCATGGATGGAGAACCAGAAGAACCGATGGCAGATGACCTCGATTACAAGATCTAAAAGGAGAACTGTAATGAACAGAGAAGATATTGATATCCTGGAAGTGGGCAATGCTTACACGGCACTGTTTTACAAGAAGAATCACTATCAGCCATACATTGTGGCGTGGCATTTTGACCCGGATTCCTACACATGGGATCAGGGTCATTATTTTTGTGACCTGAAATCCGCAAAGAAATTCTTTGCAGAGCAGGAGCGCAATAATGCAAATTGCAAGTATTGCGAAAAGCTTGATTGCCCTCACAGGGATTGCGTCAGACGATTACCCTATGAAAAGGGTGGAATCCTTGCTTGTGAGAATCTTTGGTAAAGGAGAATGAAAAGCATGAAAAAGTATGTCATGTACGAATCGCTTGGAATGTGGTATATCACCACGGCAGAAAATCACAATCGTTATATTACGGATGCAAACAAAATCATCAAGTTGAGCCGTGACTTTGAGGAAGCGAAGGCCATTGTTGATTACAATTGGCACGGCTTTGATGATGTTGAGATCATTCAGAAATAAAAGATATGTTTTAAGGAGAGCTTGATATGACCGCAAGAGAATATTGTAAGAGCCATCCTGTAACTGCTTATGATAGCAGCTACGGCAGATGTGGTGGTTTCCAGATTCATGGTGACGTTCAGTATGGCATTGATGATTATATCTATGCTCAGTCTGGCGTACTCATTGAAGATGAAAAGTATCACAGTTACCATCACTTGAAGATTATCTATGCACCGTCTGGCAGAGCATACGTCAAGTGTTTCGGTAAACGAATCTATCTTGATGAGTGCATGAGAGTGTAAAGGAGAACGCAAGATGAAAAAGGGTCAGTGGTTTATGAACGATGAAACAGGTGTTATCACTAATATTCATCGTGAAGCTGTCGAGTGGTATCGGCAGGGTGCAAACATTTCCATCTGGATCAACGGCGTTATTGTTTGCCGTTGGGGTCATTGATAAGAAAGGAGAACGCAAGAATGCGTGCTACTGTTGAGGTTTACGAGAATAATGCAGGCGGTATCTTTGTTGCCGTCTTTGGTAAAAATGGCTTGAAAAAGCTGTTTGTTGTTACTCCTGATAATAATGAAACAAGAATGACGAGGGCATTCTATCAGGAAGCATTGTACGGATTCTCTGGTGTGGATGACTATAACGCAGCAGATTTTTCTGGTCTGTCTATGGATGATGCTTATATGGATATCTGCAGTGGCAACCTGATTGCAGAATTTTACGACAATCGTGTTGTGAATCTGTATCCGGCAGATATGGGATCTGCTGGTATGAAATTATTTGGTTTGAAAGATTGAAAAGGAGATACATAAAATGAAACTTACTCAGAATAAGCTGTCCGTCATCCTGGCTACTGTTGTGGCTGGTGTTTCCATTCTGGCAAACTGTATGACTGCAAACGCAGCAGAGCCTATGAAAACTCGCCTGGATAATCGTTATGTCCTGGCTGGTAGCGTGGATGAAATCGAAGTATTCCGCAACGGAATTAAGACCATCCATGTTATTGATGAGAACGGCGAGGAATGGCTGTATTCTTATGCAAGCATGGAAGAAACCCCGGCAGATGGTCAGAATGTGACCATGATTATGAACAGCAATGGAACAGAAACCATCTACGATGATACCATCGAGGATGTTCTGTGGGCACGGCCTGATGAAGTGGATGTTGATTGATATTCACAGAATGGTCACGAAAATAAAACGTATGAACGCATTAAAATGTGACGTTAATAAAATCTACATTTTAGTGCTTGACAAAAGCAATAGTATCCTGTATTATGTAGCTAGAAAGGGCAGTCCGTCATAGGACTTTTATTTTTACCATATAGCTATATAACACAGGATACATAAGAAAAGGAGAGTCAACTGCTATGGCTATGTACAAAACTAAGAAGGATGCAGCTTACGCATGGGTTCGGGAATTTAATGCGATTCCTCAGAGCGTTATTGAAAAGCTCGCCAAGGTTGATTTGGAAGAGAATGGTGAAGGCATTACTGAAATCACGCCGCCGTCTTGTTGTGATCGTGTCTATATCTTTAGCGGTGACCACTATGGCGAAGATGGTGAGATTCAGAGCTATAACGAAGATGACAACACTTACAAAATTTATCTCGATGGCACTGGCGAGGAAGTTGATGTCAAAGAAGATGATTTTGAAGTCGAGCGTGACGGCTTCCTTCCGATGTGGGGAACGATGTGGCAGTTTAATGACCCGTGTGATAACTGGTGGCTCGAAAATCATCTTCAGGAAATGGCAGATTGCGGATTCCGCATCTACGAGCAAGAAGATTACGGTTACATCTTTGGCATTGATGGTTGTGGCTACGACTTTTTTGAAGCTCATTGGATTCCGCTTTATGAAAAGCGTGGATTCCATTGGGACGATGAGACTGTAAAGGAGATTGAAGAAAATGCGTAAGTACACTCAGAAAGAACTGAAGAATATGGTTGCCCTTGGAATGGCAGAGGACGTTACTCGTGCAAACAACGAAGATTATGAAAGAATCATCAAAAAAGAAGGGTTTCTTTCTCAAGTTGGATATTCTTCCGGTGTTTATGGTTGTAACGGAATGTTGTTAAGAGGTCATGAAACCGGTGTTTATTATGCTGTGACTTCAAGAACGTTAGCCATTTTTATTTTTGGTTAAGAGGTGAATATTTTGATTATTGATAGCATTCTTGATCGCCGGGATGGCAGACACTACAGCGCACATGACTTTTATCTTGAAGTTAGAAAGTATGAACGCCTGGGTGTTGGAACTCACGGTGAAGATATTTCGTTAGCGATGGATTACGGTGATAACCGTGATGTGCAGCGTGTCCTGTGTCAATACATTGACCGTAATGAATACAATCCATCTATTAAGGATTATATAAGAAGTCAGGAGTGGGTGTCATAATGCCTTATAAATCTGAAAAAATAAAACTTTCAGAACAACAAGATAGAAGAGTAAAGATTACATCTGTAATGAAAGAAGAAATCCGAAAAAAATATTCTACTGGATTATTTAGCTTAATGGATTTGGCGAAAGAATATAACGTGAGTAAGAAATCTATTTTGCTTATAGTTAATCCAGAATCCAAAAAGAAAAACGATGATCACATCAAGAGTCACTGGAAAGATTATAAACCGTCATCAGAAGAACGAAACAAAATTATGAAAGAGCATAGGCATTATAAGCAGGAGTTATATTTGAAAGGAAAATTAAAATAATACGTTATTATGCTAGGTGATTAGCGGTACTAGGGTAGACATAACCGCTACCAATGCGAAAGCACAAAAATATAAAAAGGAGTGTTAGGTATGAAATATTTGAGTGCAAAAAAGTTTTCAAGGGACGCACATCCGTCAATTCATTATACGGGTAGCGTTCGTGGAATGAAGAAAGCTGGACTTTGGGGGAAACATGACAAATGTGTTCGTTGTGGTGATTATATTTATAATTTATCTATCTGGATTGGTGGATACGATTTTTGGCATTAAAAGGAGCGATTGATATGGAAACAATGTACGAGCGCATTAAGCGAATGGATAAGCATGAGCTTGCTGAATTTATCTATGCTGTTTATCAAGCTGGTGTTAAAGATGGTGAACAGAATCTTTGTGATTCTCCTATGGGATTTTTTGGTTGCTGTTACTTCCTTAATGATAATGCAAAAGTATGGATGCCGAATGATAAGCCCAAAGATCTTTGTGATGCTTGGAATATCTAATATTAAAAGGAGTGTTAGGTATGAAGGTTGTTGAGTTGATGTGTTTGTTTGATAACTGGAATAAATTTCTTATCATCAGTGATGATGATTTGAATCATATCCTTGATGGTAAAAAGGTTTTCGAGGTCTACGATAAAATGGAAAAGTACAAGGATATTCTTAACAAAGAGGTTGTTTCCTTTGGTTTTTATGATGATGATTTTTGTATCAGAGTGAAATAAAATCATGCTTTTACAATGACTAGGGAGGTTACAGAATGAAAACATTAAGGGACGACCCCATTGAAGAAGGAATAGATGCTTTCTTTGAAGAAAAACAAAGACTCGAAGAAGAAAAGCAAGAACTCGAAAATGAAATTCGAGATTATGAGCAGAAATATTTAGACCAATATTATGATAGTTTATACGAACAAGAACTTTCTGAACGCTTGGAATACTTGGAGTTTTATCGTGAGTTTTTGTCAGAACTTGAACGATAAAGATTGAGGTGACAAAATCGTTTCTGAAGAGGTTAACCCGTTTAAGTAATAGAAAGGAGAAACAACAATGAAGTATACTGTGAACCTTGAAACAAAAGAAGCTTACGAAGTTGAAATCGAAGCATCGGATGCAAATGTGGCCGAAAGAATTGCGATGGATATGTGGGAAGATGGGGCATTAAAGCGAACAGATGGACTTATTGATTTTATTTCTAGCAAGTGATAAAAGGAGTAACAAAAAAATGAACACTCGTAGAGATTTTATTGAAGCATTTTGCTGGGAATTTGGATGCACCAAAAAGAAGGCAAACGAAGTATTTTCGTTGCGAGTCCATGACGATCCTGAATACATTCATGAGGTGATTGCATTCTACAAATGTCAGAACAAGAAAGCATTTTATGAAGATTGAGGTGATAAGAATGGATACTAACATAAACCATCTTAACAGTAGAAAAGAATACATGGAGCTTGTTTACCACAATTCTAGTCCGTTTGATTTTTGGGAAGAAGTGCGAAAATTTCACAAGGAACGTGAGCAGGAGGAAAAAGAACATGACCAACACTGAAAAGAGCATCGTTCTCGCAGCTCTTTCTTCCTATCGACGCAAGCTGATGGATCAGAGTGTTTCGTTCCTCAGAGCAGGGAATCACGAGGATGCAAAACAGTCAACGATGGAAGCAGCCAACGTGAATGCGTTAGTGATTAAGTTTACAAGAGAAAAGGAGTTTGCAATATGAATAACGAAAATAAAATTGTTGTGACTAGCTGGAATGGGAAGTCTTGGGAGATGACACCTGAACAGATTGAGGCGGCATACCGCTACAAAGAGCATCAGTATCGTATTGAAGATGCAGAGAATCAGCTTGATGGCAATGCTGATTGGATTGAGGAAGAATACGGTTATTCTCACGATGAGATTATGGACTTTGCTGACGAGTTAGCAGAACGATTCGAGGACAAATTTGATTGCAATGTATCAGAAAATGATACTTGGGTAGCACGTATCACAGAGATGTTTGACGCCGCAGGTAGAAAGGAGAGCAACGATGACTGATCCTTGCCGTTATTGTGTAGCACCTGAGCGTTATCCTGGTTGCCACGACCATTGCGAAAAGTTAAAAGCCCATCGTGAAAGTGATGAGTATAAAAAGCTGTGCGAATATAAGAATACATACCTAAAAAGCCATTCGACAGCAAGTTCTTCCCAGATTAACAAAGCGATGCGGTACTTCAAATGTAAAGGTTATAGCCTTTATGGATTTAAGAATGTTGGGAGTGTGTAAAATGAACGGCTATTACGTTACTATTGAAACAAGCGTTACTTACACAACGTTTGTTGAAGCAGACAACAAAGATGATGCTTATGAAATTGCGAAAGATAGATTTGTTGCCGGTGAGATTGAACCAGATAATCCGAATCCGATGGACATTGACTGTGTTACGGTAAAAGACGCAGAGGGGTGATAAAATGTGGGATTTAGTTGAAAATGAATATTCTAAAAAATATGGAATTGGGTGCGCAACCTTTTTTCGTGACAAACAATTAAAAACAGCAATGGTTATGTATAAATATAATGGCCGTAGCGTTATGTTTTGCTATTCCGAGTACGATAATAAGATTCTATCTGACGGTGATAAAAACGAAATTGAGATGACAATCAAAAAGAAACTCAACTTTTGGGAGGATTAACTATGTGGGATTTAATTAAAGATGAATACACTGAAGAATATAAAATCGGAAGAGCAAAGTTCAAGAATAAACAAACAGGTCATTACTTCACAATCATGTATATGGTATTTAGTTTTTATATTTCTTTTTATTATCCAGAGTATTCTTTCTTTTTTGTTCTTCCTACCGCAAAAGATAAAGAAGAAATGAAAGAAATTATTATTTTAAGACATTCTAAAACTTTGGAGGATTAACTATGTGGGATTTAATGGGTAACAATTATTCAGAAGTATACGGTATTGGATATGCTTTACTGAATGGAATTTCAGCTGGGTTTTATGTGAGTGTCATGTACAAGGATCTTGGAGATGAAATTTACTTCTATTATCTTGATAATGCTCCTTACGGAGAACTTGATGATAATACCAAAAATAAAATTGAGGATATTATCCGTGATGACCTTAACAAGCGTCATATTTTTGGGGAGGACTGATTATGTGGGATTTAATAATAAATAATTACCACGAAGAAGATGGAACAGGTTACGCCTTGATGTTTAACACAAGTGATAGGTGTTATCTTGATGTTATGTACAGGTGTAGGCCGTTATACAATTCGATTCGTGCTTTTTATTCTCTTAATATTTCGGAGAATGAAAAAGAGAACATCGAAGAAGCACTTGTAAAAGAACTGAGAAACAATGGAGTTTTAAGGAGTGAAGATTATGTGGGATCTGAGGGAAGTTCACGCTTGTTTTGATGGTGAAGGTTGGGTTTGGAATGAATCTTTTCATCACAAGAATGTGTTTGTAGGTGAGAATGAAGATCCGAAAGAAATCTTTTGGCAGGAATGTCAGATGTTCTTCCTTCAGGATTATCTAAGCAAGTGTGAGATTGTAGATGACGGCGACATTCTGGAACTTCAGCTGAAAGATTCCGGTGAACCGGTTCTCGCTATGATGATTACAGAGTAAAGGAGAATGAATTATGACACGGTTTTATCTTAACGCAGGTGCTCTTGGCCGTTGGATGCACCAGAATAAAGCACAATACACTGGTGCTTACGTTGAGGGTGTTTTGGTTGATAGTTTTGTCGTTGAAACAAAGCGTGGTGTTGCAGCTATCTATGAACACTACCTGAATGAGTGGACAAGCAACTATTATGTTGAGTTCGCACCGTACAAAAACGAGACAGAGGTAAACGAACTCTGGAAAGAATGGAATGAATTTGAAGAAAAGGCAAGTGCATAAGAGGTGAGTAAAATGTATGTGCTTCTCGCTTACGAAAAGGATGGAGGCTATTATGATGAACTCTTCAGAAATAAAGATCTGAAATATGTTGAAGCAACAGGTATGGGTTTGATGTCTGTTCTGAAAAGCAACAAATTACGAGCTTGCAACGGAGAATCTTACGATTGGCTTGAAATTTGGAATAATGAAGTTGATGATCTTGAACCGTTGTTGATTATTACTGCAAACGGGTGCTTATAAAAGGGAGATTTTAGATATGGAAAAACTGTATTGCTACGATAATGAAATCATAAAATGGACTTACGGCGATAATTTGTATTGCTTGCATATCCAGCACGATGATGAAGCAGATAATAATCCTCGCTGGTGGGATGACCATGATTCCACAATGGCCTGTTTCCATTCTCGATACAATCTGGGTGATAAGATTGATGCGAAAACACCGGAAGAGTTTTGGAATAACCTGGTTTGCAAGTATTGCTCCGATGAAGAAATTATCAATGCCTTGATTGACATGAAACTAGAAGAATCCTGTGTGGTTATTGACAACGATAACAGTAGTATTGAAGAAACTCGTTATGCGATTTGTTGTCGTGAAGATCAAGCCAATCCTTGGTATACCAATTTGAAATACAATGAAATTGCGACGTATGCTCGTGGTGATTTTTCTATTCGTGATTGTCAGATTCTTCTTGATAATACATTGCATGGCTTCCTCTTTGGCTGCATGACCATTCTGGTCTGTCTATGGATTGTGATACACGGTTCAGAGATTTATGGGACGACGGCAAGGTTGGTTGGATTGTGACCGCTATTTCGGATGGTTCGGATAATACTAAAAATGAAGCAGAGCGAATCATGCGTGATGAAGTTGAGATTTACAGCGATTATCTTTCTGGTGAAAACTACGGCTATACACTTTATCGAGAAGAACACGGAAAGTGGGAAGAAATCGATAGGGCATTTGGATTTATCGGTACTGATGTGTTTGAAAATGGTATTGTATACAGCGCTGGATGTAGTCTCGAAAAAGCATTAAAGGAAGATCAGTGCCGTATCGGTGATGCTGAAAGAGTTGTTACTGTTACTTACAACTTTGACAACATTTAAGGAGGCATGGATCATGAAGAAACTCACAGCAGAAGAGTTCGCCGAAAAGGTTATGGAGAACGGCACTGAAATTGATTACAGTGAATGGGCTTCTAAGAATCGCGGTTGCGAGGTCTGGGAAATCTATGCACACATCAATGAGAATGGTGAAGTAGTCCATGGAAATGGAATCGGAATCGAAAGTATCTGGACGTACCTAGAACTTGAAAATGAAGAACAGGGAAAGGCGTTTATGAACGGCGAGCTGGATGATATGGAAAAGAAAGTTATTATTGATGATCTTTACCCTGAATATCTTAAAATTTTGGAAAACTTATAATGATTTTATTTTTAGGAGAGGAAATATTATGGATAACAATATGATGGAAAGAATCAAGTATCTGAAGCGTGAGCTTTTTATGGATGGGCTTGATACTATTGAAAACTTTATTGGCTACAAACTGAACGGAGACGAGGATGATGATGTTATTGAACGCCGAATGGATATCGCAATCGATTGTATGTCGGAAGATGAGTTGAATATTTGGTTTGTAAAGTATAATATCGTTTAAATTTTCGGATGAAAATATTCTCAATGAGGTGTAAAAGCATGAAGATGAATATTGACATTGATATTGAACGTGTTGGAAAGGGTTTATTTAACGTCTATATCAGTGATAATGGAAATTCTGGTGCGGAATACAAAAATGTAAATTGTGATCAGATCGGTGAGTATGTAGCAGATTTGATTGATTGTCTGGAAGAAAGTTATGAGGTTTAAAGTATGAGTTACAACGGTGGGCCTTGTTGGTCATGCATTGAGAAGTCTTGTAAGAACTGTCCATGTGCTGTCGCAGAGTCTTTTAATAGTACATATCTTACTGCACAATGGATGTTAAAACTAAGAGAAAATAAAGATGATTGCGACAAATTTGTTGAACGTCTTTGGAAAGAGAACACTGATTTTGCATGGGTTGAAAACGAACGTGGAGAATTAGTTCTTGATCAGAAGTGGAGAGGCTTTCCAGTTGGCAATTTCACACAGGATGAATGGTTTCATTGGGTAGATGAGTTCCATAGTAAAGGCGTTGGCTGGGTTTACGAGAATGTGAGTGTGTAAAATTTAAGAGGAAAAATATCATGAAAACTTACACAAAAGACGAACTTTATAATCTCCTGAAGAACGGCGCTATTCTTGATGAATTGCTTGATATGAGTGATGGGCAAGAGTGTACGATATTTAAAGCGGATTGCTTTCCTGAAGAGGACTGTTATAACAGCGTTATTTATATTCCTGATCTCGATATGAATGGTGTTGCCTATGACCATAAAATGACTTTGCAAGAACTTGCAGACGCATATACGAACTTTTACACTGCACAGGATATTATTGATATCTGTGAAGGTGATGAAAAGAAGGCAAAACGAGTGTTTTACAATTGTGATTGGCAGCATCCATCCACCGAACTTACAGAGATGGAAGCATTTGACGAAGATGATTGCGATGCTCGATATTATTATGCTGAAACTCGTTTTTGTATCGATGACGTTATCGATGCAGCGAAAAGAAAAGGTGTTGTATTGAGCCAGCAGCAGGCTGAATTGTGGTGGGAAAAGAATGAAAATTGGTTCAAGGATACTCTTACTGAATATGGTAATGAGATTCTTTTTAATGCAAATTTTAGTGAGGTGTAAATATGTGGTGTGTTATCGAATGTGGTTCTAAAGGTGAAATTTTTGAGCCTGAGTTTTTTCAAAACGAAAAAGAAGCTATGAAATATATCGTGGATGATTCGAAAGAATGCTATGCAATGTATTCTGACCTTCCTAATGTTCTGGCTTATTATGATAGTGACGAACTCGAAGCACAGGTTTGGACGGATGAATTTAGTTTCAGATGGAAAGCATTTGATATTTCTAACATATTGATGTAAAAGGAGAGTTTTATTATGAAAAAATTAAATGTGACTGTAACCTGCATGGCTACTTACAATAGTTATATTGAAGTTCCTGATAATATGAATATCAATGAGGCTATTCAATATGCAAAAGAACACATTTCTAATATTCCTATTGGTGTTCTTGAATATATTCCTGATAGTGACGAGTTGGATGAGGAAAACTGTGATTTTGAGGATGAATGATGTATTACCATCTTGAATACTCTGTAAGATACTTTATGTATGGCGATACATATAGAGGGCATGAAATCTATCCTACAAAAGAGCTGCGTGATGCAGAGCTTGACTGGATGAAAACGTGTTACAGCAATCCGACAGAGCTTGTCTATACAACGTATGAAACAGAAACGCTTGGTGAAGATAATAATATAAAGGAGAATGAATATGAAAACGGTTTGGTGTGTAGTAAAAATTGATACGTTTGGTGGTGGGTCTGATCCTGTATTTTTTGATAAAAAGAAATGTGCATGGGATTATATCAAAAAAGAAGCTCAAAAGTTAGCTGATAAGTTAGGCAATAGCGTAATTAAGAAAGCTCAGAATAGGGAAAAAGCATATCTTAGTATCACTACAAAATATACAACATGGGCATGGAAAGGATTTGAAGCAAATTTAAATCTTTATGATGAGAATAATATTCCAGAATAAATAAAATCGAGGTTTTAAAAATGTGGACTTTTAATAGGATTTATCTTCGGGAAAGTTGTATTTTGCTTATTGAGGAGGACGGAGAAAAGAGTGCAATCACAACAAGTGCATATGACTTAATAAGAGTGTACAATAACGGCGAGAGTGAATGTCCTTGTGATAACGCAAAGGTTATTTATTGCTCGATTTTTAATGTAAAAATGAAATGTAAAACGTTTAAAGAACTTATGGATATGCTTGAGAAAATTGTAGCTGATTGTTGTTGAGGTTTTAGATATGAAAAATAAAGCAGTGGTTGTTGTTTATGACGATACGATGTGTAATGGTCCTTACCGTGTAGAGTACAAAACAATTGAAGATGCGGTAGAGGCTGTTAATAATGATTTTGAAAGTCTGATGAAAGAACTGCGAGATGAAGGCTATGAACCTGAATGGATTCGTGATGGTTACCATATGCTTGAGGTTTATGTTCCGAATACGTCTATTAACGCATGGTGGGATTTTAAGTAAGGAGAATTAAAATGAAAATCAAACTTGAAATCGAAAATGACTATGGGCTCTTTAAAGCAAACAACAATGAAGAACCTGATCGGTTGAAGATTTATGACAGTGATGGCGAGTATATGGAATATATCGATGTAAGTGATGTCATTACAGAAGAAATGGATGATCTTTATTTGGCAGCAACAAATAAAGACGCTCATTATGTTGCCTTCCGGCTCGCAAGACTGCTTTACAACCAAGGGGCTGAGATTGTAGGCGTTATTGATAATGCAAATTTTGACCACCTCTATGAATTGTATGGGGAAGAATTTGTGAATCGTATCGGAAACTGTGCTTTTGTATTCAAGGAGGTTTAAAAATGGATACTAATGAAATCAAGATGTTTGAGCAGAAGATGATTGACAGTGCATTTATTGACGCTGTTGATTATGATCCTAAGGTGGCTGCACGAGCTGTTGGAGCACGCAAGATGAAAATGAAGGGTGTGTGCTCCTTTAATGAGTACATTAGTTATTTGCAGACCATTACAGGCAATGCAAAGTTGTTCTGGAAGTATCAGTTTTGATAAAACAGTTCTTCTATGAAAAATCAGTAACAAAATAACAACGTACATACGTTATTAAATGAATGAAAAAGGAGTAAAACAAAATGGCTACTAACAATCCTATGACCGTTATAACCTCTAAGCCCTTTGGTGCACTGAATGTGGATGTGTACCAGAATGATAAACATCAGTATTATATGACCCGTGAACAGATTGGGCGAGCACTGGAATGTAAAGAACCTCGGAAATATATTGCAAAGATTCATGAGCGTAATGCAGACCGTCTTGACTCCTTATCAACTGTCGTCAATTTGACGACAGTTGAAGGTGGAATCACGAAAGAGCGTGAAATTATTTGTTACAGTTTGCGTGGTGTTATGGAAATCTGTCGTCTGTCTCGTCAGCCGAAGGCAGATGCGTTTATGGATTTCTGCTGGGATATTATGGAATCTCTGATGCGTGGTGATTCTGTTCTGGCTACTCCTAAAATGGATGCTGCATTGAGTAAGGAGTTTATTGATGTAAGACTTCACGCTCTGTTTGATAGTATGAAGAATCTTCAGAGTGAACTCGATTCCACCCGTAAAGATCTTAGTGAACAGATTGAGGAAGCTCGTGCTACTAGCAATGAAGCACTGAATGTGATTAGTAGCGTATCTCAGTGTGTCCATCAGATTAAGGATAAGCAGATGGACGATGCGATTCGTTCTACCAGAAACTTTACTCCTCGTAAGGATGTAGTGAGTGACTGGCGTAAGAAGATGTATGAACGTATCAATGTGATTGCGGCAATCAATGAGATGAAGGTTCAAGATGTGTTTCGTGATGTTTATGAATACATGAATCGTGTTTATACCTTTGTCATCGAGGAAGAGCGTAAAAAGTATTGCGCAAAAACTGGTCGTACTGGTCACATTCCTACGATTGATGTGGTTGAAGCAAGTACGATGTACAAGTCTATCTTTGGTGCTCTGGTTGAGGATCTGTATACCGAAGCGGTCAGCAAGAAGAAGGAAGAAGCTACTGAACGGAAAGCTTTGCTTGAAGCAAAAACTATTGAAGCAGCTCCTGAAGTGGCTGTCTGTGATGCTCCTGTGATTGAGGTGGAAGTTAATGAAGTTGAGTCTGAGCCGGTTGCGGAAGAAAAGCCCAAGAAACAGAGCGAAACGGCGAAGATTCTTATCCCGATTCTGTTACCTTTGGCAGAAAAGCTTAATGATAAGCCGCAATACAAGCACACTTATACTCTGATTTATGAGCATATTGGTTATAAGAAGATGAATAATTTATTTATTGCTTATGAAAAAGCTCACGGTAAAGCACCGAATCCGAAGACTAAGGTGTTTATTGAAAACGAAAAGAACCTCGCGTTGTTTAAGAAAGCCGTAAAGCAGCTGATGAAGGAGCAATTTGAAAAGAATTGAGGTACATAAAAAATGAAGGTTTATGTTTTGCACGAATGTATTGATTTTAGCGATTTCTACGCAGAGGATTCTGTAATCATGGTTACAACGGATAAGCTCAAGGTGCTTGATAAAATGGTTCATTTCTTTAATGACTGTAAAGATAGCAATCAGCCGGTAAGCGATGACGAGACGTGGTGCGTTGCTACTGAAGCATCCGTTGTTAGTGGGGATTCTGGAAATTATTATCGCCATCACTGGAAAATTGATGAGTTTGAGGTATAAGAAAATGATGAAATATGGAAACATAACGTGTAAACGATGTGGGGTTACGTGGTATGGGCCAAAGTGTGGAAAGCTCTATTGTGATAATTGCAGAAGGATTGTGGATAGAGAAAAAGATATTAGATGTAAAAATAAAAAGAAACACAAACCGACATTTGTTGAAATTACAAGAATGGCAGATGCAGAAGGACTGTCCTATGGCAAGTATTGTTTAAAATATGGAATCTAAAGGAGACGCAAATATGAACGCAGTATCTGAAAAGAACGAAAATAACGCAGTTGAGTTTAATCCGCCAAAGGTCGATCCTACTCCTAAAGTAAAACATAACCAGGCAAAGAACTATAATATTAAACGCCAGGAAGCTTGCAATGGAACGGTGCAGCCTATTAAAGATGTAGAGGATATTAAACGAATTTCGGAATATTTTTGGAATCGTGGGATGTACCGTGATTGGTGTTTGTTTAATGTTGGTGTATGTACTGGTTTTCGTGCAAGCGATTTGCTTCGTTTTAAGGTTTCAGATGTTACAACGCAGAGGGTAAATGGAAAGTTGCAAGTAAATGCAAATGCAAAAATACGAATGAAGGAAAAGAAGACTGGAAAATACCGTATTGTTTTTCTTCCAGAATCTGCTTTGGAAGTGATTTCTACTTATATCAATAAAGTTAAGCTCCATTATGACGATTGGCTTTTCCCGTCATGTAAAGGCAGCTCTCGCAATTCGCTGAGGAGCACAGGTGGGACATCAATTAGTAAAAAGACTGGAATTATGTATACACACGAGGCAAATCCAAAGGTAGCCGGGGAGCCGCTTGATGTGGATAGTTTTGGACGAATTATGAAAAAGGTTCAAAAGGATATGGCTCTTCCATATAATCTTGGAACACATAGTTGCCGTAAGACATTCGGCTATCAGTTTATGGTACAGCACCGTGATGATGTTATGGCTCTGGCTTGGCTTCAGCACGCTTTGAATCATAGTAGTCAGGCAATCACTCTTCATTATATTGGTCTTGATTCAGAAGTGGATGAACGATATTACTCTGGAATCAATTATGGAGTGAATACTCATAGCGATAATTCTTGAGGTGTATGATGGCTGATACTTATATTAAAATCTGGGATACTTACGAGAGCTACTTTGAACCGCTTAGTGCTGCCGAGGTGGGGCGTTTGGTACTGGCGATGATGAAATATAAATCGTCTGGAACGGAGCCTGAACTCAACGGAAATGAGCGGTATGTGTGGCCTGCTATAAAGAGAGATTTAATTAAAGATGCTGAATACATCGAAGGTAAGCGTATTTCTGGAAAAGCTGGTGGCGAAAGCAAACGCAAGCAAAGCGAAGCAAACGAAAGCAAAAGCAAGCTAGAAAAAGAAAAAGAGAAAGAAAAAGATAAGATATCGTCTTCGTCTTGTGATGGGACGACAACGACGAAACCTATCGAGGATGTTTTCCGAGAGAATATCGGGAAGCTTGGTGCTACTGGTCAAAAGGCTTTAGCAGAATATGTTGAGCGCATGGGTGACGAACTTGTGCTTGCTGTGATTGGTAAGTGTTCTGATCTCGGCGGTAGTACATGGGCCTATGTGCGAAAAGCTCTGGATGAAGCAGAATCTCTTGGTTGCAAGACTGCTGATGATTATCGCCGGGTATGTCCGATAGGGAGTGGTCGCAATCTTAGAGTGAGTAGGGACACTCAATGTGGAACCGATTGGCTAAAAAACGCAACTTTGGATAAAAGTCTTCGTAGAATGAAAATGATAAAAGAGTGATTTTAGGAGGCTTGATTATGGATTTTGAAAAAATGTACCAGCATTATGTTATTGCCGACCATATCGATTCTGTTATTACTTGGCTTGAAAAGTATGGATACGATTTTGTTGAAGAAGAGCGTCTTGGCTATGATGTGACTCATATCATTGATACTTTAAATACGTTGGTTTATGTTCTTCGGGATAGAAAATAATGTGAAACTTGGAGGTTTGAATTATGGGACTGTTACTTGGTTTGGGTTTGCTTGGAGCGGCATTTGGCATTGATGCAGCAAAGCAAGCACCGTTTGATAGAGCGTATCGCCGTCTCGAAAATGAATGGGGCACTTGTACATCGGAGGAGAATAAGCGGTGTAACGCTCTTGAATACGCAGTCAAGAATGGTTTGTGTTTCGAGGATGAGAAGAAACCGGTTATTACATGGCAGAAGCTGAGAGATCTTCAGTGGAAGTATCAGCTGGCCGGTATCTCTTGGCCGAGAGAATCTGCGATTCGAGATGTGTGCCGTCTGGCGGCTCGTGACCGTGGATTTGAGTACAAAGGGTATCTGCGAAACACGTTGACGTTTGGTTATATCACCGATCCGAAAAATATTTGCAAGCTTGGCATCGTAGATTGAGGAGATTTGAAAATGAATGACACTCGTAGAAAAGCTATTAAGCAGACTATTGATCGTTTTGATTCCATCCGTAAGAAACTGGATGAGCTTGTTGCGGAGGTCGAAAGTGTAAAGTCCGATGTTGAGGATATCCAGTGGGAAGAAGAAGAATATCGTGACAATATGCCGGAGAATCTGCAAGGGAGTGAGCGGTATGATAAAGCAGATGAAGCTTGCACAAACCTGTCTGATGCTGTGGATACTCTGGATGATATGATTGGGGCTCTGGATTTTGACTTTGGCGACGTGACCACCTCTCTGGAGGAAGCGATGGAATGATTAACACAACAAACCCATTGAGGAGAAACGCATGGGCTGTGTTCTTATACAGAGGCAAACAAGTTTATTCGTATCTTTTGCGTAATAGCAATCTTGGGGATAAGGAACGTATGGTAGAACTGCTGGCACGAAGGTACATGACAGAGCCTGAGAATATTGTTGTAGATATTGAATTTAGAGATTGAGGTGATAAAGAATGACCGCGTTTATGATGTTTACTTTCAATGTGGCACTGATAATAGCAGTGAATAGTAATCCGTTTGCGTTTTGATTGAGAGGTGTAAATATGAGTATGCTGCAAGAAGAATATAATTTGACGGATAAAGAACTTAAACAGTTGCTTTATGATATTCGACATCCGAGTATGGAAGCTGCTATACGTCGTGAAAAGATGTACAAAACATATTTATCGAATGTAGATATTGAATATGATGGTGAATCAGAAGTGGTTGATTTTAAAGATTTAGATATTTGACTTGAGGTGCAAATATGAATATTCTGAGTTTTAATGGAAATGAAAATCCAAAAGGGAGAGATGGTTATGTCGTTGTCAAGTTAAGTTATCAGGAACTGTTTAAGTTAAATAATATTTTGTATCACGCTCAAAAAGGCGGTGAGATAAAGGACGTAGTGGACTTTAATATTCGAAGGAATTTTTACATGGCGCTTAATTTGGTTCAACATGGTAGTCTGGATTCTATTTCGCTAGAAATTATGTTAAAACTTTACGAAAACAATAAAACCTAAATTCTGTGGAGGGAAAACGAAATGATTATTACTATGTATCGAAGAAAATGGAAATTCTCGGTGATGAGCGCAGAAGACGCAGAAGACTTTATCCGACAGCCACATTTTGAACGGATTCGGTTTATCTCGATCACTGAAGCTAATGGCCATCATATTGATTTTCATAAGTGTGAGGGCAATATTACTTTTCTACCGCTGAAGTTTGATGATTGCACTACTGATTTAGAAGGCACTTGTATTACTGAAGTTCAGGCCAAGAACATTGTGAAATTCGTTCTGGACGATTATGAAGCAGATAAGACGGATTGGTTCTGCGTGAATTGTGGTGCTGGCGTATCAAGATCCGCAGCCGTGTGCGCTGCTGTTATGAGAATTCTGTGTAATGATGATATGCCGGTATTTACAAACAGCTACTTCTGCCCGAATATGACGGTGTACAGAGAGGTACTGAATGCTTGGGTTAACCGTCTGTCTGATGAAAATGAAAGTATTTCGACTGAGATATGGAATACAGTGAATCAGGATATGTAAAAAAGGAGCGTAAAATGACGGACAGAGAAAGAATCAATGCGCTGCGTGAAGGTATTTGTAATCTGGAGCGTCACTTAGATAATGTTTGGAGAGATTTAGGGCTGAAGCCTTTTCAAAACAAGATGCAAGAGTTTCGGGCGTATGATTACTACAACACGATTCTTATGACAATTGACATTCTTGGTGGCGACTATCAGCGTAATGAAAATGGAAGTCACAAGATTTTTATTGCTGGTGTAACAGATGATACTGAGGTGGACTGCGATGAAGATTGAGTTGACTCTTAATGAAGCACGAGTAATCCAAGATGCACTTGATGTGACAAGCCTGTGCCGTTCTGGATGCTATATGGGTTACAAGAGTGGTGATGAGGATTTGTGTTTCAAACTTGATAAGGATGGAAATTATCGCTGTAAGCTAATGCGTGAAATTGATTCTATCAATGGCAAGCTTGAAGATGCAATGGACAAGGGCGATAAAATCCGGGTTCTTGTGGATATTTAACAAAAGGATGTGTGGACCGATGATATAACTATTGATGACGTAGGATTATTAGTAAAATTTTGGTAATTTTGATAATTGTATTGTATTTGATCTTTGTACGGTGTATGCTTGAGACAACCTCAATACAAACGGTCAAATCAAAAGACATGTGGGGTTAATATAATGTGGATTATGATAATTTTCCTTATGATATTGAATGCCGTGTACGCACTTGGTCTGCTAGAAGCGCTTTCTGATGCTGATGATCAGAGTGAGCAGCTGGAAATGAAACAGGGAATGGATGGTCGAAATGGATGATTTGAAACCGTGTCCGTTCTGCGGTGGAGAAGTTGCCATTGCTGAAACAGGCGACCATTTGACAAGCTGGATGTTTATAACAAGAGGAAACGGCAAAACCGGATGCAAGTGTCGGGTATTCATGGAAAGCAAGCTATACAACTCTGATTGTTCCGAAGCTGATAAAGAAAAGATTAAGAAAGACCTTATCGAAGCATGGAACAAACGAATTTATAAAAGTTAAGATTTAGGAGGAATGAATATGAACAGATATGAGCTTTCCCATTATGCGATTGCAGTGTCAAACTTTTTGAAAGATAATGCTTCTGCTGGCAATGAACGATTCCCAATTACGGTCAATGAATGGGAACTCGCAGCGCAACTGGATAAGCTGGCAAAAGAACTGCGTGTCCCAGATAAAAACTGAGATCTAGGAGGCCTAACTATGGAAACAAAAGTATTTAATAATGCGACAGATTTAAAAAGTATGTTGCAATGTCTTTTATATTGCGATGATCCCGTTAAATATATTTCTGGGCAACATCCTGAGTGAAGCGTTTTGTTTGACGAAAATGCTAATTCTATTGTTGCTCGCAATAATGTAACAAAGCAATTTGTTATGATGACTCTCTAATAAAAGCTGAGATTTAAGGAGGACGGATATGAAATATCGTGTTGACATCCAATTGATTACATGCGTTGATCTCGAAGCAGAAAATGAAGATCAGGCATACGAGCTTGCAAAGAATGTTCCGCTCTTAAATCTTGAGTTTGCGCGCGGAATTAGAGTTCGTGAAGCAACACAATCTGATAAAAACTAAGATTTAATGGAGGAAAATACTATGAGCGAAATAAATCATGAAAAGAACAAACATAAAGTGACTCGGCTTGACGCAATTAGAAAGATAGACATTATGGGACTTGAAAAGTTTCTTGAGAACATTCAGAAGTATCCAGATCGTTATCCAAAGAATAAATTTGAATGGATTGTATGGTTACAGGAACCAGTTGAAGATAGAGTACATTTTGATAATAAGGTGTTTTAAAATGATTTATACCGTAACAATGATTGACTCGTTTAAGGATGAGCAGAATGCGAAATTTAGCTCGCCGGTATCAAACACCAAAGGTATCTATTGGATGCCAGATGATAGTTGGATTGCTGGGTACTTCACGGATTTGAAAGAAGCTATCCAGTCTGTGATTGATAATGTGGCTGATGTCTTTGAGCACTGCTACAACTATGCAGTTATTGAAGGGTACGAAGAAGGATTCTATCCTGTGGCCGAGCTGACGAAGTGGTTTAAGTATGATGCCAAGAGCGACAAGGCATTTGAGATTGAACCGCCGTTGCATAATAATGTGCGTGGATATGCGTTTTAAAGAAGGAGAATAAGACTATGAGCAGTGTACTTATTGATCGGAACGCAGCTAAGAAGGTAGAATCCATCTTCGAGCATCCTGATAAGGTCTATTCGGTGTATTTGAAGGCTGGCGGAGATGTCGTTTGGTTGCAAGGTGAAATTGAGTTGTATGAATTTTTGCGCAGCTTATAAAACAATTTTTAGTTGAGGTGTAATATGAATAGTATAAAATATGATGAGAATGGGAATAGGCTGAATCGAATGCAAGTTATTCGGAAGATGGATAAGTTTCGAGTTTCAATGCTTCTTGAGCAGATTGTCAAGCATTCTAAGGATTATCCGTCTTCCAGAGAAGAATGGTTGACGTGGTTAAATGAGCCTGCGGGTGATTCAATTGATAAATTTTGATAAAACCAATATTTTAGGAGTGATATTATGAAAACTTTTGATGTTTTAAAAGTTGGACAGACTATTGTAGCCGAAGACGGGGACACAATGAAAGTTATTGATTATGATTTTTATGGGACAGGGCAGAATATCATGTGCTTTATGTCGGATCGTTGTGTATATCCATCAACTGAGTTTAATGCAGGCGATTGGGAGATTGAAAGTTGAAAGGAGGTTTTATTTATCACTAATAAGTTGTTAACAAATCGTGAGCAAAGCGTTGCTATTGTGTGTATAATGTGCCTGCTGGCAGGGAATTTAGTAATAAAAGCGTTACCGAATACTGAAGTTGGAGGCACATATACATATTATAATGATCAATCGGTCCATAATGTTACACAGGCAACAAAAGAAGATGAGAACGATGAACCTACAATTTTTGTAAAGGAAATCGTTGAGACGAAGGTGGTGAACTTTAGCCAGGGTAAACATGAACTCACTGATGATGAGCGTGCTCTTGCAGAGCAGATTGTTGCTTGTGAAGCAGGTGCTGACAGTTTGGAAGGCCAGATGGCCGTTGCTCAATGTCTTTATGATTCCGCTGTACTTGATGGTCTAACCATCCAGCAGGTCTTTAAGAAGTATGGTTATAGTTCCTTATATAATAGGAAGGTTACGGCAGAGAATGAGCTGGCTGTCTCTATGGTGTTTGATTATGGTGCTAAAATTTCAGACAAACCTATCCAATGGTTTGTAACCCCGACTGCAGCTCCCGGCAGTTGGCACGAGCGTGGAGCAACCTTTGCTGGACAATTTGGCGCACATAGGTTCTATTATGATTCGAAGTTGGTTGTGGATGATGCTGAGTGAATGGCGTCATCTAAAATTTTGATAAATAATACAACAAAAAGATGTGTAATATATTGACTAAAACAAAAGGCTGTGTATAATATATCTTGAAAGTTGTTTGTGTGAGCGGAAGGCGGTTATTCTTGATGAGCGATAGAAAGGTTTTGAAAGTTATACGGGTTGATGATTTTTTAAAGTACATAAGAAAAAAGCGAGTGTGGGTCTGCTTTGTTTGTAATGGTGTGGATATTCACATGATCTGCAAAAAGATTGACGACATTGGCGTAGAGACGGGTGGGATTGTTAATGGCGTGGGGTTCTTCGGAAATGAGAGTCACATCGAGTTGCGACAAAAATGCCATGAAGTAAGGAGAATTGAACTTAGGTCTGGCTGTGCAGAGAAAGCGTATGAGATGATCTTCGATAATACCAGTGTGTTCGTATCAGAGAATCCTGAGTTGTACGGGCACTAAAAATATTTTCAAAAACCTCTTGACTTCTGTGATTGTATCCTGTATAATGTAGCTATGGAACGGAGCTACATCATTGTAGAGGAGAATGACTATGGATAACAATATTGACCCAAAGGTCGGAGAGGTTTGGTTGGTTGATCTATCCAATGCGACAGGTCATCAGCAGCGCGGCATTCGACCGTTCGTTGTGACAAGTAACAACAAGCGTAACCTCTTCAGCCCAACAATCAAGGGGAATCCGTTATCTTCAAGAACATGCAAGCGTTCTCCGGTTCATGTTCTACTCTCAAAGGAAGACTGTGAGTTCCTAGAGGTTGATAGTATCGTTCTCTGCGAAGAGACTGATACACTTAACAAAGGACAGTTCATCAAGAAACTTGGTGTTTTGTCGGAGCGTCAGATGAATATGATTGCAATGGCAAGATGCAAAGATGAACCATTTTTGCTCGCAGCATTTCTGAGCGGCGTACAACATACTATGGAATTTCAGAATTTTGCCGCATTTGCTTGATTTGTTCTCAGGTTTAATGGTACACTACATAATAAGAAGGAGTGTGCCACTATGCTTACTGAAGAAAAAATCAAAGCTTTTGCCGAAAAGTATTCTGATAGAAGCGGTGAATTTGTTATATCGACGCTTAACCATGTTATGGATTACGAGGCCGAGCGTGGGTATGAGTTGTTTGACTTCACAAAAGATGATTTTGTAAAGATGTTTGCTAAATACAATTGGGTGAACTCAAGTCGGTCGTTCAGAAATGTAAAGTCGATAATTACAGGTTACATCAAAAGTGAGGATCGAGCGAGCATGTATGACTTAGCTGAATTCTCGGAGAGCGACGTGAGTTCAGACAATATGTACGAGGACAAGTATTTTGCGTCAGTTGATGAGTTTGTTGATTTCTTGGACAAGTACGAAGAGTCATATCAGATTCGTATGAACGTAATTGCTGCACTGTACTGGATTGGACTTACTTCTGAAGAGGTTTCTAATCTGACAATCAACAATGTTGATTTTGAATCATGTACTGTTCTGAATAGGACCGGTGTTGACGCAAGACTGATGAATATCATTAAGCAGTGTTATGAAATGAAACAATACGATGCTCCAAATATGGGAGGATACAGAACGTTTTATGTCATAAATGGTGATTACATCCTTCGCAAAACAGAGGATAGAACTGGTGCAGACAGTGATTCAAGAATGTCTACAAACACAATTCATAGTTATTTCACGCGCTTGAATGATATTCTCGAAAGAAGATATCATTCAAAGGCTTTAGACCGAAGACATCTGACTAGAAACGGCGAGTATGTCAAGGTTTATAACTACTGTAAAACTCATCCAGAATTTAATCTTGCAGAACTTAGTTTCGGAAATGGTAAAGATCCTCTTGCGGACATTATCGGAAGAAAATGTAGCAAGGTTGCCTACATTAGTTTCCGGCAAGGATATAAGGGCTGGATTGAATACTTCCACAAAAATTAAAAACAGGGGGCTTCGGCCCCTTGATTTTAACATGGTAACTATATAACACAGGATACAGAAAATAGTATTTGAATGGAGAATGATAACAATGTCTGATTTCAAGAAATTTCGTGCACTGCTGCAGGACCACTTCAATGAGATGGTGAAGGGCGAAAACCCTCTGTTTATCACCGATGCAGACGAGGATGAACTGTACAATCTGTATCTCGACAGCTTCCCGGCTGGCACGAATGAGTTGTTCCGTAAGCGGCGCGAGTATGACTGTTCCTGCTGCCGACGTTTCGTGAAGAATATCGGCAAGCTGGTAGCGTTTGATGATGGAAAAATGATTACTGTGTGGGATTTTGATGCAAAATCTGCCAAGTATCAGCCTGTTGTGGACGCTCTGGATGCTTATGTGAAGAGCCGCACTATTGTGGATCCGTACTTTGTCAGTCGCAATATGATTGGTTCTGGCGATATGTTCGGCACCGAGATGAACTACGAGTACGATGAAAATCACAAGGATGTGCATACTTGGGATCATTTCGCAGTCAAGATTCCGCAGCGTTTCGTTGTGCGGCCTGATGACGTGGCTACCAAGATGGCTCAGTGGCGTGATTCCGCAAACGTATATAAGCGTTCTCTGGAAGAACTGACCATGGATGCTGTTGATACTGTTCTGGAGCTGATTGCACAGAATAGTCTGTATCGTGGTAAGGAATTTGAAAACGCCGTCAAGGTATTCAAGACTAACAAAATCGAATACGACAATACTCCGACTGAGAACAAGGCTGCTTATGTTTGGCTTGCACCGGCGTGGAGCGATATGGGACAGCTTCGTATCCGTAACACAGCTATCGGTACTTTGCTGGTAAATCTGAGTGAGGGTATGAACGTGGATGCAGCCGTTACTGCTTTCGAGAAAGTTGTTGCTCCTGCAAACTATAAGCGTCCCAAGGCGATTTTCACCAAGAAGATGTTGGAAGATGCACAGAAGACTGTCACCGAACTTGGCTATATGAGCAGTCTGGGTCGTCGGTTTGCTACCCTGGACGATATCACCGCCAACAATATCTTATTCGCCAACCGTGATGCTGTTCCTCGTATTGCTGGTGCTACAAATCCGTTTGAGGCAATGGCTAAGACTGTTGCGATTGATCCGAAGAAGTTTGGCCGTGCAGAGGAAATTGGCATTGACAAGTTCATCAAGGATGTGTTGCCGACTGCGACTGGGTTGGAACTGTTTATGGAGAATCGTTTCGAGAAGAATATGATGTCTCTGATTGCTCCGCAGGATAAGGCTGCGCCGAGTATGTTTAAGTGGCCTAATGGTTTCAGTTGGGCGTATACAGGCAACATGACTGACAGCCAGATCCGTGAGAACGTCAAGAATGCTGGCGGCAAAGTCGATGGCGTGCTGCGTTTCTCTATCCAGTGGAACGATAAGCAGTGCGAGTGGGATGAAAATGACCTTGATGCTCACTGTATTGAGCCGAATGGCTTTGAGATCTATTACGGCAACAAACGAGATTGGAGCACCGGTGGCAATCTGGACGTAGATATTATTCATCCTGATCGCGATAAGGCCGCTGTTGAGAACATCACTTGGCCTGATATCAAAAATATGAAGGAAGGCAAATACGAATTCTTTGTTCATTGTTTCTCTAGCCGTGGCGGCAAAACAGGCTTCCGCGCAGAGATTGAATTTGATGGTCAGATCTATTCTTTTAATTATAATATTCCGTTGCGTCAGACTCAGGACGTTCAAGTGGCTGCTGTTACACTGAAGGATGGACGCCTTACTATTAAGGAATATCTCGGTAGTTCCATTTCTTCTCGTGAGATTTGGGGTGTGAATTCCAATCAGTTTGTACCGGTGTCCGTAGCAATGTATTCTCCGAACTATTGGGACGAGCAGAGTGGTAACGGTAATCGTCACTACTTCTTTATGCTCAAGGATTGTGTCAATCCTGAAAAGCCGAACGGGTTCTACAACGAATTCCTAAAGGCGGAACTGCTACAGCATAAGCGTGTATTTGAGGCTCTTGGTTCTCAGATGGCAGTTCAGTCGGTAGATGACCAGCTGTCCGGCGTTGGCTTCTCTGAGACGAAGCATGATTCCTTTATTGTTAAGGTTCAGGGCGTTACTGAGAGAGTTCTAAAAGTGGTTATCTGAAAGGAGAAATAATTATGGAAAAGAATCTGTTTGAAATTGCAACCCGTAATCGCTATCGCTTCAACTATAAGGGTATTATGACTGTTGAAGATCTGTGGGATCTGAGTGTCGAGGCACTAGATGCGATTTTTAAGACCCTGAATCGTCAGAAGAAGACCGCAGACGAAGACTCCTTGCTGGCTGTTAAGAGCGCCGAGGATACCGAACTGGCAAACAAGATTGAGCTGGTCAAGTATATCGTGTCCGTCAAGCTGGCCGAATCCGAGGCTCGTGTATCTGCCGCCGAAAAGAAGGCGCAGCGCGATAAGATTCTGGAGATCGTGGCAAAGAAGAAGGATAAGGAACTTGAAGATATGAATGTTGACCAGCTGATGAAGAAGTTGGAAGAGTTAAACTAAAATAGACATTTTATCGTGATTTTCGTTAAAACAATTAACGAAGTATCGTGATATTTCTTCCTCCGAAATGCCCTGCGCGGGGCTGACAGCCGGAAAAGACCGGCAATATGGGGATATGGTGAAATTGGCAGCCACGCTTGATTCAAACTCAAGTGTCGAAAGACGTATCGGTTCAAATCCGATTATCCCTACCATGAAGATCAGTTGTTCCGGCTAGATCGGGGATTGGCCGTTCATTGGCAAACGACAGGTATCATACCGGTAAAGGATGCCGAGCCAAATAGGAAGGGAAATAAGGTGCAAGCCGAGTAGCTGTCGGACGAATACCCTTCAGGTAGCCAGTAAACTGGAACATAAAACGAATGTTGGCTGTTTCTGATCTTCTATATAAGCTACCGTGGTGGAATGGCAGACACCGGAGACTTAAAATCTCCTGTCGGCAACGACGTGCCCGTTCAAGTCGGGTCGGTAGCACTGATATCCGGGTGTAGCTCAGTTGGAAGAGCGCGTGCTTTGGGAGCATGAGGCCGCAGGATCGTGACCTGTCACTCGGACCATATAATGCGTCGTAGCCAAGCGGTTAAGGCAGGGTCCTTTGAAGTCCCGATTGCGAAAGTTCGATTTTTTCCGGCGCAATAACGAATAAAACGTACAGGAAGGAGAAATGTAAGTGGCGTTAATTGATTTATATTCAAAAGAGGAACTAAAGACAATAGTTGAAAATTCTTACTCAATAGCAGAGATTATTAGGAAGTTGGGATATTCAACGAATGCCGGAAATAATAATCAGACTATTAAGTCTCGTATAAAAGAATACGAAATTGACACGTCTCATTTCAGACATCAAAATTGCACAAAGAGATCACCGGAAAATATTTTCGTTGAGAACTCAACAGCAAAGCAATCAGTTCTGCGACGTTGGTATAAGAAAGGTAATTATTCTCAATATGTATGTTCTATTTGTGGTTTGCTTCCAGAATAGAATGATAAACCATTGACTTTGATTCTCGACCATATCAACGGAAACAATAAAGATGATAGGATTGAAAATCTTAGATGGGTCTGTCCCAACTGTAATCAACAATTAGACACAACTGGATACAAGAATCCAAATCGAGCAGTATCTGCGAGAAGAGTTTATGAAAGACGTACTGCTGAAAAGAAAATCTGTCCTAGATGTGGCTCGTCAATGAGTTATAATGCCGACATGTGTAAATCATGTTGGGAAGTAGAGAAAAAATCAAAAAAGAAACCTTCACGTGACATTTTAAAGAGCTTAATTCGTACAAAGGGCTTTATGGAAATTGGAAACGAATACGGTGTAACAGATAGAGCTGTTGCAAAATGGTGCAGATCTGAAGGGTTGCCATATCGAATGACGGACATTAAGAAAATTCCTGATGAAGAGTGGGAGAAATTATAATGTACATATTTTATTTTGGTGAGTCTCCGCCTTGAATTACAAGGCATCCTCGATTTATATGCGGGTATGGTGTAACTGGCAGCCACGTCAGATTTAGGATCTGATGCCGAAAGGCGTGAGGGATCGTGCCCCTCTACCCGTACCACGGTCATAGAATGGTTGCGTACCGTTTTGTTGACTCCTTTGATTGCCACTATTATTCCCGGCTCGCCAGTGATGGTGCAGTAGTGCTTTGTAAGCTGGGTTCTCATGCAGCGGTCGTACAACGGCTAGTATATCAGCCTTCCAAGCTGAGGATGAGGTTTCGACTACCTTTCGCTGCTCCAATTTCGTATGGGTAGGGATTTTAAGCGGTCAGTCCCGGCCGCGCCTGTGCGAAATACCACCCCGAAAGGGGCGAGATATAGGAAATGTGCATCACTGTTATTCCTTCCTCGTCTATATGATATAGATGCAATAGTGTTTATAAGGAAGGTTCCCAGTTGAATAGTTGCAGCTGTTTGACTGGTAATATGGGATAGTAGCTCAGTTGGTCAGAGCTGGCGGCTCATAACCGCTTGGTCGCGAGTTCAAATCTTGCCTGTCCCACCAGCCCAATAGGGTATACATAAAATCTGCTAGAATTTTTGTTTTATAAGCGAATGAATAATATGACGTTAATGCGTCTATTATTTTTCGCTAATTTTTGGAGTTTTAGCTATATAACACAGGATGCAAAAGGAGGTGGTTTGGTGAAACATTATGGAAATATTTGCGAGATTGATGGTTCTAAGATTGAGCCTGTCTCGTGTATCACTGGTGGTTCACCTTGTTAGCCAAGACCTTTCTATTGCCGGTAAGCGGGCAGGTTTGGCTGGAGAACGGTCTGGTCTATTTATGGAAATGATTCGTGTGATAAAGGAAATGAGGGGTGCCACCAATGGAGAATGTCCAAAATTTGCGATCTGGGAAAATGTTAGAGGAGCACTCTCCTCAAACAACGGAGAAGACTTCCGATGTGTCTTGGAAGAATTTGCACACATCGTCGAAGCAGACGCTACAATTCCTAAACCTTCGGGAAAAGGCGGAAAATGGTCTAAATCAGGCGCAATTTCCGGTAATGGATGGTCTTTGGCATGGAGACTCTTCGATGCTCAATATTGGGGAGTGCCCCAACGTCGTCAAAGAATCGCGCTTGTCATGGATTTTGGAGGACAACGTGCCGCAGAAATACTATTTGAGCGCACGGGCGTGCCAGGGAATTCTGACGAGAGCATCCCGACGTGGCAAAGCTTTGCCAGAATTGCTGAAAAATGCATTGTTGGAAATGATCGAGTGGTGGGAGAAAAAAGCTTTTGTATCGTCGGAAACATGATTGACAGAGAAACCAACATGAATGGGACTGGTGTAAAAGAAGATGCTGCTTTCACTATAAACACTATTGACCGTAATGCTGTTGCCTACACTTTAAAGATTCATTCAGAATGCGAAGGTGGTGGCAAAGGTGCACTGGTACAGACCGAGAAGAGTGCAACGCTTTCTACATTGCAAGATCAAACGCTAATCTGCTTGGCAGACAACACCTCTTTACATAATTTAAAACAAAAGATTTGTGTCTTGAATGATCAGGGCGGTAGTGTAATGAATGTTTCTTACGATATTGTAGGAACAATAAGAGCACAAGAGCATGGTCATCAACCAATTGTATTTGAGAGCCATAGTCAAGATGCTCGATATACCCAGCAAGGTAATACAAGTCCGGCTTGTACGGCTCAATGGGGAACTGGTGGCAATAATATGCCGCTTGTCGCTGAAAAGAAAGCATTTGCTATGCAGCGCATTGGTGAATACAAGGAAAGTGAACAAGCGAGCACGATGAAATCTCGTGACTATAAGGATGCTACTGATCTTGTAATTGAAAAAAATGAAGTAAATTGCGCTGGATTCCAGCTTGGTTTTAGACCGGAAAACACTCGTTATTATGACGAGTGCGCAACCACACTTTGTAATGGTACGAGACCAGGATGGACGACAGGGTGCATTCTTAATTGGATTGTTCGCCGCTTGACTCCTTTGGAGGATGAACGGTTACAGGGTTTCCCTGACGGATGGACTGATATCGGTGACTGGATCGATGAGAATGGGAAGAAGCACAAGACTTCTGACGCAGCTCGGTACAAGGCCCTCGGCAATTCGATTGCGTTGCCGCAGTGGTACTGGATTTTCCAGAAGATGAAGCCGTATATCGGTGAAAATCCTACACTTGGCAGTCTTTTCGATGGAATCGGTGGCTTTCCGCTTGTCTTTGAAAGTACGTATGGTGATGGTACTGCTATCTGGGGATCTGAAATTGAACCGTTTTGCGTTGCGGTGACAAAGAAGCATTTTCCAGAAAAGCAAAGAGGATAAAAATGGGAGCTTTTATTGCAAGACAGCCTAACGGTTTGCTGTGTCGGTTTTCTTCGGTGGCCGATTGCGTTACCGATTACAACATGACAGAAGATGATTACATTGAAATGTGTGCCGAAAAAGCACGAAAAGAAGCAAGAGATGTTCTTGACAACTGCATTCTTCCGTTTGAACTTGTGGATAAGTATTTCGTTCCCAATAATATGACAGTCAAAGAACACAAGCGGATTATGAAGAAAATGGAAAATCCCGCCGACAAAGCAACTCATATCCAGTAATAAGAAAATCTCATAAAAGGCTAATTCAAATAAGAGGTGACACGATGAACAGAAAAATTCCTGTCAATGCAACCATCGATCCTGGCTCTTTGAGTATTCCGGCAAGTCCTATCTTCCAAAAGGAAAAGAATACATATCTTTGTCCGTTTTGTGTGACGAAGCTGGAGAAGTTCGAGCGTGAATGTTCTGATTGTCATCGCAAGATGGATTGGAGTAGGTTTACTGAAAAGAAGGAGGAGATGTTCACTTGAATATAGATTTCTTCCAACGGCGCAAGACTCAGCTTGAGGATACTCTTCTTTTGAAAAATCAGGCGGTCGATATGCTTGATTATCTAAAGACGCATTGTATCAATAGCGACCAGTATTGTACCATTCGGGATTACATTGAAGAAGCTGCTAAGATTCTGGAGAGTGACCTCGAATACGCAAACAACAAGTTGCAATCCGCATTCAGACCTAAGTATGGTCGGAACAACAGATTGACTCGTGTTCAATCTAAAATGTTCCGTGATAGAGAATATTAAAAATGGGGTGATGCCGCTATGGTGATAAGTAAACATGTTTGTAACTGGTGTGGCAAGGAATATTCCAAGAATCCTTGTGGAGATACAATCTCTATGTATCACGAATTTGGTTATGAAAGCCCGACATGGGATGGTGCGAAGCTACAGTTCTCTTTGTGCCAGGAGTGCTCCGATAAGTTTGCAGGAGTACTCCGAGCGATGTTTACATACGATCCCATTGAAGATTCTCAGTGTTAACAACCCGAAGGATTGTTAAATATAAGCCATCAATAAACCAGACGGAGGATAATACATAAAATGAATAGTGCATGAATTGATTCAAGACAATAAAAAGAGACATAAGTGATTATCAATGAAACAAAATTACATAAAGGAGACTTGATATGGCAGATAGAATTTTTAATCTTCCTCAGACCCGTGGTTCTTTTGAGATGGCTGGTAAGGTCACCGGCACCCAGCGTAGCAACTTCTATAACGAGAAGGAGACTAAGAGTGGTGTTATGCGCCGTGTCCTGAGCTTTGGTATTCAGACTTCCAATGAAAACACTTTCTATGTTGATCTGGCTGGTATGCCTCGTGATAAGGTTTACTTCTTCCGCCGTGCCGATAAGGACAAGGGCATCGAGAAGGATAAGAAGGAAGTCGCTTGGAAGGATCGTCTGACTTATGTTGCACCGGAAGGCTATGATATGATTGGCGTTAAGGTCGGTGTTACCAAGAAGACGAATGAGTCTGGTAAGGTTATCAATGATAACAAGACTCTAACCGACTTCGATGCAGCTAAGGAGATTTCCGAGAACCTGCATGACGGTGACAACGTGTATGTCCGTGGCAACATCGAGTACAGCACTTACAACGGCAAGCACCAGATTCGCTTTGTTCCTACTCAGGTTTCTCTGAGTTCTAAGGAAATCGACTTCGATGCAGAGGGTTTTGAAGAGCTGGCTCTGTTTACCCAGACCATTGTTTACACTGGTTGCCACAAGAGTGATGAGGGCGATGAAGTAGTTGTCGATGCAAAGATCGTGAATTACAACACTATTGAGGATGCAGAGTTCTTCATTGACTATAAGGCAAACACTCAGAATAAGGTTCTGGCCGATTCTATTCGTAAGCGTTTGAAGCCTTATACTAGTTTCGAGTGTTTTGGTCCCATCGTTAATCAGCAGAAGGTTGAGGAAGTTGAGACTGAGAATATCTGGGGTGGTCCTAACAAGATGAAGCGTCAGAGCACTCCGGCAGTTCGTAAGCTGTATATTGAGGGTGTTAATCCTGATTCCTTTGATCCGAATCCCGGCGATAAGGATGCAGAGCCTACCTATACTGAGGACAATATCTCCGAGGCACGGGCAAAGATTGCTGCCAACGCTCAGGCTAAGAAGGACTTCGATGGCAAGGCAGCTGAGAACGATACTTCTTGGTGGGGTGGTTCTAACAAGTCCACTGCGACTCCTGCTGATGAGGAAGAGGATGACTGGGGAGTGTAATTTTTAGTCTTAGCTAAGTAACACAGGATACTCATAAAAGAAAAGATTTAGAGAGGAATTTACATATATGGCTATTGTTTGTGATGCATCTGCTATTCGTAAGAAGCTTCGTATGCTTGTGTATGGCGAGCAGGGAACTGGTAAGTCTCGATTTGCTATGCAGTTCTGCTACATGAAGACTCCTGAAGGTCGTCCGTTCCGTGTTCTGTATCTGGATACTGAGTCTGGTTCTATCGATGATTATCGTGAGGAGCTGATGGATAATGGTCTCGATCCGATGAACCTTCGTATCGTTTACACTCAGTCTCTTGCAGAGGTACAGGATTTCATTCATACCGTTGCAGATAATGAGGACTTCGAGGATGAGGATGGTAATGTTTGGCTGGATGCAGATGGCAAGCCTTTCCGTGCCGATGCTATCGTTGTTGACTCTGCGACCATTCTTAATCTGACTACAAAGCAGGGCTTAACAAATTTCTCGCAGAAGCGTGCAAAGGTTAAGGCTGCAGCACAGGGTCTGACCGGCGATGAGAAGTCGGTGAAGATTGAGGGTGCTGGTATGGAGCTGAAGGATTATCAGCAGCTGAACTTTAAGGGTCAGTCCCTGATTCTTGATTTGAATGCGACCGGTGTGAGTTACATCGTCATTTGTCGTGAGAAGGATGAGACCGAAACCAAGTTGGTGAATGGTTCTTCCGTGAGTGTTTCCACTGGTCGCAAGATTCCTGATGGCTTCAAGGGTCAGGAGTACAATGTCGGCACTGAGTTCCGTATGTACCATCCCGGCGATGATAAGTCTATTAACTTTGCCTACTTTGATAAGGATCGTACCGGTGTGCATAATGGCGGTGAGGTTGTTGAAGACTTGACTCTTCTTGAGTATCAGGAATATCTTGACCGCTCTGCAAAGAACCGTGAGGTCATTATCAAGAATGGTCTGAACGATGCAGTTAAGACCGAGATGAAGCTGCGTGCTCGTGAACTTGGTCTTGATGACAATGATATCAGTGATGATGCTCCTGCAGAGAACACCTCCGAATCCAAGGAGCCTTCTCTGGATGACATTAAGGCAAAGCTGAACGATCTGATTGCTTCCGCTTCTCCTGTGAAGAAGAGTGCAGCACAGAAGGCAGTTAAGGCGGCTGGCCTGTCTACCGCATTCCGTTCCATGACCGACATCGAGGAATTGAAGAAGGTTGCCGCAATTATGGAGAAGGAACTGGCTTAATGGAACTTACCCGTAAATGCAAAATTTGCGGGAAGAACATTTTCATCGAGCGAGACCGTAGCACTTTTTTCTACGACAAGACTGGTTTTTACCATAAGGGCTGTTTTGTAGAGAAAAAGAAAAATCAAAAACGCCCTTGGACAGATGACCTGCTAAGGGCATTTTTTGACAAAGTAAGTGACACTACGGACAAAAAGGTCGATGATCTTCTTTCCAAAAAGAGAGAGCAGGACAAAAATCGTGAGCTTGCTCATATCAAACAGGAAGAGAAAAAGATTCTTTTCGACCATATTCGAGATACATACGCCCCGGCGGTTGTTCCTGGTAGCTTCTACTCGAAACTTACGCAGCTGATTTCCGGTAATTATTACAAATATAGAGGTTCGATTCCTCCGCTAGAACTTTACGATATGTGGGTTCTAGCGAAACCCCGACTAGATAAGATAATTGCCGAGAAAGAAGCAAAGGGTTGCGATATGAGCCAGCGATGGAATTACGACTTGGCTGTTTTATTGGCTCAATATCCTAGTTATCTCGAACGAAAAGAAAGACTAGCTTCGATTCGCAGTGAAAGCGAATGCAAAACGAAGGAAAATCTGACTGAAACGGTACTGAAACGGATGAAAACAGCACCGAAACAGAGTAAAAACGAGAATGAAATTGATATAAGTGCAATTCTCGATGAGATATAAAAGAGGGAGGTGGATGAGTGGAACTCATTTCAAATATCCCGAACGAAATTCTATTTGTTGGCGCAATTTACAAGCATCCTGACTATTTGGTCGAGTATGGGCATTATGTCAAGAGCAAGTACGATTTTGCCGACGAAGCAACAAAATTTTTCTACGATGCGGCGTTAATTATTTACGAAACTCGGACTCAAGAATTTAATAAAACGTCTGTTTTAACGTTTATGGCTGAAGACGAGTCCAGATTGTCCCAATATAAGCGTCTGAAGGGCTGGTCAACCATCGAATACTACATGAGCCTTGCGAATGACGATGATATTAAGGGATATTTCAATATCCTGAAGAAATATTCGCTACTTCGTGAGTATCAGAGAAACGGATTTAACATTGAAGGAATCTTGAAGCATCGACAGTTTGAAATGTTTGGTGCTCAGGACATTTACAAATTGATTCGTGGCAAGGCCGACAAGATCAATACGGTTATTATCACAAACGATGATGCTGAGATTTTGAATAATGGTCTGCTGCCAATGGTCAATGAACGTTTGAGTGTTCCTGATATGGGCTTGCCGTTCCAGTATCCAATTATGAACGACCTCTTCCGAGGATTGAAGCTTGGCACTGTGATGTTCAATGGTATGCCATCTAATGCTGGTAAGACTAGATACATGATGGCGATTGTTGCCTACGTCACATTGGTTCAAAAGCAAAAAGCTCTTCTGTTGCTGAATGAGATGGATCTTGAGTCAGTCCGGTATTGCTTACTGGTCACCGCCATCAATAATCCTGAGTTTCAAGAACTGCATGGTCATCGTTTTCATAAGGATGAGCGAGAGATCACTCTTGGAATGTACCGGGATGCAAACGGAAACTTCATCTTCCGAAAGCAAAACGAAGACGGAGAATACATAGAAAGCATTGATGAGTTTACCGCCCGTGTCTACGAGGAAAGCGAAGAGTACCGCAATGTGCTTGATGTTTGCCAGTGGATTGAGAGCGAATCACAAGGCTTGATTATCGCAAAGGATGTCTCTGCTGATTATAGTGACAAGTCCCTACGATTTGAAATCCAGAAGGCAGCTCTCACTCAGGGAGTTAAGTATGTGTTCTATGATACTCTAAAGAATGACATTGCATCTATTGGTGAATGGGCAGCGTTCAAGGTCACGGCCACCGAGCTTGAAGAGATTGCGAAAAATCTAAAGATCTTTATCTATGGCAGTATCCAGTTGGCCGAAAACGCTCATGAGTATCTTCCTGATGAGCTGAATTCAAACAACATTGCTGAGTCAAAAATGATTAAGCATGTTGCTTGGACGATGGTTCTGTTCAAGGAGATTCCAAAAGATAAGTTCGCGAAGTATCAATACATCTCTCATGACCCTGAGTGGGGCGGTGACTGTGCCCATCGGCTAAATCCAGATAAGCGGTATTACGTTGGAAACATCGATAAGAACCGCTTTGGTGAGAAAAAGAAAATCATGTTTGAAGTGAATTTGAACCAGAATGTCTGGAAAGAGGTCGGTGTCTGCACCAGAAAGTAAGGAGGTGGCCTGATGGATTGCCATTATATAAAAGTTACAGAAGGTACTTTCAAACAGGATAAGGAAACAATTCTCCGAAATCTAAAACGGCAAGCCGTAGATGAAAAGAGTAATGACACTATTGTGACCGATATCTGTTGCGAGAATGGTGCTTGCTGGGAAGGTAAGGTTGCTTGGCTGGATGAAAATTATGTTTCACTAAAAAGTTTCTATCCTGACGATCCAGATGGTCATGTAATTATTCGACTCGATAGTATTCGATACGTCTGTTTGATGAGAGATATCGATACGTGTATTGATGAGTGGATGGCTAAAATATGGTAAATATCGCAGATCTGAAAAACTACATTCTTGAAGAACAACAGATTGAACCGATTCTGGAGGAACTTGGTTGTAATCATATCAGTCACAAGACTGGTTATTACCAGTGTGCAAATCCAGATGGTGACAATAGAACGGCACTCTGCATTTACGAGAATGAAAATCTTACTGCGGTAGATTACACACGAGATATTGCCAATGGAAAGACCAGTTATGATTTGATTTCTGTCGTCCAGTTCTTTCTGGAACTGTCTTTCCCAAAAGCTATTAAACAAATCTGCGAATGGGTTGGCCTTGACTACTATCACAACTTCGAGGAAGACCTTCCTAAAAGTATGTTGATTCTAAAAGAGCTCATTGCAATGCAAAATGAAGGTGAAGAACACGAGGATGACCGTCCGATAGTCCCCATCTCCGAAGCCATCCTCGGTTATTACAAACCTTATGTGAACCAGATTTTTGCTGACGATGGGATATCTTATGAGACGCAGCAGGAATTCGAGATTGGCTTTGATGAGCTGACAAATAGAATCACGATTCCAATTAGAGATGAAATTGGTACTCTGGTTGGTGTAAAGGGAAGATACTTTGGCAAGCCGCCTGAAGGCGAGATGAAGTATAAGTATATTGAGCCGTGTGCCAGAAACCGTATTCTGTATGGCCTGTATAAGACAGAGCCGTACATTAAGAATAAAGGTCTGGTATATGTGGGTGAAGCTGAAAAGTCTGTTATGCAGATGTGGAACATGGATGTCTGCAACTGCGTAGCGACTGGCGGCAAGAAGGTTTCACAGAATCAAATTGAAATTTTGACACGTCTTTGCGTTGATATTTGTTTCGTCTTTGATAAAGACGTTCAGCTTAGTGAGCTTATGGTTCTCGCCAATCGATTTGTCGATGGCGTAAGTGTGTATGCTGTAGTAGATGATAAAGGGATTCTGGATGAAAAGGAAGCCCCGACTGATAATCCTGAAAAATTTAAGGCATTGATTGAGAACTGTGTTAGGAGAATTAAATGAATGTAAAACTCTGGAAGGGGAGTAGGAACGACCTATCAGATCCGATTGGAACGATTATGGAGAACAGAGGGGTTGAGGATTATAAGACCTACATGAACCTAGATGATTCTTGTCTGAATTCTCCGTGGGAACTAGACAACATGGAAGATGCTGTCAGGCTGTTGAACAAACATATCTGGAACAAGTCTATTATCTCTATCCTTGTAGACTGTGATGTAGATGGATTCACAAGTGCTTCAATGATGTTTCAGTATTTGAAGACGATTGGTTATTTTGGAAAAATCAATGTTCTGCATCATAGTGGAAAAGAGCATGGACTCTCTAAAGAAATTGAGGTCCCACCTGAAACTACCTTGCTGATTATTCCTGATGCTGGCAGCAACGATGTTGAGCAGTGTAAGGAACTCCACGAAAAGGGCATTGATATTTTGATTCTTGACCATCATATCTGTGATAGAGAAAATCCTTACGCAGTAATCGTCAACAATCAGAATGGCACATATCCTAATAAGGAATTGTCTGGTGCTGGCGTGGTGTATAAGTTCCTTCAGGCTGTTGATGAAGATAATTGGACTGATGTTGCAGACCGGTATCTTGATCTGGTAGCAGTCGGAAATATCGGTGATGTCATGGATATGCACTCGCATGAGACGAAACGTCTTTGTACAAAAGGTCTGGCACGAATTGTAAATCCGATGATTTGTGCTTTGGTTGAGGCGAATAGCTTCAACATCAAAGGTGACCCGACTATCAATGATGTTCAGTTCTACATCGTTCCGATGATGAACGCACTGATTCGTGTTGGCTCATCCGAGCAAAAGAAGCGGATGTTCCGTGCAATGGTCGGTGAAGAGCAGACTTTCCAGTACACTCCGACTCGTGGCAAGAATGCCGGTGTTACGATTGACGAGACTCTGGCGCAGCATGTAGCTCGTGAGTGTTCGTCTTGCAAGTATCAGCAAAACAAGACCAAAGACAAGGCTGTCGCAGAGCTTCAGGAACTGATTGAAAAGCACAATGCGGATCAGAATAAGATTCTTTTCTGCAACTCCACTGGCATTCTTGACAACACTCTGACTGGTGTTGTAGCAATCAAGCTGGCTGAAATGTATGGTAAACCTTGCGTACTGCTTCGTACCTTCGCTGATGAACCGGATTATTACGGTGGCTCAATGAGAAATCCTGACGGTTCTCCGATTGAAAGTTTAAAGGAGTTCTTGATGAGTACCGGAGATTTTGAGTCAGTTCTTGGTCACGATAACGCAGCTGGTGTGAAAATCAAGAAAGAAAATGTGCTAAAAGCGATTGCGGATTGTAATGAGCTGCTTAAAAATGTCACGATGAGTAAGGAAATCGTGGTCGATTTTGATTTTGACTATAGTAGGTTGACTGTTGCATTGCCGAAGACCATGTATGAAATGCATAAAATCTGGGCGCAGGGAATCTCCGAGCCGTATTTCTACATTAAAAACATTCCGCTGATTCATAGTGGATGTGCTCCGATGGGCAAGAACGGCAATATGTGGAAGTATTCTGATGAAGAAAAAGGCATTGATTTTGTGTGCTTTGCTGATAATGGTCGGATGATTGGCTGGATTAACAATGACTTCTATGGTGATCAGGAAGAAAAGTATATCAATGCCGTGTGCCGGTTGTCTTTGAATCAGTATGGAAATAAGGTGACTCCGCAGGCACAGATTGTTGATTTTGAGGTGATTTGATATGGGAAATTGGAAACGTGCTATCGCCATCGACTTTGATGGCACTCTTTGTGAGAATAATTATCCTGATATCGGTGAGCCAAACTGGAATGTCATTTATCAAGCAATTCAGGAACAGAAGCACGGTGCTGGTTTGATTCTCTGGACTTGCCGAGAAGGAAAGCTCCTGTATGACGCAATGGAAGCTTGTTTCGATTGGGGCATTCAGTTTGATGCAATCAATGAGAGTCTTCCTGAGTGGAAAGAGCATTTTGGCACTGCTCCTAGAAAGGTTGGAGCTGATGAATATTGGGATGATAAGGCTAAGGTTGTAAAAAATGGAGAGTTGATTGACAGTGCTGATGCCTGAACAGTTTGAAGCAGACGTTAAAGAATTTATCGCAGAATGCCAAAGCCATCCAGTGATAGATTTATCAAAAGATGATCCATGCGAAGGATGTCGCTTTGAGGACTTTTGCGATAGGTTTTATCCGGGCGATGGTAGCACATGGCATTGGCGAGTTTATGAGAGGGGTGAATGAATGGTTTACATTACAGGCGATATTCATGGTGATTACAATCGGTTTTTAGAATTGGAAAAGTTTTGCCATAAACACAATCTTGGAAGGAATGACTGGATTGTCTGCCTTGGCGATGTCGGTTTGAACTACTACGGCAAGGATGACCCTCGTGAATGGAGTATCAAGACTATCGCCGCAGATATTCCTGCAAATCTGTTTTGTATTCATGGCAACCACGAGCGCCGCCCGTCTCGTAAGGATGGTTACAAACTAAGGAAGATTTGTGGTGATATTTGCGGAAGAGCGTGGTATGACCCACAGTATCCAAACCAGTATTTTGCTATTGATGGTGAGGTTTACCAGATTCTTTCTGGCATAGAGATGTTGAATTGTCTTGTTTGTGGTGGAGCTTATTCTGTGGATAAGTATTATCGGTTGGAGTGGGGATATAATTGGTTTCCCGATGAACAGCCGAATGAAAAAATAAAAAAGAAAGTTGCGCAGCAGGTAAACGATAGTAATATCGATGTTGTGTTAAGTCACACTTGTCCGACACGCTACGTTCCTACAGAGTTGTTTCTTAGTTGTGTTGATCAAAGCACTGTTGATAGTTCTACGGAAGAGTTTCTTGATGATATTCTTGATATTCTGGAAGAGACTCATATTGGTAAGCCGTTCTGGTATTTTGGTCACTTCCATGGAAATAAATATACTGACAATTATGTGATGCTTTTTGATGACGTTATTAAATTTGGAGATAAGGTGAAGAGTGATGAGTGAATATCATGTGAGCTGTGGTATGTTTGGTATTTACGCAGGAACTATTAAAAAGAATGGAACCGAATGGAAGGATAAAACTCGTGTCACGGATGAAGCTATTGAGGCAGTTCGTGATTGGCTTCTTTCTGAAGCTCAGTCGAACAATAGAACTTCTGGTGGATACGCATGGACAACAAAGGACGGTAAGACTGTAACTTTAAGAGTGTCTATTGGGGATAAGGAGCAGACAGATGATTAAAGATAAAAATTTACGAGTGCTTGATTATATTGACGGCAATGAAATCCTCATTCAGATGGGAGAGGAAAGTTCGGAACTGTCAAAGGCCGCAATAAAGTTTTATCGTGCAATTGACATGAAGAATCCAACACCGGTAAGCATCAATGAAGCTTATGAAAATCTCGTAGAAGAATTCGGTGATGTACTGAACTGTATCTACGCATATTTTGATGATAACGCAGAAAAAATTTGGAGTTTTACTGTAGAGGCAGATAAGATTGCTGATGAGAAGCGCAAGCGCTGGATTAAGCGCCTGAAGGAACGTAATCAGTTTTAATGGTGGAAGGAGAATAGATGTCAGATAATTTTGTAAATCTTCATGTACATACAGCGCAGGGTTCGTTACTTGACTCTATTCTTACCGTCAAGGAACTTGTAGACTTTGCCAAAGAGAATGGTCAGAAGGCTATTGCTGTTACGGATCATGGCAAGATGCACTCTTTTGTTGACCAAGTTAAGGCTTGTAAAGCAGAAGGTATTAAGCCTATCATCGGCTGTGAAGTCTATGAAGTAGATAATCAGGCAGAGAAAGCCGATACAAAAGACTATAAACAACCTCGTTATCATCTTGTTTTACTAGCAAAGAACGAGACCGGTTTAAAAAATCTATTTAAGATTGTTTCAAATGCTTGCGTTGATGGTATGTATAAAAAGCCTCGAACTTCTTTGAACATCATTGAACAGAACGAGTGGGGTAAAGGTATCATCTGTCTTACAGCCTGTCAAGTTGGTCGAATGAGTAGATTACTTGTTAATGGCAACGAGACTGAAGCATGGCAGTTATGGAACAAACTGAAATGGATCTTTGATGACGTGTTTATGGAAATTCAGTCTCATGATACGCCAGATCAGGCTGAAGCTAATGCAAAAATTGCAGCTTTTATCAAAAAGTACAATCTTCCGTATACCATTACAACCGATGCTCATATGCTTTCCAAGGAAGATGTTGATGCACATTCAGTTTTTGTAGAAATTGGAGAAGGACGAGAAGTTGGAGAAAGTTATGTTGACTGCTATCTTCAGACCGAAGACGATGTGCTGAGAACACTTTCAAAGCAGTTTGATGAGGACTTTATCAAAAAAGGCTGTGAGATGTCTGTGAAAATCGCAGACATGATTGATGATATCGATATCGGTCTTGGACAGCCGAACCAGATGCCAGAAGTGAAAATTGAGGGAAAATTTGATTCTCATTTTGATTATCTTCGGCACCTTGTATATGCCACTTTTAATAAAAAATTCGGGTGGATGAGTGAAGTGGAACAGCAAACCCGGCGGAATCGTATTGAGATGGAACTGGATGTTTTGAAGTATGTTGATTATATTGACTATTTCATTATGCTGTATATGCTTTGCAAAAAGGCTGATGAACGCAAAATTCCTCGTGGGTACTCTCGTGGTTCTGGCGCAAATTGTCTCTGCCTTTTTATGGAGAATGTTACTCAGATTGACTCTGTTCGTTGGGATCTTGACTTCTCTCGCTTTGCAAACAAAGGTAGAAAGAGCCTGGCAGACTTCGACTTCGATGTCTCTAAACGTCGTCGAAAGGAACTTATTGCTATTGCAGAAGAACTTTTCGGCAAAGAAAATGTTGCTCCTATCGCTACGTTTAACTCTTTGTCTACAAAAGTTGCCATCAAAGATATTGGCAAAGTTCTGAACGAAGACCCAGAAAGCCCGTATTATATGCAGATTCCGTATGAATTACGTAATGAGGTCGCCAAGTTAATTCCGACTGTAAAAACGCTGGATGACCTTGGCGAAGAAGTTGAAAAGGAAGTTCTACTAAAGGATATCCTCGGAAAGAGTGAACAGCTTTCTAATGTATATGACAAGTTTCCTCTATGGTTCAAATACGTTATGCGTCTTGAGGGTCTGCCTAAGAGTATGGGTCGCCATGCTGCCGGTACATTGATTACGCCCAAGCCTGTCATTGAATATTGTCCTCTTTGTATGGACAGAGAAGGCAATCAGATGTGCCAACTTGAGATGCACAATGCCATGGATGATTTGTCGCTGGTCAAGATGGACTTCCTTGGTCTTGAGAATCTGGACATTATTGACGATACGTTAAAGATGGCTGGATTAACATGGGAAGATGTCGATATCAACCATCTTGATCTAAGTGATAAGGCTGTCTATGATACCGTCTACAAGTCGGGCAACACAATTGGCATTTTCCAGATGGAATCTGCAGAAGCACGAAAGATGTGTGTTGAAGCAAAGTGCGATAATGCTGAGGATATCATTGTTGTGAACGCAGCGAATCGTCCTGGTACTAAGGACAGCTTCCCGACGTATTGCTCCAATAAACTTCATCCAGAGACTATCAAACTACTCCATCCTGACATCAAACAGCTTTTTGCTAAGACGCAATACATTCTTCTTTATCAGGAACAGGCACTAGCGGTATTCCGCTATGCAGGATTCCCTGAAACTGAGGTTGACAATGCTCGTCGTGCTATCGGCAAGAAAAAGAAAGATGTTATGGCATCCTTGGAAGTTCAGTTCCGAGATGGTCTTCACAAGAAAGGATGGAATGATTACCAGATTTCTGAGATGTGGGCATTGATCTTGAAACAGGCTTCTTATTCCTTCAACCGGGGCCACGCAGTTGCTTATGGGCTTCTTTCTTACCTGACAGCATACCTGAAGACTCATTATACTGAGTATTTCATGGCTGCGTGTATGATTACTAAAGAAGATGATTCTGGCAAAATGGGTGTGTTTATCAATGAATGTGACCGTTTACATATTCGGGTCCTTCCCCCAAGTGTTAACAAGTCTGATATGGAATTTAAGGCCGATGCAGAGAAGCACACAATTCTGTTTGGCTTGAAAGCCATTAAGGGAATGGGCGAGAGTGTCGCATCAGGAGTGATTGCAGATCGTCCATATTCTGGATTGGCAGACTTTGTTCAGAGAGCAAACGGTGGCAAGATTGGCACTTCAAACGTTGTCAAGTTGATTAAGGCTGGAGCTATTCCAACAAAGGACAAGAGAAAAATCTTAATCACTTTTGCAAATATGGTTTTTGAGAACGAGTATAAAGAGAAGAGTTTCCACGAAATGGCATCTATTCCCAAGATCTCTATTCTCAAAGACGAATACGGAATTGACACAGATTCTATTAAAGACAAACCTACCAGACTCGCCTTATATAATAAGGTAAGAAGGGAGCGCTGGGAAGCGGACACATGGAATCGAAAGAAAGAAAAAGACAAAAAGCGGAATGCCTTTATGCAGGCGTTTGCTGAAAAGTATATGCAAGACGAGCACATGTGGGAATTTGAAACTCTTTCAATGTTCTTGACTAGTAATCCCATTAAGGATGCTTGCATCTATATTGATGCTGGTCTTGATACTGTAGAGGATGGCGGTAAGGCAACTGCTATTTGTGTCATCGTAGATATCCAAAAAAAGAAGGATAAACGTGGCAACCAGTTTGCGTACTTACATGTTTACACGACAGGTGGTATTGTCGAAATGATTTGTTGGGCATCTCAGTATGCACGATATTCAAGTCTAATTTCAAAGGGCAGCGATCTTGCAATCCTTTGCAAGAGAAAAGAAAATTCGTACATTGTTGAGAAGATGAAGCCTTACAAACAGTGGCTGCATGATAGAGAGATAAAGCAATGAATGGTGTTTTATATAATGGTGTTTTATATTCTATTGACGGAGAGGTTACTTGTGAGCTTCCTATGTTTAAAATTGATTGGTACAAAGATAAAACTGTAATTAAGATACATTGTACGAATTGTTGCGTCGTTAGAAAAGTTCAGAAGTGGAAGTTTGACTGCGCAGAACAATGTGAGCTTACCACAAAATGGTTTTATTGCAGAGTGTGCGGAGGACTGACAGAATTTAGATTAGGTGCATAATAAGAGGGTTATAAAGTGGCAGATAAGAAATTTAATGAAAATATGATCCGTTGCTACATCAGGATAAAACGAGTCTTTTATCCGAAAGATGGGAGGGAGGTGGAGCCCGGCGGCTTCGCCACTTTCTCTGCCGAGGTGGTAAAAGTCAAGCAGGGACATCCTATTATGAGCCGATACAGCGACCTACGGCTAAAAGGCAACGTTCCTAGCCTCGATATGAATAAAACTTATTCGTTCTGTGGTGAATATGTTCATCATGAAAAGTTTGGTGATCAGTATAAAATCATCTATATGAATGAGTTTCAAGAGATTACTGACCCGGAAGAACAAAAAAGCTTTCTCCGTTTTATCTTGACCGACCATCAGTTTGAGATGCTTTATGAAGCATTCAAGAATCCGTATGAAATCATCAAGAATGGTGACATCAAGTCTCTTTGTACTGTTAACGGTATTACGGAAGGTCGAGCACAAAAGATTATTGACTCTTTTGAAAACAACATTGATAACAGTGAGGCGTACACAAAGCTAATTGAGTACGGTCTGACCCCTAGTGCTATTGAAAAGCTTGTTCGTCAGTATCACGGTGCAGACATTCTGGTAAAAAAGATTGAGGAGAATCCTTATGTCCTGATCGATGACGTGTATGGCATCGGCTGGAAAAAAGCTGACGCTCTTGCTTTAAATATGGGCTTAAAGCACAATTCGCAATTCAGAATCGAAGCCTACGTCATGCATTTTCTTGCCGACCGTGCTGAAGAAGGTAACTCTATTATCTCGGCAAACCAGACAATCAATAGCTGTATCAAGGAACTTGAATTGGACGAGGGAGATCAAGAGGTCATCAAGAGGGCACTTTTTCATCTGCATGATGTACGTGAAACACTTTGGTGGAGCGATGACCGTCAGGAATTTGCTCTAACTAGAGTGTGGAATCTGGAAGGTAGTATTGCGAAGGAAATCAAGCGTCTGGCGGATGCTCCTGTTGAGCCGATTGGTCAAAATATGGATGCAGCAATCAATGAGGCCGAAAATGCGCTTGGCATCAAGTATACCGAAGAACAGAGAGATGCCATTAAAAAGGTATGCTCTAGCAACGTCTGTATCTTAACAGGCTACGGCGGAACTGGCAAAAGTACCGTTGTCGCTGGTGTCTTAAAAGTTCTTCGTGGTAAGTCTTTTGCACAGACTGCACTCTCTGGCCGTGCTGCCGCTCGTATGCAGGAGATCACTGGTCAGGATGGAAAGACGATTCATCGTCTCCTTGGATATGACATCGAGAACGGTGGGTTTGTTCACGATAAGGACAATCCTCTGGATGAGGACATCATCATTCTGGATGAGACCTCAATGGTTGGTGCTCAATTGTTTTACGATTTGATTCAGGCAATCGAAACTGGCAAGCGATTCATCATGATTGGTGATGACGGCCAGCTTGAGAGTATCGGTATGTGTAACATCTTCAAGGATATGCTTGCATCTAAGGTTGTTCCTGTGGCTCGTTTGACTAAGATCCATCGTCAGGCAGCCAAGTCTGCAATTATCACGGAGAGCATTAAGGTTCGTAACGCTACGCAATTGGTTCCTTATGGCTGGGCTGGTAGTGAGATTCGTGGTGAACTTCGTGATTTGGAGCTTGATATCTATAAAGACGCAAGTGAGTCATTCAACCACATCATCAATCAGTACCGTACCTTATATAATAAGGTAGGGAATGATAGTGCGAAGATTCAGATTGTACTTCCACAGAAGCTGCGTGGCAGTATCTGCACTTATGAAGTCAATAATGCTATTCAGGAAATTGTGAATCCGAGTCGTGGTCAAGCAGAAGCAAAGGTCACAATCTATGGTGATGGCAAGGATAGGGTGTATACTCTGCGTGAGGGCGATCAAGTCATTATCAACAAGAACAACTATGAGCTTCATACATACAATCTCAAGACAAAGAAAAAAGAAGAGAAGTGTCCGGTGTTTAACGGAAACCGTGGCATTATCCGAAAGATTGAGAGTAGCTTTATCCTGGTTGATTTTGACCAGTGGGGAACAATCTTTATTCCACATTACTTTGGTGGGAATAATATCTGGGCAACACTTGAACTTGCTTATGCTTTGAGTTGTCATAAGTTACAGGGCAGTGAGGCTCCGTATGTGATTGTTGGCATGGACAACTCTGCGTACCTGATGCTGACGAGAGAATGGCTCTATACGGCCATCACTCGTGCCAAGAAGTATTGTGTGATTTGCGCCGAAACTCATGCTCTTGATCGGGCTGTAAAGACTTCGAGAGTTCCATATAAGCGGACGTTCTTGAAGGAATTTTTACGGAAAGAATTTGCAGAAAAGCATTGACAATTATGTGCGTATCCTGTATAATATAGTTATAAAAAGTCTCCACCCCGGAGGCTTAAAATTCTCTCTTTAACTATATAATACAGGATACGGGAAAGAAATGGCTTGCTCGTAACGACAAGCCTTTCTTTATTAGCTATAACTATATAACACAGGATACGCAAGGAGGCTTTATGACAGATAAAGAGCTCATAGGTAAGCTTAATGCGATGGTTAAGGCATTGCAGAAAGCAAAGAAGAAGACGGACAAGACCCGCATTTTGCTGGATGCACGAAAGGATTTTGGCGACGAAGATGATGAGCTGATGTTTTTCTTCAGATTTTTGCTTGACCCAGCAATTGTGACTGGACTGTCTGACGCAAAGATCAACAAGAAGGTGGCGGCAAAGCCTGATTTAGATTTTGAGCATTACAGTTGTGGATGTCTTTATCTAATGGGTAAAGGTCACAACACTGGCTCTGATGCATCCATCGCAACAATCCAAAATTACTTACATAAAAACCCTGAGTACGAAGAGTTCCTGAAGCGACTGTTCACTAAGAACCTGCCGATTGGAGTTGAAGCAGCTACCATCAATAAGGTGTACGGCGAAGAGATTATTCCTGTCTGGGAGGGAGAATGCTATGGAAGTTCGAATAGGTGATAAGTTTAACCGACTTACTGTAATAGGTTTCACACATCGGCATGGAATAAAAGTATATGAGTGCACATGTGAATGCGGAAGTGAGAAACATGTTTTTGGAACTGCATCTGCTTTGACTCACGATAAATTAAAATCGTGTGGTTGCCTCAGAGCCGAAGCAAAAGAAAAGGTAAAACCGGGAATGAGATTCGGAAGGCTTACAGTTCTTGAAAAAAGCAAAGAAAGAATTGGAAAGAAAAAAGTTATTGGGTGGGTCTGCAAGTGCGATTGTGGGAATATAAAAATTATTCCATCACCTACTCTTTTATCTGGGGAGAGTCGTTCGTGTGGATGTTTAAATAATGAAACTCGTTCAAGACTCGCAAAGGAACGTTGGAAGAATGTGTGGAACGAACGGAGACATATAAACGAATATAAATTTGTTGACTCTTATGTAGACGTTTCAGACGTCAAAGAAAATCATTTCTTTATTGACTGTTGCGATTATGAAAAAATTAAAGATTCGTACTGGTTTGTTATGAGTAATGGTTATGTAAGAAATGCAGATGGAATTTTACTTCACAGATTTATAATGGATGCGCCAGAAAAAATGGTTGTTGACCACATAGATCATAACCCACTTAACAACAGGCGTGATAATTTGCGTGTATGCACAAACAGTGAAAATTCGCGGAATAGAGCTCTTACAAATTTCGAGTCTGGATGTAATGGCGTCTGTAAAAATAATAGGAAAACAAGATGGGTGGCTACCATAAGCGTTGATGGAAAGTCGAAGAATCTTGGAGCGTTTGAAAACATTGATGACGCAATTAAAACTCGAAAAGTTGCTGAAGAAAAATATTACGGAGAATTCAAATACGACAAAAATCAAGACTATCGATTCCGAAACGATAAGAATGAAGTGAGTTACGGTTAAGGAGAAGTTATGAATCTTTCTAAGAAGTCTATTAAGCACATTCTTCGGATTCTGGATAATAAATGTGTCGAAGTTCCTACAAAGGCATCCGCTTATAGCAGTGGTGGACGTAGAATTTTGACTCGTGATTTTGAGCCAAAAGAGACACATGGAATGAATGGTTGGCAGCGAATCGTCTATGTACCGTCCGAAGGATATTTCTACGGAATTTATAATGGAAAATCGGAAGAAGATAGGGATATTCCAGATATCTGGTCTCCTGCGCAGCTTGCTGATTTGTGAGGTTTACAATGTTTGTTTTAACACAGAATCAAACCGGAGTTGCTGACACCAGTAAATGTTTTGGAATCCATATTGTAGATGAATCAACAGTAATCAGAGCGTATACCTTTGATGGAGATGGATGGATGAAACTTGGTAAATATAAAACAGTAGAACGAGCAAAAGAAGTAATTCAAGAAATTAACACTGCTCTTTGTGAGAACCGTGTTAGTTTCGATATGCCGGAGGATTAAAATGCTACTTTTAACGCAAGGCGGAGAAATTATAAATCTTGACCGTATGGCAATCATTGATACCGCAAGCCTTAATGTTTACGCACGACAAGGCATGGGTGAACGTGGAATTATTCTTGGTAGTTATAATTCCGAGAGCAGATGCTACGATGTTATTGCAGAAATTTATGACGAATATGCACATGGACAGGATATGTATTCTATGCCGAAGGATTAACTATGAACGACTTCCGAAAACTAGCCATCCCAAAGAAAGAACGACTTGAAGTGCAACTTACGGATGGCACAGAAGAACACAATATATTGTACATAATTACTTCTCTAGCCACTATTAAAGGTGCTGAGATTTTTAAAAATTTTCGTTTGTATTCTGTAGGCTCCGCCGGGGAGCTCAATTTATTAGAGAAGCGAGACGGCGATCCCTACTTTGATAAGTTGAAAGGAACAGAATATGAGTAATTCGATGAATCGAGAAGACCGGCGCAGAGAGCAGCGTAAGGCACGAATTCTTGCCCGGCGAATCAAAAAGGCCGGTGGTCCCGACTTTCTGGCTGGAATGCCCGCAGAGGAATGGGAGCCAAAGATTGGTGATGAAGTCACTATCAAGGTAAAGAGAATTCAAGGAAAGAAGGATTTCTTTAAGATGAGTCCTCAGTATCAGGACTTTATCAATAGCCTTGAAGACGGAAAGCCTTACAAGATTACCAGTACCGGTATGAAGGGTCAGGTTTACGGCATTGACGCACATCCTTATTTTCAGATTTGGAAGGGTGATATGGAACCCTACAAGGAGTCCTAATGAGGATGTACTTCAGGACGGACTATAAAGAGTGGGGTCCGGCAAAAGCCACTTTGCAGAAAGGACACTGGTATAAGGTTCTTTGTGATGCTGGCGACTTCTATATAATTGACAACAGACCAGAAAGTAACAAGTGCGGTCTGCGACTAGGAGAAATATCGTTTGTTGATAAAGAAGACCTTGAAGATGATGTCTATGTCGTAACCGGCAAGAGTGAAGAATTTGAGGAAGGAGGTGGGGCGATATGATTGGTATTGACCATCGTGAGCAGGGTCGTAAGGAACGAGCCCTTGCAGAATATTACAGAACCTTGGCTCGATATCCTACTGAGTGTGGAGATCCGATTACATATCAGTTATCAGAAGAGCAGCTTAAACAGGTTCTCTGTGGAGAGGTTACTGTGGATGAGTTGATTGAAAGAGGTGAGGTAGATGAGAGACAGGATTAAGATGTGGATCGCTTTCATTAAGATTTTTAAGGATTATCTTATTGCGGTCGGAATCATGATTGTGTTGTGGCTGCTGTCTTGCCTTATCAAATATGGGATTTCAGTATCCAGTTTTCCAGATTGGTTTAAGTTTGCACTTCTAAAGTGAAGGAGGATTAAATGGTAACCGATATTCTTAATAGAGAGATTCATGTTGGCGATACGGTGCTTAGAGCTAGAACTCAAAAAAGTCGCGGAGTTCTTTGGAGTATTCATAAAGTCATCTCCATTATGAACGTAATGATTAAAGTTCAAGATGGAAAGTACACTTTAAATGTCGCACCTAAAAATTGCATCGTAATTGGTGAAAATGACATTCCTGAAAACTGGCAGGACGAATATTAA